CAAATATAGTAAATAATTTTAATATATACAATATGTTATATATTAAAACTTATGAAGAGTTAACATTTGAACCAAAGTCTGTAGAGTGGCAAAAAGAAAAAACAAGTTGGGGTTATCAATATTCATTTGAGATTGATGAAAGACCTATGAGTGTTACTTTTGACCAAGTATTAGAAGAAAGGTTTCCAAGTATGTATGAAAGAGAGTTTAAGTCTGGATATAATTTTGACTTACTTGCGATTGGTGCTAATAAAGTTTTATCCATAGTTACGGCCGCTACTTATGATTTTCTAAAAGAGCATAGTCCTGAATGTGTGATTATACATCATATCAACGTTGATAGAGAAAAAACATCGGTTGAGAAACTTAACAAAAGAGCAAAAGGAAGTTTTAATTTCTTAAAGGATATTAAAAAGTATTGTCCTGAGTATAATCTCAAATACTTTGGTCAAAAATATATTAACTCTAATGGCTCTATTGTAACTATTTGCTTTATCTACAAAAATAGTTTTGATCCTTATAAAGTTATTGAACATTTTGATAGAGGACAAGGAAAATATACAGAGATTAATCCATGAAAAGAATAAATAATTTTAGCAAATATAATCTAATAGCTGAGTCTATAATTTACTTTAGTGATGATTTTAATTCCATATTAAATTCGATTAGAGATGAAGCTAATTATGATAGAGAATATGATGTTGCTGACTTGGCTGCTTTTTTGCAACATGTTTGTGGTAAAGATTCTAACTTATCACAAAACTATGTAAATGTTGCTGATAATGGTTTGGTAAAATATATAATGGATAATAGAATTAACTATGATGATGTTCAAGTTGACTATGATTATATGTTTGATATAAAACATATTCAAGGTTATCTACCAATGTCAAAGAGTAAGAGTTTATTGGGATTAGACTATATTAAACAAGATGATATTCAAAAATATAAAAACTCTTTTAAGTTGCTGGAAACATTAGAAGGTTGGGAACATTATATTTTTCTACTGCAGTTAAATGAAGAAGGTAATAAGAATGAGGCAAAAAGTTATCCAATGACAAGAGCAAGAGATATAAAGTATGAAGAAAAGAAAAAGCATATACTTTTACATAAAAGAATTGAGAGTGTTAATCAAAAACCTTTTACTCCAAAATTACCTAAAAATTTTAGTGAAGTTCGATTAGGAAGATTTATCAATAAAACTATGCAAGAATTTGGATATAATAGATTTAATAATTCAACCATTGAAAAATTTGTCAATTATTATAAGTCTATATTTATATTTAATCGTGATGCTCACAAAAACTTTCATATTGTTTCAGGAGAAGATATTAAATACTACTACAATGAAGATACTTACGAAACTAAAAAAGGTCATTTAGGCGCTTCTTGTATGAGAGGTAAGCATTGTCAAAGTTATCTTAGTATTTATACTGATAATCCAGATGTTTGTAAAATGTTAGTTTTAACTGGAGATAAAAAAGACTCTGGTAAGTTAGGTAAAAAGATAATAGGTAGAGCCCTTTTATGGACTTTAACTGATGGTAGTTTATATATGGACAGAATCTATACTAATAATGATGCTGCTATTAAAATTTTTAAGAAATGGGCTAAAGATAATAATTACCAAGATTATACCTTTGATAACCCTGATCTTTTATCAGTCAAGATTAAAGCTAAAGATTATGGTAATTATCCCTATATGGATACATTTGGGTATTATTTAATAAAGAAAGGTATCTTAACAAATCATTCTGAATTTACTGACTTTTTAGACATTCCTAATGTTAAACCGGAAGCATCTTTTGGTAGAAAGACACTTAATTTTATTAAGTCGTTTGGTTCTAACTTACCTTTTTCTTCTGCAATGAGGAAAAGAAATCCTGAAGTACTTCGATTAAAAAGTACCTCAGGAAGAGGAAGTAATACCGAATGGATTTTAGATGCAAGATCCTCGCAAGGTTGGAGAAGATCAAATTAGCAATAAATAAAGCAACTACCATTCCAAACACCACCACGTTCATTTACTGCTGGATTAAATAAATCTTCAAGAGCCATAACAATTTTTTGTAAATCACCTTTGTAAAATCCTGCGCAGTTGATACAATTTATTTCAACAATTTTCCAACCATCTGGTGTTAAACAAATATCCATTACAAAAGCTTTTGCTACTTGATATATATCAGACATTTTTTGAGCAAACTCTAATCCTTCCGGATCAACATTTTCAGACCAAACAACATTCTCGTTGAATTTATACCAAGAAGAAGTAATAACTTTACCACCAATAATCCAAACTCTTGCTTCTTTGTAAATCTTAATTGGTTCTGCAACTTGTATATTTACAGGTGGTATCACTCCTAAGTATTTTTCTTTAACTCTTTCTATTGTATCTTCCCATTTGATTTGTGTAAATACTCCACCATTAAAAACTTTAGAGTCTTTACTTGGTCGAATAAACTTAGTTTTACCATCAAAGAAAATAGGATCAGATATATCTTGTAATTTACTCTTATAATTTAGTAAGTTTTCTTTGTAGTGATCTTTATAGATAGTAAAGTCGTGGTTACCACCATAGAAAGATCCAGGTTTCCAATCCATATTAGTTGCTAATCTAGCAGCTCTAACAGAACCAAAAACAAATATGTCTTTACGTTTAACCATGAGATCGCTAAGCTCACCTTTCTCGTTAATTTTAACGATTTCATAAGGTAGCTTTAATTTGGTTAAAGTCTCAAAAATTTTATTATAGTTTTCTTCTCGGAAAACATTTTCTTGTACTACGTAAAACATTATATATAAATTTTATATAAAAATAAAAATAATATTTAAAACTTCCTATTTTTATTTCAAATCTATTTTTATTTTAGTTATTTTAGAAGAGAAATCAGGTAGTATATCAATTAGTAATGCTTTATAATAAATCACAAGATAAAATATCTGATTTTTTACAGAAGGTACTTCTGGTCTTTCTAAATTTTTTATCTAAAATAGAAACTTTTAGTTTTGAATTTTGTTACCACTTTTTATCCAATCTATTTTGCAGTTTGCTGAACTGATTTCATTCTGTTTCTTGTTTTTTCATCATAAAATTCTTACATAAGTAGAAACATTTCTCTACATATTGAGATTATTAAAAACTTATTCTAACAAATCTATTTTTTCTTGATTCATAAAGTCTGGATCTCTAGAATCAATACCTAAATCTATAAAAGCTTCTAATTTATCAATATCAATTTTAGACCACCATTTATGTATTGGATTATCAAAACAATATAAAGATATACACGATGGAGTAAACTCAAGATTAACTAATTGATTATTATTACAATCAAAATAACCACCAACTGATTTAGGAGATCCTTCTAATGTGGTTAATTGATTATTTGAACAATCAAAAGAACCAACTGATTGTGGAGCACCTTCTAATGTGATTAATTGATTATTATCACAATAAAAACCATCTCCAACTAATTTAGGAGCTCCTTTCAAACTTGTTAATTTATTATTATCACAATAAAAATTACCACCGACTGATTGCAGAGCCCCTTCCAATGTAGTTAATTTATTATATGAACAATCAAAATTACAACCAACTGATTTAGGAACTCCTTCTAATGTGGTTAACTTATTATCTGAACAATAAAAACTACTACCAACCGATTTAGGAGCACCTTCTAATGTGGTTAATTTATTATATGTACAATCAAAAGAACCAGCAATATTTTTAAATTTTAGTGGTAATTTAGTTAATTTTTTATTTTTTAAATTAACATTTCCATCAACATCAATAGAGCCATCTTCATTAATGGTATAGTTATTTATACCATACTTTTGACATATAGATTCTATATTTTCTATGCTTTCATTAAACTTTCTTAAATATATCATAATATTTTTTTTGCTTTTATTTCAAGTCTAATTGTTTGTATCTTAAATGTAAGTGAAGTATCTTGCTCTTTTAATAATTCTTTTATTGTAAATCTTATACCATATGCTGGTGTTATAAATAAAATATCTGATTTTTTTATAGAGGGCACTTTTGAATCTCTCTCTGGTCTATCTACTTCATAGTATTCAGTAAGTTCTCTCAGAAAGTTAGGAAAGTACATCTTTACATCATTCCAATAAAAACACTTCATATTTAATTCTGAAATAGCAACTCTAACTGCGTAATAATTATCTCTTTCTATAATTAGTGTGTCTATCTAAAATCCTTCATCAATAAGGTAAGCTAGTCGATTACTAACAAACTCATAAACTTCTGCTTCTAATGATTCTACTTCTTCGTAAGAATTTACACTTTCAAATAATCTTAAATATTTCATAAGGTATATATTATATATTATATACCTAATTCATCTAATTTTCTTTATCTTATGTTCATTTTTATAGTAGGATCATTATTTATAATTTGTTGAGCTTTTGATTTCATTTCATTTCTCGTCTTTTCATCATCAAATTCCCACATATAAGTTAGAAACATTTCTCTACATATTGAGATTATATGTTCATCCGATTCACCATATTTTTCCACACTACTAACTACATCATTTATTACTTCTATCATAACCTTTTAATCCTCCATTCTAAATATTTTTTGACCTCTTCATGTTGTTTAAGGAAATCTAAGGTATAGTAATACAACCCCATATCTTTTTCAGATATGAATCTGTGTATTTGGCGGTGACAATCAGACTTACATATCCAAATTCCATTAGATTTCATATAATCTTTTTTATATAATTTTCCAAATTTTTTAGATGAATGAAGTGTTTTTGGTATAAGGTGATGGAAGTTTAATTCTGAGTAATCACATCCGCATAATTCACATTTATCTTGCATAATAATTTTATTTTATAAATAATAAAAGTTTTTTACAAAAATAGCGATTTTCGTAAAAAAACGCGTATATATAGGATAAAAATAAGACCTAAATTTATATGAAAGATTTATTCATCAAATGGTTTGGTTGGGAATGTTATTGTGAATGGTTTCACTATGTTCGCACTGATAAAAACGATTCAACTATGTGGTATTGTGATGAATGTAAAAAATCGAGAAAAAAATAATTGTTCAACTAATATAATTTTTATTATATAAATTCCATAAATTTGTATTTATGGATGAACAATTAAAACAAATCGTAGATTATTTAATTGACTCGACTGAGTCAGGAGAAATCATTTGGTCTTATTGTAATGGACACGTAGGTAATAGAGAAAATACTTATTACTTAGAGACTACGTTAGAAGATGCCGAAGCTAGAGTAACTATGCCTATACATCTTGATAATTCTGGTAATTTAGATAGAAAGCAATGTATTATTATTCATCATAAAGAGATAAGTGGTGGATATGAAGTTTATTCTTCAAATCAAGCAAAGAATATTGCTCAGTTAGAACAAGCTGTATTTGATAAGTCTCAACATATATTTTTAGCTAATAAAGTTTCTAGTCCGTTAGGTATTATTTTGGATAAGATTAGTAAGCAATATAAGCGTGATAAGAAAATTGAATCTTTATTAGAATCGACAGAACCTGAGAAAAAGAAGTTTTTAGGTATTTTTTAATTTTCCTAATTTGCACCTCATATAAAATAATGATTTACAGGTTGTGTCTTTACTTATTGTAAAATAACCATATAATATTGGATCATATACTTTGTTATCTATAACATAATTTATTTTAACATCTTCGTAGTTTCTTCTAAGATAGTCAGCTATTGTTTTAACATAAACATCAATATCAAGAACGTCAAATGGTTCTCCTTTGCTGATTTTTATTCTTAGAACTGGGTGTAAGCTTTCTTTGACTTTTGCTACTTCTATATCAAAACCTTCATCTTCTAACCAAATACATCTTGATCTGATTTCATAACCTAAGCTGTCCAATTCCTGATTAGAAAACTCTTCAAATAGTTTTATTCTCATATTGATTATATATAAAAAAGACCACCTAAAAAGTGGTCTTTTTCTTAATTTGCTAACATTTGATATAAATTATCTTTATGTTGTAAAAGTTTTATTTTTAATTGGTTTAATACCTCGTCAGATGTATTCTCTGCACCAGTTTTTATTCTGTGAACCTCATGTTCTATTTTGTGATATTCGTCAAATAGTTTTCTAAAATGTGCATTTTCGATTTTCATTTTATGAATTTTCTCAGAAAATTCTGGGAACTCATTCAATAAGCTATGTTTTTCCATAATAAATTAGTTTTTTATTCAATATTTATAGACTAAAAAGTAATTTTGTTTTTTAATATATAATAAAAAATATTTTTTGATATGAAATATATTAAAACATTTGAAAGCTTTAGCTTTAACGAGTCTAATCAAGATATTTACGATCACTTAGATAAAAATATTGATCCTAATAGTTTTACATCTTTCTCACAATATCATGATGCTTGTATTGAAGCTTGTGGTAAAAATGAAGTTCCTAAAGATCTTGCTGAATATTGCAAAGATTGTTGGGAGGATAGGAATGCAGAAGAAGTAGAAATATGAAAAATATAATTTCATTTTCTTTGTTTGAGTCTCACGCAACACTTAAGCCAGGTGCTTCCGTTGAATTTAGACATCCTAATTACCATAAATTACATCACGGTGAAATTGTTGAATTGGATGATAGATTAGTTGTTATTAAAGATGAAGCTTCTTCAGCACCATTAACGTTTGCAGATAAAGATGGCGAGTTGGTTACTATTAGAAGATCAGATTTAGGACCAATGTATGAAAACTAAATAATAATTATTTAATATAATATTATTAAATAATTTTTTATGTTAGTAAGAAGTCAAGTTACAGCAGATGGTATAACAACCGGTAGATTCTATGAGGTTAAATGTTTTACTAAAGATGGAAATCATGTATTAATTATAAATAATAGATTTCAGATGGTAGCTTATCCTACTTCTTACTTTGGAATACTTTCCAAAAAAGAAAGATTTGTGAAAATGATTCGTGAAAAAACGTTTCCTATAAATAATATATAATTTCATGAAATATATTAAGTTATTTAATGAAGAATTAAATCCTTCTACGTATGTAAATGCTGCTGTTAAATTAAAGGGTTATAACCACTATGACAGGGCACATAATTTAGAGAATTGGGCTTTAGAGCTTAAATCTAGAGAACATAATAAAAAAGTTAAAGATCTTAGAGATAAATTATCAGAAAGAGGAACTTTTGATTGTTCTATACATTCTAATATAGATGAAATTTTTACTGGAAAATTTTACATAGATTTTGATGTTGATGAATATTCTTTTATTGATAACGCATCATATGTATTTATTGGTAAACATTATAATCGTGGTGAAAAGATTGATTCTATATTAAATGATGAAGATGTTAAGTATAGATATGAACATAATGTTGGTATTCCTATTTGGGTAGGATTTATGCCAGTTGATGATGAAACCCTAAAAGGAGTTGAAGGTTTGAATTTAGGCGATAATCTTTATATAAATTCATATGGTGTTATTTATTCAATGTCAATTGACTTAGGTTTAACATCAACGGATAGAAATGCTAATAAAGATTGGAATACTTATTTTAATCCAGAACAATCATATTTAGGATTTGAATCTCAAGATTACTATGATATTTTATTCTCAGATAGAAGAAATGCTATTAAGTTTAAGAGATTATTTATTGATATGATAACTAAAAAATCAGAGTTATCTGATGCAATAAAAAAAGCATTAGATAAAGCTTATGAATCAGATCGTGATTTATTTCCAAAAGATGCGTATGAAAGAATAGCAAATTCTATTTCAGCAAGATTTTCTATTAATAAGTTTTATAGAGATTAATTTTTTTATTATCTTTGTATATTAAACTATTAAATATATGAAGAAATTAATATTACTATTGTTATTATTTTGTGTAAGCCGAATTTCCAGACCAAAACCAATCAGCATCTATTGCAGTTGACGGATGTGAAACTTTTCGCACGGTAACTGACTTTCATACTCAACCCTTGTTAGATAAGCACCTGACCACTCTCTACTTAAATAATTAGTAGCATTTTCAAGACAAGACATAATAGTATGACATTTTTCATAGAAAAAGGAAACATTTTTCATAGAAAAAGGAAATAAAGTTCTTCCTTAATAAAAATGAGAATAAAATAATAATATATAATAAAAAAATACTATTAAAAGATGGCACTTAAAAAATTTAACCAATTCTTAAACGAGAATTTAGAAGATTCAGAAGATATGGCTCCAGAAAAACCAACAGGACCTGTAACATTATATAGACTAACATCTCACTCAGTTGTAGATCTTAACGATCCAGGTGAGTTTTATGTAGATAATTTAGAAGCTGTTGATCCTTCTCTTTTAGAAAAACCAGGTCAAGATTTATTTTTATTGACCGTTACTACTGATTCATCTAACATTGATGAAGAAGGTTCTAAAGCAGAAGCAGAAAAATTAGGTAATGAATCTATCATTATGGTTAAAGACTCTGCATTATGTGAAGTTGAAAAAGTTGAGCCTTATAAAAAATAATAAATTATAATGAAACATTTACGAAAATTTAATGAGTCTGATTCTAACTATGAAAGACTTAGACCTAAAGTAAAACATCTTATTCAATACTTATCGGAGTTAGATCCTGAAATGAATGTTTATTTAGATAAAGATGGATGGCAGGGTTATGGTGATACAGAATTAGATATAGTAAAAACTAGTGGATTATTTGATGTATTTACACACGGTGATAAATCTACTCTTATCATCAATAATTAAAAATAATTAATACAAATGAAACATATAAAAAGTTTTAATGAAGGAATTTTTGACAAAGCACCAACTGATGTTCGTGATTTATTCTTTGAGTTTGAGAGATCTAGAAAAAAACATATAAATGAGGTTGAAGAGATATATAATAAAGCTTTAGAAACAAAAGATGAAAGATATATTCAAGAATTAAGATCATATATATCTATGTTGAAAAAAGTTCCTGCTAATCTTATGAAGATAGATAATGAATACATCGGTAAAATAGACGTTGACTAAAACTTTCCATAAAAATTAAATAAAATAATAGATAGGATTTACTCCTATCTTTTTTTATGTTATGAAGAAATATATTGAATTATTCGGTAAAGAAATAGAGTTAAAAACTCATAATTGTCATCTTTTTGGTCAAGAAGCACAAGAAGTTGAAGAACCTTATGTAAACTTTTATATAAGAACTAAATTTTGCAATGCAAAGTGTCAATTTTGTACTTATGCAGATGATGCAAATAAATTATCACTAAAAAGATTAGAAGAGGTATTTCAAGAAATTACTTCTAAAATTAAAATAAGAAAGGTTGCTGTCTCTGGTGGTGAGCCAACTTTATATTGGAAAAACTTTGTTGATATAACCAACATGTCTTTACAATATGCACCTGATGCTGAATTAAGTATGAATACTGACGGATTTCGTTGGAAGCAATTATTTGAGGATCCAATTTACAAACATTATCACTATATTCAATTATCAAGACATCACTATGATCAAGAAAAAAATGATGATGTATTTAAGTGTAAAACTCCGACAGATGAGGAAATACGTTGGGCTGCTGATTTACAAACACATCCACATCAAATACAATTTAGATGCAATCTAATAAAGAATTATATTGATACAAAAGAAGAAGTATTTAAGTTTTTAGAGTGGACTAATTCTGTTAGAATAAATGATGTTGGTTTAGTTTCCTTAATGCCGGTAAATGATTACTCAAAAGAAAATTATATTTACTTTCATATTAAAGAGTTGATTGGTGATAATTTCTTTTTAACCAAAGAGTGGAAAAGATATGGTGGAGGATGTGAGTGTTTTAACTATGTTTATATGCCACCAGAAGAATATTTTAGACAACCAATGAAAGTATATCATAAGAATACTTTTGCACCGTCAGACGTAAGAGAAACGCTTGTATTTGATGGTCAGAATGTTAGATTAGGATTTGATGGAGAGATAATATATTAAAAAAGAGACTTAATAAGTCTCTTTTTATTTTAACATGAAGATCTGCTATATCTAGCTCCACCACCACAACCATCGTCATAGTAATGTCTTTCAGGAGCAGGTGCAGGAGCTGGTGCTACTGGCCTTACTGGTTCAACTTGAGGTTCTATATCATGTTCAACACAGAACTCCATATAAGTTGATTTTTGTACGTCTCCTGCTTTAACTAAATCATAAACAGCAGCATTAAATTTTTCTTCTAATTGTGCGCCTTTATATCTTTTGCTGTAAAAAGCGTGTAGTTTTGTTAATAAGTCTATTTCTTGTGACATTATTTTATTTTATTTTTTAATTTACCAATCACATGCAAATCTTATTGTATCTAATTCGTAATCCTCTAATAATTTAAGAATTGCTGGATAGTATTTTCTTTTTTATCCAAATACTCACTTGCATTACCATTAATTACTTTATTACACCAATCTTTAGAGAACCTGCTGGATAGCATACCTTCATCCCACATATCCATCTTATCAAAGAATTCATTTCCATCGAAGTCAAAGTCATTATTATCTATAAATTCTAAAAAATCAGATGCACTTGCAACAGGTTCTATGAATACACCTCTTTTGGTAGACTCACTTATTTTATTAAATTTTCGTAAATGTTTCATAATATTATTTTTTTTATAAGGTTCAACTTTTTCATAACTTATATATTAAAATTATTTTTTACAATTTTAACACATTCATCAAATCTTTCTTTCCAATCTCCACCAACTTCAACATAATTATATCTTCTTGCTGAAAGTTCAGATTTTATTCTATCATAATGTTGTTGTCTTTCTTCTAAAAAATTTCTAGTTCCATCTTGAATAGCTTCACAATCAGGTTTCAATAACAAATATAAATCATAAGGTTTGCTATTTGCTATTTTAACTTCTAACTGATCTTCTACTTCTTTATAATCATCATCTTTACAATACATAGAAACAAAAAGCAAAGTAGTTATATCCTCCGTATCACAAAATAATAATTTATTAGAACGTTTTATCAACCAATCTTCTAATGATTGTCTTCCTTCTGAAATAGGAATAAAATCTTCTAAACCTACTTTATTCCCATTTGACTCATAAACCAATCTTCCATATTCTTCAACAAAATTAGTCTCAAAATAACTTGCAAGATTTTTAGTCATAGTTGATTTACCAACTGATTCTGGACCCATTATGGCAATTCTTTTCACAAAAAATGGTTTAGCTTCTTTTGTAAGAAAGTCCCACTGATCAAATGGGTTATTTCTAACTGCTGTTCCAGATGTTGGTATTTTTACTCTTTCTTTATCAACTAAATAATGTTCTACTCCTAAATACCGAGCAAAACTCTCACCATAATCTTCGGATGTAAAAACAACATCTAACTCTTTAACTAAATTATATATTTGAGGAATCCAATATGAATAAAACTCGTCTAATGAACCACACTCATAATCATGTTGTGGTAGCCCAGTATCATCAAACTGATATACTGCTACATTAGCGTTGTCCTGGTAGGTTTTCTTTATAGATTCATATCTAACTTCACCTGGAATACTTTGCGTCTTATTATGAGATATAATGACGTGAACTTTTTCACAATTTTCGATTGCGGTGTCTATTAGGTACTTGTGACCTAAATGGAAAGGGAAAAATTTTCCCAATACCAGACCGTTTTTATATTTTTTCATATTTTTTCCATTGTTTCAATCCAGTAATTGCTAAAACTAAAAATACCGAATAAGTTATCATTGATAAGTAATCTTTATTACTTAGAAAAAGTAGTATATAAAGTATATCTGCTATAATCCAATAATACCAAGTTTGTATTTTTTTATTTGCTAAAAGTATCATTGCTACTAAGCTTAGTGATGTTGTTGTGCTATCTAATATAACACATTTACTTTCACTAAAAGTATTTAATAAAAAAATAACTAAAAAATTGATTGCAAAAAATAAAAGACCGAAATAAGTATTCTCTATTTTATTTAGGCTGCTTACTTTAATATCATCAGAAGATTTCCAATTATACCAGCCATATAAACATTGTGCTAAAAATACCAATTGTAAAATTGTGTTTGCTAATAAGCCAATATTATGAAAGTGTAGCATGTAAAATAGTATACCTACTATACCTAATGGCCAAGTAAGTACACTATTTCTAACCGATGCAACAACTGATGATAGGCTAAAAAGCGTTGCTAATAACTCTATAACGTTCATTTAATTTTTTTAATAATAATTCTATTACCTGTCTAATAACATTTTTATGTATAGCAACTCGTTTATTAACAGAAAACTTTTCTGTAAAAATTCCTCTTTTGAATGTTACCGTAAACCTCTCTTTTTCTGCAAAATATTTTATAGATAAACTATCAGTATTTAACTCTGAGTTAAATTCCCTTTCTTCATAAACTAAATATGTTGAGTGATCGAGTATCTTACCATCTTTATCTTTTCTAAAGTCTGGTTTAATCATATAATCAAAATAAACAACATCATTGAACCTATCAAAGCACTTGAATTTATCTAAAATATGTTCTACATATATGTTTTTCATTTTATTTAGTTTAGAATAGGTACTTAATAGTTACTAATGCATTAATTGGTGGATTTGCAAATAATTGTCTATCTTCTTGTCCTTCAATCATATATCCATTAGTAAAATAAGTAACGCTTGTGATGTTATTTACACTCAATACTATTGAGTAATCCTTATTAATATAACCAATATTACTATCTATTCTTGTAAAACTTGGAATAGAATATTGGTTATCTAAGTCTAAATAACTTGAAGATTGAGATTTGGAAAGAATTTCTAATAGAAATCCTTTTTTCTCAAATGTTGCTCTAAGATTGTGATTAAATCTAGGTAGCAAAATATGCTCTCTACCTTCTTTAGCTGATGACTTATTAAAAGCTCCATTATATGATATTGACAAATTATCTGATAGTATAACTTTAGTGTCTAATTCAACACCCGCTCTATAGCTATTTTTTACCAATTCAGAATTTGGAACGCCACTAGGCTGAGTTCCTCCTGATTGAGCGATTTCTCTCATAAAATCCATGAAAAATAGATTAGCTTGTAAATAAATTATTTTTGATCTGTGATTGATTCCTAATTCATAATCTATCATTTTTTCCACAGTATTATTCAGAGTTCCTGAGAAATAGTCTGCTGGATTAGAACCATCATTAAATAAATAAGTTCTAGTTGGTTCTCTATGAGATAATCCTGCACTCAAATAATAATTAGTAGAAGAGTTTTGTTGAAAAGTTAATCCTATCTTAGGATTGAAAAAGTTCCATTCGATAGTATTAAATCTGAAAGGATTATAGCTGAAACGAATGCTTCTATATTGTAAATCGGTTGAAAAATAAAACTTTTCTATTTTATATGATCCTTTTAGATACGTGTTAAATTCGTTCTTTACTCCGTAATTATTATTTGAGCTATCCCATGTATAACTATGATTTCTTTTATAGGAATTTGCACTTACTCCCAAATCAAATTTTAAATCAGATGAGTAGTTTAAGTTATTAATAACTCCAAAATAATCAGAATTCAAGAATAAGTTCCTATTTCCTCCGTCTGGGGTGAAATAAGCTGAAAGGTAATCATAACCTCCATTAAGCACATTATAAAAACCTGATGTATGAAGCCTTAATGATGGTGATAGCTTTTTTGTATATTCTAATTGAAAAAATGACTGTGTGAAGTTATCTTGTCCATCATTTTGATTATAGTTTGTTCTAGGATTATTTGCTATATCATTTTCGCTTACACCTAACCAAGACATTCCATTTCTTGAGTTTCCAATAAAACTAGTAAACTTTAATCGGTTATTTTCTCCAAAATAACCTCCACTCATAAACACTGATCTTCCATCACCTCCAGATCCATATCTATATCCATTTGTTCTATAATATGATGTGTTGATGTAAAGTGCTAATTTTTTTTTAGATAGTCCAGAACTAAAAGTTCCGGATGTTCTTATTGTATTGAATTCTCCGAATGTGTATTTAATATTAGATCCTTTTTCTGTTCCATCAGGTGAAATAAAATTGACAGAACCTGCAAAAGATGCCACTCCATTAGTAGATGTACCTACTCCCCTTTGAATTTCCATTGACTGTATATTGTCTATGAATCCTGGAAAGTTAGAAAGGAATACTCCTTGATCTTCCGGATCATTTAGAGGTGCTCCATTAAGGGTCATGTTCATTTTCGTTTGATCTAACCCTCTCATTCTAAAATAAGTATAACCAAACGCAGTTCCATTATCCGAGTGAAAAGTTACATTAGGAGTTTGTGATAGAATAGTAGAGACTTCTTGACCAATTGAAGTTTTTTGTAAAACCTTTCTATCTAAAATAGACTTTGAAATTGGAGAAGTTTTGTTACTTCTCACACCATAAATAGATACATCTTTTAAGTTGATTGTATCATTCTGTGAATAAATAGTAGTCATAAATAAGCTTATGAGTACTGTGAAAATTTTTTTAATCATGTTTTAATTATTTAATGCAAATATACAAAAAATTTATATTTTAGGAAAATATAGTATATAATTAAAAAGAGACTAAATGACCTCTTTTATTTATAACCAAAATCCGCTGGACTTTCTCCCCAATCTCCAGTTTCCCATTTTTTAACTAAGTTAAAATATCCAGGAATTTTTGATAGGTGAACTTCCGCTCTAGCCATTAAATTTAGCGATCTTTCTGTTTTTAGATTCGACTTTAATGTAGATTTTGCTTTTTTATTTCTTACCCAAGCTATTGCGGTTTGACTATCTGAGTAAACCTCAGTATAGCCATTTTTAATAGCATAATCTAATGCGTGTACTAAACCAATAAACTCAGCTATGTTATTAGTAGAGTCACCAATTTTAACATTAAATAAAACTTCTCCAGTTGCTATATCAACTGCTTGGTAACCGGCGGCACCGGGATTACCACGACTACTTCCATCTACACAAATTCCTGATGTTGGTCTCATATTTTAATTATTTTTACAAATATAATATATTTTTTTGTAGTAAAATAAATAGAGATATAAAAAAAGATAAAATGGATTTTATCTCCATTTTATCTTAATTTAAGCTTCATATTATTCGTTTACTGGTTTATCCTCAGCTAAAACTTTTTCAAGCTTTTTATCTCTGATGTATTCTAATGTAGCTGGTTTATATCTAGTTTCTGTAAACTGATATGGTTCAGCGTGAGATACGCTATCCCAGTATGGAGAGTCCCAAGATGAATAAGTACCATCTAAAAGAACATACATATCTAATTTCTCAAAGTAAAGTGTAATGTAGTATTCATTACCATCACCCCAGTGTTGATCATAAACGGTTGATACTTCTGAGTTTTTTCCGTATGTATCGTTATTATAGATTTCATAGAAAAAGTCAGTGTCTCCAGATTTAATTTTTTCGATAATTGTTTCTCTTGTGTATTTCATATTTTAGTTTTTTAATTTCTTATATTGATTATAAAATGTTGAATTGCTTGGATTAAAATAAATCGTCTGCCAATTTTGTATTATATAGTCTGATAACCAGACTGGGTGTAATCTTGTTACAAGATTTTGTTGTGCTTTTTGATAAGCTAGTCTATCAGGTAGATTACTAAATCTTTCTAACGAGATTACGAATGCTTCCTCAAAAAGTACTTCTTTTCTATCGTTTTCTGAAAGATTAAAAAACTTTTCAGGTGATGGATTTACATCATTAATAATCATCTTTTTATATGTTGGATTTGGATTCAACATTTGATGTAAATCATCATGATTTATTTTACGTTTAACTCTATCGTCGAAAAACTTACCGGGTTGTACTTCAAAGTCAGTTCTTTTTTGTACACCGTGTACTGTTTCCCAATGTTGTCTCAGTTGTATTAAAAAATCTGGTAAAAGTTTACAACCTTTGATTTGTAAAAATCGAATATCAGACATTGTTTTTTGCCAGTGTATGTCATAGATAGCATGACTTACTTTAACAGTGTAAAGCTCGTCGGGTGTCATTTCTCGATCAGGAGCAAATGGCATATAGTAATATTCAACAGATTTGTTAGATTGTTTTAATTTTGACTTATCATTTGTAATCCAGTCAATATCATTTGGTTCTCTAAAATCAGCAAAATATTTTTTAATAAGTGATGATCCAAATAAATACATTATCTAAATAAGTTAATAGTTAAAGGTGATGCAGGTATGTAACCTGTTTTAATTTGTTCGCAAGCTAAAAAGTATAACTCTGCTATAACTTCTTTAGGTTGATTATTTGTTAGCTCGTTAATAAATCTAACAAATTCATTGTAAGGAAGTAAAAGCTTTTGTATTCTCTTTCTATCAAAAAAAGTTAGAATCGTGATAATCATTTCATATCTAATTATTTGATCACTTACTTTTAGTAGATGTGAGATTCTTTCATCTGATGAATTTTCAATGATGTATTTAGTTTCATCAAATGAAATATCACCGCTATTGAATTTTTTGTTCAATAGCGTAATATTTTCTAAGTCTTTTATTTGATTTTTATTTAACATTAAATTTTAGATAAGATAAATTGCTTCATTTCAGTAACTTCTGCTTTAGTAAAGCCAGAGCTTTCAATGTTACCTTCCCCAGTAGTTTCAATTTTAATTGTTGAGAATCCAAATAGTGGACATTCAATATTTACTGATGCAATTTTAGAAAAAGGAATTGTTTTTTCTTTTCCGCTAAAAAGTCCAGGTTGAGAAATAGTGATTGAACTTTCACCAATAATAATTTGATGAGAAAAAATCTTACTTGTTGAACTTGATAGTTTTGATGCTTTATAAATCTTCATATAAATAGTTTTATTTTTTGCAAATATAATAAAAATTAAAATAAGTTTTTTGTTTTATTTCTAATTTCTTGACAGAAATTTTTATCATCATTTAATTTTTTACCGTAAGATGGTATTATCTTAGTAAATTCATCAGTAAAATCTTCTGCGAAACATTTCTCAATTAAGTCAATCATAATTGATACTGCTGTCGAAGCACCCGGTGATGCACCTAGAAGGACTGCTAATGATCCATCAGATGATTTAATTACTTCTGTACCAAACTCTAAGATGCCTTTACCATTAGCATCTTTTTTAATTACTTGTACTCTTTGACCTGCGGTTTCTAAAATCCAATCTTTAGGATCAGCATTAGGTATAAATTCTCTTAAATAGTTAATTTTTTCTGACTTAGATTGTCTAACTTGATCAATTAGATATTTAGTTAAAGGAATATTACTTAGTCCTGCACTAACCATTGTGACAATATTATAAAGATTTATAGACTTAAATAAGTCAAAGTAAGAACCATTTTTTAGGAACTTGGTTGAAAATCCAGCATAAGGTCCAAATAGTAACTCTTTTTTACCATCAATATATCTTGTGTCTAAGTGTGGTACAGACATTGGTGGTGCACCAATTTGTGCTTTACTATAAACTTTAGTGCTGTGTTTCTCAATCACATCAGGGTTGATACATCTTAACCATTGACCACTAACTGGAAAACCTCCATAACCAACTCCTTCTTCGATACCAGATTTTTCTAAAAGGTGAATTGAAGCACCTAGCATTTTTTGTTATGTTGATTGGAATCATTTGCCAAAATTCAATTGATGACTTCAAAGGTAGTATCTATGATGATATTATCAGTATTTCTTTTTTAGGAAGTATATTTTTATCTATTATTTCAAATATTTTTCTTTCTTTTATAAAGAATTAAAATTTTTTATTACCTTTGTAAAAAATTTAGTTTTATGACAGAAAGTGAAAAATTCTTCAAAAATGTTATCAATGCAGTTTTATCTTTAGATATAGATACTCATGTTAATTCTATGAAAAGAGTTGATAAATATCTTAATGAAGATAATAGTAGGTATATTGAAAAAGGAGCTTCTATATTTGAACCTCAGTTTTTTGGAAAAGGATCAAAACAAGGATTTACCGTTTCTATAATTAAGGTAGATAAAAGCTTATTTACATCACATAAATATATTTGTATTGTTAAGATTGATAATGTATATGCTAGTCTTAATAGACTTTATTATGATAAAAAAGAGCATCAAAAAGATATTAAGTTGATGTTTGATCATTTAGTACAAAGAAATTTACTTTTAGAAGAAAGTCGTAGAGAAGAAAAGTTCAAAGAATATAATGGTAATTTATCTAAGTTTATAAATATTTCACAAGTTCGTGATGAAAAACTTAATGATTTATTATCAGATAAATAATTTTTATTTATCTTTGCAAAGAATTAAAAACAAATAATTAAAAAATAATATATAAGATATGAAAGTTACAAAAACAACATTACGAATCATTATGATTGACTTAACGAGTCAGTAGTGCTATTTTTGTACCTATACGAAACTACTAACCCTGTCAATCATTTTGACAGGGTTTTTTTTATTTATCAAAAATTAAAATTAATTATTATGAAAACAAAAGATACGTCCTGGTTGCAGGACAAAATACAAGATATAAAACGAAGAAAACGAAGATTAAAACTAATACAAGATCCAGAACTTGTTAAGAAAGGTAAAAAAGATCTAAAACGAGAATATAGAGCGAGTAAAAGATCAGAGAAAAACTTTCTTAAAGAGTGGATTAAAAATGAATTAAACGATGAAAACAAAGAATAGAATTAAAAATTTAAGAAGTATATCACCAGACTATCCAAGGATAGCTCATTTAGATAAATCTATATCAACTATGACTCACGATGATATTGTGACTGAGTCTAAGATAACTTTTCCTTTAACTGCTTGGGTTCAAGAAAAAGTTGATGGTGCTAATATGGGTGTTTCTTGGACTTCTGGTCCGATAGTAAGAAACAGAAATCATATTCTTAAAAAAGGATATATTGAAACCGATACACCTGCTAAATTACAATTTCGACCAGCTTGGAATTGGATTCATAAGCACGGTGCTGATATAAGAAAGTTGTCAGAATTATGCCATTCTCCAATTACAATTTATGGAGAGTGGATGTATGCTACTCACTCTATTTATTATGATAGATTACCAGATTTATTTTTAGCTTATGATATTTACATAGTAGAAGATAGAAAATTTGTAGCTCCTGATGTTTTTGAAGATTTGATGAAGCAAACTCAAATAGCTTACATCAAGTCAAGAAAGATTACATTAGATAGTATGCAAGATGTAGTTGATTTATCAGAAGCTAAGTCAGATTATAGAAATGGATTATCAGAAGGTATTGTAATTAAGTTATCCAATGGTAGATGGCAAACAGATTCTTTTAAGGTTGTTAATAAATTCTTTGAGAGAAGAAATGACTTTAATACTGAGTTATTAAAAAATAAAACAATCTAATATGAAACAATATCCAAGAATACCGTATTATGATGCCGGCTTGTTTGGTGAACAAGTTTACGCATTTGATAAAATTGATGGGACGAATGTTCGATTTTGTTGGAATCGAAAAAGAGGTTGGTATAAATTTGGAACAAGAAGCAATATGATTGATGAAAGACACGATCAATTTGGAGAAGCAGTTACTTTATTTTTAGATAAATATGGTGATGAACTACCAAAGGTTTTCCGAAAGGAATTCCCAAATGTTGATAATTTCGTTGTTTTTTGTGAATATGCCGGGGAAAATTCATTTGCTGGTTATCATATTGATGAGCCAAAAGATGTTATTCTTTTTGATGTAAATGTTTATAAGAAAGGAATTTTACCACCAAGAGATTTCATAAGAAAGTTTGGTCACTTACATATTCCGGAATTGATTTATCAAGGTGATTATAATATGGACTTAATAAGAGATGTGCGTGAAAATGTATATGACTTAAAAGAAGGTGTTATATGTAAAGGAAGTAGAAAGTCAAAAGGACAAGATTTAGTTTGGATGACAAAGATTAAAACTAACTTATGGTTAGAGCGAGTTAAAGATAAATTAGGAGAAATTGCTTTACTTGAAGAGGTAAATGGTAATAGAAATTTATTAATTTAGGATAAACAAAAGAGAGGTTTTTATCTCTCTTTTTTTATATATATAGTATTATGAGATATTTGAAGAGTTTTATTATTTTTGAAAATACGGATTATAGTTACTTGAAAGATGCAGATGCTTTAGATGATTTTATTAGAGAAGAGGTTAAGCCATATTTACCTGATGGTGTTATTATTAAGATTAGAAAGAAAGTTTGTAATTTGTCTGGGTTTATAAGAGAACTGATTATAAAGTTTAGAGAACCGAATAAAGAAAATTTTGCTAAATGTGAGATAATAGAGTTTAATGATATTTTGCCTGCGATTGAACATCTTAATAGTGTTCTTAAAGACTTTGAATTAGCTAAAATATCAAGAAACTTTAGCTATTTTAGCTACCCTGCAAATAATATTGATCGTCTAAAGAATACGGTAGACAAAATCTATACTTTTGAGTTTAAGCTTAAAAAGTTAGACACCAAAAAAGCAGATGTAAATGAGTATTTGACTGATGAGTTTTTTTTATGTTGTGTTGATAGAAATATAGAAGTTACAACTGGAGTTATTAATGGTCATTTAGCACTTAAAGCTCACTTAAATTATAATGGTAAGAATGTTAGATCTTTATCAGACCCTAAATTTGTTATGTATGATGATGACTTTTATTTGGAATTCTCAGATTCTGTTCATAAATTTGAAAAATTTTACAAGTTAAAATTAAGTAGTATAATTATAGAAGGTCAAAAGAAAGAGGATTTTTCCGGAACTAAAATGTTTAGAACTTTAGGAGAGTTTGAGGATTATCCAAAATTTGACTTAAAAGTAACTATGATAAGAATTTCATTTGAATTATGATGTATATAAAATGCTTTGAAAAATTTGAAGATGATTTAGGTGCTATAACTAAAAAGTATGGTAGGTCTTCCTATTTATCTACATCAACAAAAGATAGATTAAAACAACTCAGAATACCTATACATAAATTTGTTGAAACTTATGAAAAGGTAGAATTGATTAAAGGATTCAAAGAAGATAAAGATTTACTTGATAATTTATTAATTTCATTAAAAGATCACTTTTATGATTATCCAATTAGATTTGATGATGAAAGTTCACGATACGGTGATGGATATAGGGCTGATTTGTTTTATATAAATCCTTATATAAAGATATATAATAGATTTAAGTGTCTATGGAGTAGTGACAGCTTTAATGTTTATCCAGCTAGAAAAAGTACTGAGGATTTAGTTGTTGAAATTTTTAACGAGTTAAGAAAAGGTAAGCAAAAAAAATTAGATGAACCGTCAAGTCTTAGAAAAGGTGAAAGAGATTATGGGTCGAGAACTAGAATGATAAGATCAAGTGAGTTTGAAAGACCTGATATTTCGGTTGGTTTAAGTTTTAGACTTAATTATTTTTATATAGGTGAGCTTAGTGATTTTGGTTGGGGTGATGAAAATTATTGGGAACAAAGAAAGAAAAAAGACAAGATTGAAGAAGAGATACTAGAATACTTAAAAGATCACGTGATATATCGTTACTTTTATATGTTAGGTTATAAAAATATTGACTTTGATGTTAAAAGAGATTATTCTACTTCATCTTTTGAGGTAAAAATAAATAATATATGATATGTCAAAAATATAACCCTTAATTATTTATATATAAATAAAAATAATTATTTATGAAAGTATGTAAAACATGTAATGTTGAGAAAAGTATTGAAGATTTTCACAAAAAACAAAGTAGATGTAAAGAATGCTTAAAAGTTAAATATCTTGAAAATAAAGAAGAGATCTTAAAGAAAACAAATGAGTATTATCATTCAAACAAGGAGCTAAATAGAGAGAAGAGAAGAGAATATTATCATAAAAATAAAGAGATTTTAAGACCTAAAATGAATAAGTGGAAAAAGGATAATAAAGATAAGGTCAAAGAATCTAATAAACTATGGTATGAGGCCAATAAAGTTGATATATCAGTTAAGAGTAAAGCTTATAATAGTTTACCTGAAAATAAAATTAAGAGAAGAGAATATCATAAAAATAGAAAGGAGAATGATACTTTATATAAATTACGGGTTAATATAGTTTCATTAATAAGAGAGTCAATAAAAAGAAGAGATTTTATAAAGAAGTCAAAATCTATCGATATACTTGGTTGTTCATTTGATGAATTTAAGGTATATATAGAGTCAAAATTTGAACCTTGGATGAATTGGGATAATCATGGTTTATATAATGGTGAGTTAAACTATGGTTGGGATATAGATCATATTATACCTTTATCCTCTGCTACTACGGAGGAAGATATAATCAGATTAAATCACTATACTAACTTACAACCTTTATGTAGCTTTACAAATAGGTATATTAAAAAAGATAAATTATCATATTAATATATATAGTATGAAATATCTAATATTTTTTGAAAGTTTTGATGTTAAGGCACATTTAAGTAATAGGGGTATTGATCCTGAAAAAACTCAACTAATTATTGATGAGGATTCTGGTGATACTTTTTTCTTTCTATATAACTTATCAGGTCAAATGGTAGGTTATCAGAAGTACAATAGTGCATACGATAAGAAAGGACAAGATGCTAGAAAGATGGAAGACCCTAAAAAGACTAAATACTATAACTGGGTTGGTGATGAACCAGAAGGAAAAAAGATAGCAGTTTGGGGATTAGAATCTACAAGTTTTACAGATAAATACTTATTTATAACTGAAGGTATATTTGATATAGCAAGAGCACATCAAGCAGGTTATCCAGGTATTGCAGTTCTTTGTAATGATCCAAGTCCACAATTGGCTAATTGGTTAAAAACTTTACCACAAACTAAAATTGTTATTTATGATAATGACAAAGCTGGTGAAAAATTAAGAAAATTAGGAGATTACTCATTCTCTGTTGAAGGTGGTAAAGACCTAAATGATTTATCAGAAGAAGAAGCAAAAGAATTCTTAGATGATATTATAAATTCAATTGAAAACTAAATTTATAAACTCTATATAATAGGTATGAAAAAACCTGATGCTATTGTATGGAGTCCAGAAAATGGTTATGATGCTAAATTAAGATCATATCCTACCAACGTTGGTGCACCGTCTTTTAATTTACCTGACATTTCAAAAATCAAAAATCAATCTGCTAAAAAGATGTATGAGGTTTTTGATAGAGAAAGAATTGAACTCTTAGAAAAAGCTGAGAAATTATTAGAAGAGTATAACACTTCTATGATGATATGGGATTCTAAAATATCATTTGAACCTATAATAGGTAAAAAATATCATTTATATAATTTTGATGGTGTAAATACTTTATCACTTATAGCACCAAATGAATGGAATAAGAAAGATTTTTTTATAGGTAGTTTTATTCTAAATCATGATAATAAGTGGATAAAAATTTCTGAATAGTATTTGCAAGTAATAATTTTTCATGTATCTTTGTTATATGAAAAAAATACTCTTATTACTTACGGCATTTGTGTCACTGACCTTATCAGCACAAAAAGACACTAAAAATTTTACCCCTACTAACTGGGTAACTGACTTGGGTAACTTTTATACACCTGAGCAAGAAGCAAAATTAAATAGTCTTATCTCTGACTATGAAAAGAAAACATCAATTGAAATTGGTGTAATTACTACTGAGTCTTTAGATGGACAATCTATTGAAGAATTTGCAAGTGAGCAGTTTAACCGATTAGGTATCGGTAAAAAAGGAGCTGACAACGGTATTCTTGTTTGTTTTTCGTTGAAAGACCGCAAAAGTCGTGTTGAGGTAGGAAATGGTATGGAAGCATTTCTATCTGATGCTACTTCTTGGGATGCTTTGCAAGTTATTAAACCAGAGTTTTTATTATTAAATGCTATTCTATAGCTTTTTGTGTTACTTCTAAATTTTATTTCTTTATTGTAAGAAATAAAATTTGAGAAATTAACTAAATGTTGTTTATCTTTTTCAGACAAACATATTTCAAAGCTATTATCTTTAAGATAAGCATCTGCTATCAAAAATCCAAGCCAATAAAAGCTTTGTGGTGTTTCTGATAATAAATTATCTAACGAGTTTTCTCTTTTTGAGAAAATATCATTAAGTTTATGTTTTTTAGTAAATTGTGTTTTTTTAGTAGAACACTTTTTACACTTAGAGTTCTTCTTTCTTGCTGTATAAAAGTCACTTTTCCATCTATAATAGATTTTATTGTTACAGATTGGACAGTCTCGATATATTTGGTTTTCCATATTATATATATTATTTTCTTAATCTGGAAAACCTACTAATCTTGACTGTTTTCATCTTTTTATAAATTAGCGTTAGACTTAAATAGTCTCTCAGCCAATTCAATGTTTACTTCAAGTAAAAGTTGTACTAAAACCTCATTATCAGTTCCTTTGATTTCGGAAAAGTTATAATTTGATTTACCTTTTAATTGTTTAACAATTGATTTATTAGGAATACTTGGATTAGCTAATTGATGACTAATCGCCATGATTTCTGTGTCTGAGAGTGTTTCGAGTACTGATTTGAACATAACTTTATTATTTTATACAAAGATAGAAAATTATTTTGATTATTAAAATTATTTTTGATAATTATCCACCATATGCATCAATAACATATCCGTTCTTAACTCTAAAGTTGATTCTATCCATTCTAAGATCCATTGTTAGCATAAATGATTGACCATCTTGCTCAACAATTCTTACTGTGTAACCACCATCTTTGGCATACTGTGTAGCTTCTTCAAGTGTCTTACCTTCATACTCTCCTTTAGTAATCATTCCATTATTTCTAAGTGCCATAATTTTATATTTTTCTATTTATATTATTTATAACAAAAAGTCGAGATCTTTAATCTCGACTTTTTATTTTTGCTTTTTTCCAGTTTCTGGTCCAATGTTCATCTGTCTGAACATGATCTTTTCTAACCCATTTCATAACATTTTCAGCAAAGTCGTCATTATGAAACATACCTGCTGATCTTACTACAACACCTTCTATTTCACCACCTAATTCTGATTGTTTACTAACTAAATCGTCAACTAGTGATTTTAATTCTTTTACTGAGTTTACTACACCTTTGAAAAGTACTGGTACAGTTGGTATATCTAATAGATACGAATACTCTTCTACTTGTTGCCAAGGAATCCAAATATTATTATCTCTAACACCAAAGATATAGAAATATGATTCAAGGTTAGTATATTCTATACTATGTACTGCATAAAGACTTTCTCCAAAAACATATGTTTCATCATCTAGGTAATTACCTATAATAGAATGTAGTTTTTTTAGTTCAACATCCCAGGGATTTGTTGTAAATACTGCATGTGAACGTCCATATACTCCATCTTTTTTTATACAAGAGTTTGAACCATCCAATTTTTCAGTAATAACAATCTCTTTACACAATAGATAATTTACATCTTTGGATATTTTATCATCATTTGTTGAACCTGGAGACCAAGGTAAATGATAAGTTCTTGGGTATTTTGACATGATTTCTATTTTTTACAAATATATAGAGAAAAGTTTGAAAAAACAAGTTTTTCAGTTATCATATTTAATATATACTATATGAAAGAATGTCCTTTTTGTAATAAGATAGTAGGAAATGACCCACATATTTACTTTTGTAAAAGTAAAACAACTAATGATAAAAATGAGATAAAGTTTTTATACATAAGTAAGAATTTCCCACTTATATCTGATAAAGATAGTGTAATAGAAAATTATATAAATAATTTAAAAAGTTTACCAGATATTAAAAGAGAGTTTGGTATTGATTTTAAATCTTTTTTATTTCTTTTGGAATATCATAATATTCAAAAAAGGAATATATCAGAGAGTTCTAAACTTATTTCTGTTGATAAGTATAAAAAAACTTGTAAATTGAAGTATGGTGTTGATAATGTATCAAAAGTTGCTAGTGTGAAGGAGAGTAAGAAAAAAACATTTATGAGAAATTATGGTGTTGATAATATCTTTAGAGATACTGAATTTAAAAAGTGGGTAGCTGAGAATAATTTTGCTTGGAATAATTTAACTGAGGAAGAAAATAAATTAAGAGTTTTAAAACAGACTATCTCTATAAAAAAATATTGGAATAATTTAACAGATGAACAAAAGTATAAGTTATATGATTATAATGGAACTTCTAAGTTAGAGACTAAAATATCAGAGGTTTTAAATAGTCTATCAATATCATATACTACGCAGTTTCATATTAAAGGTAAGATATTTGATTTTAAAATATCTAATACTAATATACTTATTGAGGTTAATGGTGACTATTGGCATTGTAATCCTATTAAGTATAATATTGATGAAGTTGTTAAATTTCCTGGTGAGGTTCGAAAGGTTAAAGATGTTTGGAAAAAGGATAGTGATAAGAGGGAAAGGGTTGAAAAGATTGGATATAAAGTTATTTATATATGGGAAGATGAGATAAGAAAGACTAAAGATTTGAGCAAATTGGTATTATCTAAATTAAATATAGACTAATTTTTCAGTATATAATTTTTAATATATACAATATGAAGTATATTAAAGCATTTAATGAAGGTTTGCTTGATCAAAGTGAATTAGATAATATAAGAGATATATGTGACGGAACTTTAGCTTATTTATTTGACGAGGTAGATGGCTCAATAAATATAGATCCATATAAAGGAACATTATATAATTATATTGAGGTGAAAATTGTTTTTAGAAAAGGTAATACTTGGAATAGAATAGAAGATTATATCATGTCATTATATCAAAGATTAGATAATGACTATGATGTTAAACCAATAGTTAAGCTTTTCACTTTAGATAGTGATGCTGATAAGGAAATAAAGTATTATGATTTAGATAATTCTAAATTCACTGATATTTTAGGTAGAGAATTAAAATCTTTTGGTTATCTAAATAAATATGATATAAATAAAAATTTAATATATTCTGTTACTCTTAAAATTAGAGATAGATTTCATAAAAAAAGCCTTACTAAGTAAGGCTTTTTTTATTTTTGAAATTCGTCAAACTTCATAATTCTTGACTCAACAACAGTCTCTCTTCCAGATGTTGCGTTTCTTTCGATATTTTTCCATCTTTTGTTCAAGAACTCTAATTTCGCTTTGTCGATTTTACAGTTTCTATCTGAAATGTTTCCTTCATTAAACATATCAATCATTTGTTGCATACTTAATGTTGGATGTTTTTTATCAAACATTGGATCTGGATGTGACCAACCAAACTTAAACAACCAGTTTAACAAAGCCGCTTTGCTGTAATCTTTGTAATCATCAGTTGTTCCATTACCACTTCTTTTTGAAAGTTTTTTATTACCATCAAATAACAAACCAGCGTGGATAACTTTAGGAAATGCTTTAGAACCTTCAACCTCACAAATCATATCCCAGATTTTTCTTTGCTTAACCTCATTAGCAATGTGATCTACACCACGGATAATATGGGTAACATCGTAATCGTAATCGTCTAAGATTGAGCAAAAGTTGTAAGTAGGAAATCCGTTATTTCTTAAAATAACCATAGAATACTCTCCCATATCAATTTCGTAACCATTCTCGGTCTTAGTACCAATTTTCTCAGCAACTTCTTTATATCTATCTAATCTCTCAGATTGTCTGAAAGTTAAATCATAGTCTAATCCATAATCATGCATTTGATCATAGATATAATCTACCCACTCTTCTCTGTTTCTTTCTTGATCAGTATCATCAATTCTAAGAATGAATTTACCGTTATTAGCTCTTGCCATCAAATAATTTAATAGAGCTGTGCGAAGGGTTCCAAGATGAAAAAAGCCAGTCGGCGACGGCGCGACGCGTGTTACCATAATATTTTAATTATTTTTAGTTATATATTAATTTTTATTATGCAAATATACCACTTTTTTGAAAAAATAAAAACTTTTTTCACAAGGGGGTGTTATTTATTTTATATATAAATAATGAAAAACTATATTTATATTTTGAAAGACCCAGTATCTAATGAAATTAAATACGTTGGAAAAAGTAATAATCCTGATAATAGACTTAAAAGACATCTTAGTGAGTCTAATCTAGTTGAATCTTGGACTTCTAAAAATAAGTGGTTATTATCTTTAAGAAAAAATAATTTATTTCCAATAATGGAAATTATTGATTCAACTGAATTAGATAATATCAACGAGTTAGAGGTTTATTGGATAAAGTATTATCGTAATCTTGGTTTCAAATTAACTAATAGTACTGATGGTGGTGATGGTTTTGACTGGACTGGTAGGAGACATACCAACGAGTCTATCAAGCGGTTGAGATTATGTCATCCAAATAGGAAAGAGATTATTCAATTTGATTTAGCTAACAAAATAGTTAAAATTTATAATTCTATTCATGAATGTGAGTCTATTACTGGTTTAAGTCGTTCACATATAATTAAATGTTGTAAAAATGGTAAAAATAAAACCGTTGGTGGATTCTATTTTAGATATATCGATAATTACTTTCCTTGTATTAAATCAATGACTGAACCTGATATGATTTATATAAATTCTAAAATAGAGGAATTCAATTTATCAAAACCGACTTATATAACTAAAAAAGAAAAATTAAGAAATAAATTAAAAGAGTCTGTTAAATCTAAGAAAAAGTCGATAATACATTATGATTTAGATGGTAATATATTAGGTAGATACGAATCTATGAGTGAGGCTAGGAATTATACTGGATGTCACATCGGGTTAATCTCTAATTGTTGTAATAAAAAGAGTTATTATACAGTAAATAGCACTACTTTTAGATATGAGGGTGATGTATTTGATTATAAGCCTTATAATGTTAGTATTCAAGTTAATAGTAAAAGGGTATGTAAGTATGATTTAGATGGTAAACTAGTTGAGATATATGATTCGATCAAGCAAGCTATGAGAAATAATGGTATAACTAGTGATTCTAACATAGTATCTTGTTGTAAAAAGAAAACTAATAAGAAAACAGGTAAATTTATTAAAGTTAAAGGATTTACATATAGATACTTTGACGAAACAGAAGGTAGAGATTTAATATAAAAAGCCACTTAATCAGTGGCTTTTTTATTTTATGATTTATAAAAATCTCCTTTTTCTTCAACATATTTAAGTCTTGTTTCCTCAGCTTGTTTTCTTAACTTAACATATTCTTTTCTTAAAAGTTGAATTTGTTGTTCTTTTTTACTTGTTTCTAAGACAACTTTGAAATCGATTATATTTTTTAGTTTTAAGTACCAGAAGAAGTTATTAAAAGATTTTTGTCCTCTTTTTTTATTGATTACAAAAATTCTTCTTGCTAATTTTTTTCTTCCTGATTGTGTTAAGTGATCAATCTTAAAGTTTATAAACTCTAAGTGTGATTGTTCTTCACCATCTACTTTTATTACATATTTTTTATTTTTTGCAACCTCTGTTGCTAAAACCATTATATCTTTAAGGTTTTTGTTTAATTCGTTTACTTTTGTTTCCATAATTTTTATATTTTTTTTTAGTTATTATTTTTTTATTGACCTAAGAAAAAATATAAAAGTTGGACCTCTGATTACAATCTATCTCATATTATTATTATTTTTTGAATTCTGTAAATTTTTTAATTTTGAAAATTCTTCTAACATTTTCTAATTTAGCTTTTATATCAGTAAGAAGTTGTGTTTGTTCTTTATTAAGATCAAGTTTTTCAACTGCATCCACAATAGCACAAGTTTCTCTGTAATAGTTATTTCTAAATCTTTCAGAAGCTGTGAAAGCGTCTGCAATATTATTAAATCTATCTGATAGCTTAACTGTTAAAGCATTTTCTGACATGTGAGTCATTTTGTAAATAAGGTAGTCCATTTTACTACCACCCCATTTATGTTTAATTTCATCTGTATCTGATGTTAATTCTAAAACTATATCAGCAATTTCTTTTCCAAAGATTTCTTTGATTTCTGCATAACCTTCCCATTTGTTTTCAAAGCAATCTTCAATTACATCATGTAAAAGCGCAGCTACCAAAACAACAACGTTGGTTGTATAGAGCTTACAAGTTCCATTTACTTTTTGCACGTGAGCATCAAAGTAAGGCTGACCTGTAAATTTTCTTACTTGTCCTTCGTGTTTTGCTTTAGCATAATCCCATGCTAATTTTTCTAGTTTTGTTATAGGTGCGTTCGCCATAATCCTTTTCTTTTTATATATTACAAATATAATATTATTTTTTCAATATCCACTCATAATAACCTTCTTTTTTGTTATTATCTACTCTTTCCCATAGTCCTGAATTTTGTACTGAGTCTGTCATATGTATATTAGAACCGAGTGGTTTTCCATTTTCATCGTAGATTTTCCAGGTATAATAGATATGCATACCTCTTTCAGTATCTACTCTTTTATCTTGAAACCAAGTCCATCCTTTTTTCGCATTTTCAATCATTTCATTTTTTCCTTGTTCAAAAAACCTTTGATCTATCTCTTCATTTGAGTCAAATGCTTCTTTTGCTTTATCTATGATTCTTTGCTCTCTTTCATTTTTAATAACATAGCCTAACTCAAACTTAAATTTTTTCTCCATTTCTTCCCATTTCATACCTCTTTGGTATCTATTTTCTACATAATCCCATACTTCTTCGCAATAAATATCGACTTTATATCCTTTGGTAGAATAAACATATTCATCATTTTCGTTTATGTATGCGTACGGACCATCCCAATATCCTTCTTTTGCTACTGCAAATTTTGGAATACCACCTTCCATTCTGATGTGACCATTTCCTTCTGGGTCAGCTTCTTGTAAAATCTTAATAAATTCTTTTGTTGTCATAATTAATTTTTATTTTTTAATAAAGTAAGCACTTGCTTTCCTCTTTTATCGATTTGTTTATATTTTATCTTAAATGATTGACTTTCAATACCACCAAACATACTTGCGTTTGCGTGTAATTCACAAAGTGCAGTAACTAATAAGGTTAAAACTGTTTGTATTGAATTATTCTTAACAAAATCTTCTACTTCATTTGCTTTGATGGTATGAAATACCATATCCTTTAAGATTAAGTCTGCGACAATCTTATTGTTAGAAATTTTGTTATAAGTATCAAATGAAACTTGTGCGTGGTTTGGAAAATGTCTTTTACCTTCTTCATCAATCATAATACAGTAAGGTTTACCACAATCATGCATTACTTGATATTCAGTAATATCTTTTTCTGAGTGTAAATTACTCATAATAAAGTCTCTATTATCAGTAAACCAAGTTGGTAGTTTCCAATTCTCGGTTTTATTATCTGATAAATCTTTGAAGTGTTTAGCTACAGAGAGGCCGTGTTCTAATACATTTTGTGTATTAGTTTGCGGAGTATTGATCATATCAGATATGACTTTATTGAAAGATGATTTTTTAGGTTTACCTAAAAGTGGAAGGTATGAAACTTTCTTTCTGACATCTTTATCTGCATATAAACAAATAGATGTAAGTTCATCATTTAAGTCGGGTTCGTAAAATTTTGTAACAGGAGTTAATTTAGATAACTTTTGATATAAAGCATCTAATTCTTTTTTATTGTTTACTTGTAAACAAATGATTGAGTTGGAATTTTGTTTCCAATCATTAAATTGTTGAGGAAATTCGTGTGCAAAGTCTGCAACTGAATGACAACTTTGTTGACTCTGATAACCATAACTAAGATCTGATCTTGTTATAACCATCATTTTTGTTTTCTCTTGTTTGTTTTTAATCTAAGTCATTTTTATATAATTTTTAATTTTTTCTAATTTTTTTCAATATTATCGGAATATTTTATTCTAAATAATTTTATATTATTATTTTTACAATATTTATTTTTAATATTATCTCTCTTTTTTGAAATATGTAGTGCCTCGTTTCCTCCAAAATAATCAACTGCCTCATAGTGTTGCCTACCATCGTACTCTATACATATATTGTATTCATTTAGATAAAAGTCAAATTTTAATTTTGATTTATAGATACAATCATCAAATGTTTTATTTCTTATAAATTTTATATTACTATTAGATAGGTATTTATCTATGAATATTTCACCTTTTGAATCGCTACACTTCTTACACCCAAATCCTTTTAGATGATGATAAGGTGATTGAGTAAATTCTCCATGTTTTGGACAAACTATTGTAACTTTTACACTATTATTTATAAAAATAGTTTTATCATAATTATATTTATTACTATGTATATCTTTTGCAATTTCTATAAACTCTGATTTTGTTTTATTATAATTATTTGAGCACTTTGAGCATCCTATACCTTTTATATGATGTAGTGGAAGTTGTTCAAAGTTTCCATGTTCTGGGCAAGTTATGATAATTTTGGTATTTGTGTTTATATAAATGGAATTTTGGTATTTGTACTTATTTTTATGTATTTTATTAGATTCATTTATAAAATTTTCTAAACCCTTTGAGGATGAAGTACTTCTTTTCTCATTACCACACTTTGGACAACCACATCCTTTTAAGTAATGATTCTTAGGGCTTTGAGTGAAATTTCCATGTATAGGACAAGTTATAATAATTTTGGTATTATTATTTATATAATTAGAATACTCGTATGAGTAAAAGTTATTATGTTTTATTGATGACTTTTCAATAAATATCTGTAGTTTTTTATTTTCCATATTATATATATTAAAAAATAAAAATGGTTTGTTGTGGTTAGTAACCTTAATCTACATCATAATTTTGTTTTTTTTATTTATATATTAGTTATTTGTGATCCCACCAGGATTCGAACCCGATAACGCTGGGTTTAGAAGCCAGCTCACCACCAAGGTGATTACGTTGAAGGACCATTTCTTTAATTGTTATACAAAGATACAACTATTTTTTATACCACCAAATTTTATTCTTGTTTTTTTAGATCATCAATTGCATATTGTTCTAAAATAGATGGATTGTGAATCCATTCTTTCCAAACATCAAAATCTTTTAATCGCTCGAATGTTTCTTTTGGAATTAAAACAAATCCATCTGGTGCTACTGCACCAAATTTATGATAGTGAGCGTTTTTTATTTTTTCTTTTATTTGTTCTTCTTTTGTTTTCATCAATTTGTTCTAAACTTACTTTTTTATAACTAATTATCTTTTTATAAAATTTTGGGGACAATTTATATATCAGACTTTCTATTTTTCCTAAAAAAATATTTTTCCAGCTACCTACATTACATAGAGCACAATCATTTTTGTATTCTTGGTGTGCACTACAAATAGAGTGCCATTTTTTCTTAAAAATAAAAAATCCTTTATCTTTCATATAATATTTATCTAAAAACTTATTAATTCTTTTGTCTAACTCTTTATTCCCAGAATTAAATTTTTTATTTCTATATACTGACATTTTTATTTATATAAAAAATGGACTTAATAGTTTAATATATACATTATGAAGTATATTAAAACAGTTGATGAGTATTCTATAAATGAAGAATTGGAATTCAAAATGAGTTGGAGAGGATTTTTATTAGGTATATGTATTGTTGCTGCTTATAGGCACTATTTTCCTGCTAAGAAAAATCTCACTTTAGGTGAAATGAATAGAATTGTTGCTGATGTTGATAACAAACCCACATTAAAAGAAAAAATTGCTATTAATGCTATAAAAAATAGCTTAATATCAGATCTTAAGCAAGATAAGAAAATCTCAGATGATGAAAGAAAGAAGCTAATAGATGGTATTAATACTATACCTTTTGTCTTAGTTGATACTGATACTATCCAACTAATTACTGGAAGGGATGCACTTGGTTGTTATTTTGGTTACTTGGATAATTTCAAGAATCTAATGACAGTAATATTAGTTGATAGGGAAAGAATTAAATTAGGTACTGATTTTGATGAGGTTATACTACATGAGTTAAGACATTTAGTTGATGATTTATTGGTTGATGGTAGAAAAGAATACAGTGAATTATCAAATATTGTTGATATATTAGACAAGGATATTGTTTTGAGGAATGAAGCAGGAGAGAGAAAGATAAGAAAAAAGATAAATGATTATATTGACGTAATGGTTAAAAAAACCGGTAGAGAAAATGATCCAAAGACTCAGGAAATTGGTCAAAGACTAAAAGATCAATATTTTGATATTATTTTTTTAGATAAAGATAAAATGAATTATTTAACATCATCATCGGAGATATATGCAAGATTTCATGGATTAAAAAGATGGATGATAAAAAATGGTTATCTAAAAGATATGAATAGTGAAATAACACAAGATATTATTGTTAAAATGATGCAAAATGAGCAATTGTTGGATGTAAATATTATCAGAAAAGACTTCTTCCAATTATTATTTTATATGGATGTTGATTTTATAGGTAAAACGAAAAGTGATGTATCTAAACTAAACTCAATTGTAACAAATTATAGAGATTATATATCAAATGAAAAACCCGCTTAAAAGCGGATTTTTTCTTTTATAGCAGGCATATAAATTTCAATCAAATCGATCAATTCTTTTTTACATTCTAAAGTCAATGATTTACTTTTATTTTGATTCATCAAAATCATAAATGAACTAACAACTTTATTAAACTTAAAAGCTTCTGTATAGTCAAATATAGTTTTCTTAAATACTTCTATGTCAATAGTTTCCTCACCAGTTTTTTCCAACCAAGTTTTCATTCGATTAATAAATCGTCTAATACCAATTATATTTTCATCTGACCAAGAACCACCATCAAAATAGTGACCAATAAACATCAAGTAAAATCTAATTTCATCTGAGTCATAACCATCCAAACTTACTACATTATCTTTTGACTTAGACATTTTTTCACCATTATTCAATATCATTCCTTGGTGTATCAATTTAGTAATAGGTTCCTCAAAATCAATAAAACCTATATCATACAAAAACATTGTAATAAATCTAATGTAGATCAAATGCATACAAGCATGTTCTGATCCACCAATATACAAATCTGCTGGTTTTGGTTTAATACCTTTCATCAAACAATAAACAATAGTATAGATAGAACTATCTACAAAAGTGTCCATTGTATCGGTCTCACCTTCAATTGGAATAGGACAACCCCAATTTCTTTGTCTTGATACGCACCAATCATGTTGATTTTCCAACCAATTTCTTTGAGCTTTTATCGTTGATTCCGGAAAATCGATTTTATCCAAATTAGCAATCAATCTTTCTTTATAATCAGTAATTCTAAAATACCATTGATTCAAAATTTTCTTTTCAACTTGATTTGAGCATCTATCACATTTACCATCTTTTACTTGCTCTCTTGCCAAGACGGTTTCGCAACTATTACAAAAGTCAACTTCACCATCTTTTTTATAAGCCAATCCTTTATCATACAATTGCTTAAACAACCACTGTGTCCATTTAATGTATTCAGCATCTGAAGTAATCAACATTTCCTCATATTGAGTATTCATGTTTTTCATTTGCTGTCTAAAGTTTTCTATATTTTCATAGGTAACTTCTCTTGGATCCCTACCTACTTTTTTCGCATAGTTTTCTGCAGGCAATCCAAAAGCATCATAACCAAAAGGTTGAAAAACGTTAAATCCTTGATAACGCTTATATCTACAATAACTATCTACAATAGCATAGTTATACCAATGACCACAATGCAATCCTGACCCTGATGGGTAAGGAAACATTGGAGTTATATACAAATTTTTTTGATCCATTTTTTTACTTTATCTTTAAGTGTTGGTTTTAGTAAAGTTTGTAGCTTTTTATCTCTTTTGTCTATCTTTTCTTGTTGCTTACAATCGTCACATATACTTGGTCCGCTTACAAACCAAATTTCTCCTGTTTGGTTATTCATTTTAATATCTTCTCTGGTAGAAGGTGTAAATCTTTTACTACATTTCTCACAATCAAAATCAATCATCATTATATTGTGTATTTTTTTGTCATATCTGTACCAGCAAATTGTTCAATTTTGCGAATAGCAGATGATGATATATGTTCATATTCTTTATCACAGGTTAGATAAATAACATTTATATCTTTCTTAAAATCACTTGTAAATCTAAATTGATTTACTTCATAATCTAAGTCAGTACCGTTTCGTAATCCTCTAATTATAATTACTTTACAACCTTCTTTCTCATAATCTTCAACAAGTTCATGTAGAAATTTATTGTAAGTTATAACTGGTCGATTGAGTCGCTTTTCTATTTCTTTTGGGTCTTCTCTTTCGGGGTAGTTTTTATCTGGATTTATACCAATAGCAACTATGACATTTCCTTTACCAAAAATGCGCTCAGCTTTTTCAATGATGTTTAGGTGTCCAATATGCATTTTGTTAAATGAGCCGGGATAAATTGCTATTGTTCTCATAATTCTTTTTGTATTATATAATTAAAATAATGATGTCCTCTATGAAAAGGTTGATAATTATAACAAAATTAAGAAAAAATTTTTACTATTCCAAACTTGCTAAGTATCTTTCAGCATCTAATGCTGCCATACAACCAGTACCTGCCGCAGTAATAGCTTGTCTATAAACATTATCTGCTACGTCACCGGCTGCAAAAACACCTGGTATATTAGTTTTAGTTGTTCCTTTTTCAGTAACGATATATCCAGTTGAATCTAATGTTAAATAATCCTTAAATATATCTGTATTTGGCTTATGACCAATTGCTAAAAAGAATCCTGTTGCTGGTATCTCAGTTACTTCTTCTGTTAAGGTATTTTTAACTCTGATTTTAGTAACAACTTGACCGTCTCCAACAACTTCTTCGGTTACCGTGTTCATAAGTATTTCAATGTTTTCCGTATTTTTAACTCTATCAACCATAATTTTAGAAGCTCTAAAATCACTTCTTACTAACATAGTTACTTTTTTACATATTTTAGATAAATAGTGTGCTTCTTCACAAGCTGAGTCTCCAGCACCAACTACTACAACATTTTGATTTCTATAAAAGAATCCATCACAGATAGCACATGCAGAAACACCACCACCTAATTCTAAGTATTTTTGTTCTCCTTTTACACCAGAGTATTTTGCAGTAGCTCCAGTTGATATAATTACGGTATCAGCTTCGATTTGATGATCGTGATTGATTGTAATTATTTTTTTATCTGTTGAAAAATCTACTTTCGTTACCAAATTATTTCGTATGTCTGTACCAAATCTTTTAGCTTGTTCTTCCATGTTATTCATAAGATCAATACCTTTTATACCATTTATAAAAGCTGGGTAATTTTCAACATCATTGGTTGTTGTTAGCTGTCCACCAGGTTGCATTCCTTGATATAAAACAGGTTTCATATTTGCTCTTGCTGCATAAATTGCAGCGGTATACCCTGCAGGTCCTGATCCTATAATAATACATTTAACTTTTTCCATAATATTTATATAATTATTACTATATTTGTTTTATGAATGCAACCAAAAAGTTAAGAGAATTAGGATTTACTAAGATACCTTTTCATAAGCCAAATCCATATAATGATGGAGAAGCTATGATACTGGATGATCATACTACTAAGCATGTAATTGATAATAAGACAGGTAGGTATGTTCAGGTAAAAGAAAAAAAGATACATCCAAAACAAGATTCACATTGGAAATTGGTATTTAATGAACAATATATAATTTGGATTATGGTTAGTAATAATGTAGTTGATAAGGTTTATTTACAAGATAATTTTAATAAAACTAAGAAAACTGCATATGGATTCTCGTTAAGAAATGACTTAACAGAGTTATATAATTTTAATGGTAGTTTTGGTACATCCACTAAGATAGTTAGTAAAAAACAAATTATAAACTTATTACCATTAAGTATTAAAAGAGATTTTATAATAAAAGATTTATTCAAATGAAAGAATATAAGCCAATAATAATAGATCATCTTGATCTGATAGGTGATAAAACATATTTAGATGATGAAACATTATCGTCTTATCATGTTATGGCTTATAGATTAAAGAAGTTAGCTAAGAAAAATATGAGAAAAGTTAAACGAATAGAAAAAATAAAAAGAATATGCCTGAAGGACCAGAATTAAAAGATATAGCTTATATAAGAGATCAAAAAATTGATAAATTATTAAACGATAAATAAAAAGAGAGACTTTCGTCTCTCTTTTTTTATTCTACTCCTTGCATTAGCTCAAATGCTTGTTCTTTTATTTGTTTTTGTAATAACTCCATAGCTCTTGCTAATCTTGTTAAACCAATTCCAGCACCATATCTTGGGAAAAAGTCGTGTGATAAAAAGTCATTTAATTCTTTAACAACTCTTTCTTCTCCAAATAAGTCAAATAGTTTTTTAGCGTAACCACCATTTTCGATAGTATAGAACATTTCTCTCATTTTCTCAACATCACAACTTCTTTCAGCAGAACCAATAGTTTCTTGACCGAATAAAATAACATCTACCTTATTAAAAATGTTATCTTGGTTGTGTTTCATATTCCAAAATGGATTTGTTCTAATTGGAAAGTTTTGTAAAGAAACACAATGTCCTAATTCTTTCCACATTCTTGCTTCGTGTTCGTTCTCAAGAATTTCCACTCCACCATATTCTTGACATAAATCATCATAGTTTCTTTCTACTGGTGAACCAAAACCTAAATAAACTAAAAGTTCATGTTCTAATTTTAGAAGATCTTCCATTGTTCCTTTTGACTCAAACTCAAACATAGGAAAAATAGTTTCATGTCTTCCTTCGATAGGATTTTTTTCAGCACGGTAAGATGTAGTTATACAAAATACTCCTTCCCATTCTGGATTTTTTAATAATTCATGTTCTAACCACATTTGTCCTGTTTGTGGTAAAGGCCATACTTGATTGTTCCATTGATAAGTTTCAACAGAGTGAGGATTTTCACAAGCTGCTAAGATTGATAATCTTGGTTGAGCTGGAACCTCGATGAAATTTTTTGACAAAAAAAATTCTCTTAGTTTCTGAACTAGAGAATGATACATTAAAGTGTTACGCATAAGAAATTTTTTTTTTGAGTCAATTAAAAATTGTCTCAAATGTTAGTTATTATTAAATTCTAGATATATATAAAAAAATTACCTTTTGTTTAGGTAATTTTTATTTTTTATATTCCAATTTCATTTAGTTTATTTTCTCTATACATTGGCATAAATACTTCTTCAAGAATAGTTAGGCTTTTTCTTTCTGAATCTGTTAGACTTGAAACTTTATATCTTAAGCTACTACCCGTATTTCTTTTGTTATTTAGTTCTTCGTAGATGTTTTTTATTTCTTCAATATCAATATCTTGATATTCACTTTCAATAACTATATCTTGTATATTATAATTTTGATGATAAATTTCTTGTGTGAATTCTTTTGATATTTGTTTACTTACTCTAATAAATTTTTGCTTACTTGTTTGATATATTACAACATTTAGTTGATCTTTTGACTCGTTTGTTAAAATTTCTGCTTTTATTAGCGTAAGTTCATCCATTTTTATTAATTATTTTTTGTTTTATATATTTATATATTAATATATAATATGCTATGATAGTTAAAAGTTTTAATAATTTTATTAATGAAAATATGGATCAAGCAAAATCCATAATTTCTAAGAAGATGAAAGCGTTTGAGAAGCTTAAAGATCTTCTATCTAAAAACATGGGATATATTGGTAAGTTTACTGAATATCTAATGTCAGAGAATATATCGTATGAGCAGTTAGAAGAATTATATAAAAAGATAATAGATCTAAAGTCTAAAAATGTTACGTTAGATATATCTAAATTAACTTATGAAAAAGCTTTAGATAAAGCTCAAGACTCATATAATGATTTATCAGTTAATTCATTAATTAGTAAATTTCCTTCTTTACAAAAAAGTTTAGCAAGAGAAGCTATAAAAAATAATAGTTCAAACTTTAATATTTTATTAAAGGTATCTAAAAAAGATAACTTAGAAGCTTTTATTAGTAAAGTAGCAAGATATAAAAGTAAAGAACAATTATTAGATGCTCTCAAACTTTTCTCAAAAGATGCTAAAAATGATAGAGAATATGTTAAATCTATTTTACCTGAACTTAAAAGTAAAATAGTATTTGAGAATGATGAGATTATGATTGTTTATGTTCCTAAACATGAAGATATAAAAGTATTAGGATCTGATACTTCTTGGTGTATTGTTGGTGGTATGTGGAGTAGATATACGACCGGTAGATACCAATACATACTTTATAATTATGACTTAGATGAGTATAATCCACTATTTAAGATTGGATTCACTCTAAATCCGAATGGTTCTGTTCATGCAGCACACGATATATTAGATGGTTCTTGTTCTCAGGTATTAGAAGCTATTTTAGCTAAAAATAATATAACTAAGATAAATTTAATTACTGGTTTAGGTGATATAGAAGGAGCTGTTAAAAAAATTGAGGTTAAAGATATAAAAGCTAATACTTCAATAGCATCTATTGAACTACTAATTAATTCTTCTGATAAAGAAACTTTAGCTTTAATTGTTAAGAAATTATTACAAGTTTATAAATGGAGTAAAACTTTAGGATTTGAAAGAAGTGTAAGTGATGGTAGAAAGAATCTATTAATAAAATCAGTAAAACAATTATTTGCAGGTGTTGATTTAATTGATCGTGAAAAGTGTAATGCTGTTGATGAATCTTTATTCTCATTTGTTAATTATTATAAGGGAAGTTTTACCAATTTCTTTAACAAAGACTTCTTTAGTTGGAGTCTACCAGCTAATGTATTATTAAAAGTTATTGATAAGTGGAGCGATGAAACAATTATAAAAGGTGCAGTTTACTCATCTGATTTGATGGTTAGTGGTTATATAGATTATACCAAACCAATTGACGATTCTAAATTTAGAAAAGGTATAGAAGCTACTAAAAAATTATCAGATAGGTTAAATAAAATCTATAAAGATAAATCATATTTAGAATATGAAGGTAAAATAAATTTGAATCCATTTTTTAGTAGAATAGTTTTCTTAAATTATGTTTTAGGTAGACCAGAAGCTTGTCCTAAAGAATTACTAAAGTATGCTAATAATAATTCATATCCAGGATTATTTGATAAAGAAATTGATATAAGTGGTCAAACTATTTTAGGATCATATGTAAATGATTATCCAATTGAAAGTATTAAGAAGAAAGATTATCAAGATGCTTATATAAATATAGGAGATTGGAGAACATTTATTAGATTTATCCCAAGAATACTTAGACATCTTAATGGCTATAAGTTAGTATTTAAGATAGGTAAAAATAGTTTGAGAGATATTGCAACTCGTGGAAGCTATGGAACAATTCCTGAGACGGATATTATTTACTTAAAAAAGATGCAGGATATAATGCGTAAGTTCCCTCAAAGATTAGTAAAAGGTAAAAAAGTTACAGAAGGTAACATAACAATAGAAGTAGTTTAATATGAAATTTTTAAGATTATATGAAGCGTGGGTCAAAAGTGGACCGAGATATATACCAAGTGGTGCTAAATTTAAGAGTAAAGATCCTAATGATGATGCTATTTATAAAGTAATTGGTTCGGGAGAAACCACATTATCTTATAATAGTGATAAAGATCCTGAGGTTAAAAGAGATAAGATTTATAACTTCTTAAAGAATTATGATGAGATATTAGAGCCATTATTAGAACCTAATACTGAAGATACTATTCCAGAAGTTGGTTCTAGATGGATTAATAAAGAAAATAATATTGCTATTGTACATAGAATAAATAACAATTTATTATATTTTTATTTATTAAATGATCCTAGTAATCTTATATCAATGTATATAAGAGAATTTTTATGTAAGTTTATTCCTAAAGATAAAGATATTTATAGAGATGATATAGAGCTTGACTTTAATAAATCAGTTTATATTGCAGATGAAAAAGCTATAATAGGTGCTTTTTACATTAAAAAAGAGACTGATAAAGCTTATGAAATATTAAATATAAAAGAATATCAAAGAGATAGTGTTTTTATGGATGGTGCAGACCCTTATTCTGTTTCTATACATACTACTTTTCTACCTAAGTCTCAGTGTAAAATAATAAAACCGGTTGAAAGTAAAGAAGGATTTTTTTATATAAAAGTTCCTTATTGGTTATATAAAGAAAAGACTGATCTTCAAATAAAAAGATTACCGGTTAGACTTAAAAGAATTTCTATTAAAAATGATGATTATAATAAAAAAGATTTTCTTAAAATGTTTGGCAATCCTCATGTAATTAAATATTTCCAAGGTTCAAATCCTGATAAATTAACTAATCAACATATTGAGTCTTATGCTAAGCATGGAAATCTTTCATAGATCATAAAGTTGAAATCATATTGGTGTTTTTCATCTTTATCATGAAATTCTACTGAATTTAATATCCATTCACTTCCTATTTCTGGAAAGAAAGTATCTGCATCATCAATTGTAGTATTTACTTTTGTAATATCAATTCTATCTAATAGATGCATACTTTGTTTGTATATTTGACCACCACCAATAATAAATACGTCTTCTCCTTTTGTAAATTCAATAGCTTGTTCAATTGTTTTGAAAGTAAAACAATTTTCAGGTACTTGATAATTTTCTTGATTTGTTATAATTAAGTGAGTTCTATCTGGAAGAGGTTTTGGGAAAGTCTCAAATGTTTTTCTACCCATTAAGATAAAGTTACCTGATGTAACTTGTTTGAATCTTTTGAAGTCATCTGGTAAGTGCCAACACAAATCATTATTTCTACCAATTGCCCAATTATTAGAAGCTGCTACTATTGCTGTAATCATTAAATATAGTTTTTCTTTTTATATTTAATAATCTATAAAAGTTTATTGACACTCGTAGCAGTCTCTTCTTCCTCTACCACCACATTCATCACACTCTTGCTCACCAGAGCCATCACAACGTGAACATTCATATTCACCAGTTCCATCACAATTTGAACACTCTTCTCTACCTGATCCATCGCAACGATTACAATTTCTGGTTCCTTCACCGTCACAAGTAGTACAAGTTTCTCCATCAACTTCACCAGTTCCATCACAAGTTGAACAATCTTCTACACCTTCTCCATCACAGTAACCACAATCAACTTGACCACCACCGCTACAGTCATAACATTCTACATTACCGCTGCCGTGACATCTGTAACAACTTTCTACACCACTTCCGCTACATTCACCACATTCAATTTCACCAGATCCACCACATTCGTCACAAGAACCGTTGCCACCAGAAGTATCTGTTAGTTCATAATCGTATGAGTTAGAGGTACCATTATAAAGATAACCTGCTGTATCGTAGTACTTGAAGCTATCCATATAAGGATAGTATCTCATACCATTCCATTTTAGTTTAATTTCTGCTTTGCTTTCATCATAACTTAATTCATTACCATTAAACATTAAGGTCATATCACTATATGTTTGATATTTTTTATAATTAAATCCTTTCTCAATTGCAAATTCCTTAAATAAGGTTTCATCAGCAGAATTTATAACATAAACTCTATCCATTATTTTTCTACCTTGTACATCAGTCCAAAGTAATGCTCTTCCGATTATTTTACTTTCATCGTCTTTAGCTTTAAGTATGATTAGTTGACATACTTCTGGATTTTTAACATATATATCTAAATAAGGTTGACATTTATCATATCTCATACAAGAACCACCTAATGTACCTGCAATTTTATAATAATTATCTGCTAAGTACCAATATCTTATTTGTTCCTCTTTAACTATTTCAAATCTACTAAATACATCTTTTTCTTTTTGAATAGTTGCTTTATACTTATTAACAAAATCTTCAATTTGTCTATCTGTAAATTCTATATCAGCTTTTCTTAATATAGCTCTAAGAAATCTACCAACATTCATATCAGATTTTGTTAGTTTATTTATATCATATTCAATACCTCTATGAGCTATGAAGTTTTGATACTCTTTATTATTTACTTCCCAAGTAATAAGACAAAATGGAATTGTTTTCATTTTTCTTCCATAAATCTTATCTATTTCTTCTTGTTTTAGATTTTTAATTTTAACTTCTTCACCTGTTCGTGGATAACCTTCCTCACCTAATGGATAAGTTCCTTCCTCTTTTGCTTTTTCGAACATACCAGAATAAACTTCATCTGGATTTTTTACTTTAGCAGGTGCTCTTTTAATTCTATCTTCTGGTATAAAGAAAATCTTATCTTCCTTATCTAAATCAAATGTGATATGATTAGTGTTTACATCTACTTCTTTTCCTTGTAAAGAAAGTAATTTGTCTTTTAGTTCACTACCTTTTATAAGGTTTAGTAAGTCAACAAATTTTTTATCAAATACTATATTTGCTTCGAGTAGTAACTGTAATTGACTTTCATTAATAAAGTCAGCATATTTATTTAAGTTTCTCATAAATGTATATATTAAAAAAAGATTTATAGAAATTAATTTTAATATATATATTTATGAAATATATCAAATTTTTTGAAGAAGCAAATATTAATCTTTTAGAATTAGATAAGCTTAAAGGTGTTGATACAAGAGGACAAATATTAGTTAATAAATTATCATCTAATGAGCCTAAATTAGATTTTAATAAAGGCGAACAACTAGTTAATCTAATGTTAAATATGGATGACGAGTGGGTTATTCCAAGTATTGCAATTCAAGATATTCTAACAAATGGTTCTTATGATTCTGATAAAGCTAAACAATTATTCTTGAAAAACAATAGATATAAAGACGTTTTTAAGTCTGGTACTGATACTTATAAACTAAATCAAGTAAAGAAAACTCCAGATTTTGGATCTTCTGGTCCTGGTATTTTAACTAAAAAGTATGAGATAATACAGTCATTATTTATTGCATATAAGATTACTTACCCTAATTTAGATCTAACAACTTCTAATATATCAAGCTTTCTACAAGATTATAAACAACAAAAAAGTGATAATGCTAAAAAAGGTGTTCTTAAAAGAATCGGATTACATATAGATATAGATGTGATTAGTGATGAAGATATTTTAGAGTTATCTAATAATAAAGATTGGTTTTCGACTTTCACTAGAATACCTGAAGCTTTATGGAATATGACAATTGGTAGAAATAGATTATTTTCAACAACTGGTAAATATTTATTTTTTCATATAACTAATAAAGATATAGATTCTCCTGTGTTTAAGCTAACTAAAAAATTTAACTCATTTACTAAAGGAGTTAAAATAGGATTTCCTAAGTTTTGTCCGGCTGATCTTTGGGTTGTTAAAGCAAATGCTTTACCAGAAATAAATAGAGCTATAGATTCTTGTGTTAATATAAATGATTTAATAACTTTGGTGGATATGTATTTTGGTAGTATTGATATGATACCAATATCTCTTAAAAAGGTTCTAAAAGGAGAAAGTTTCAAAATTATTGTTAATCGTACGGTAGGTAAAAAGCTTCCAGACTTTTATATTAAAAGTTTTATGTTGGCAGATGACCCTTTCAAAGGAGCGGGAACAACAATAGTAACAAAATCTGTTTGGACTAGTGAAAATCCAGTACCAGGTGAAAAACCAGAGGAGCTTGAGAGAGTTGTTAAAATTGATTCATCTGAGAAAGGTAAAGCAATTGATGCTGAAATCACTGGAAAAAGTTCAAAACAAGGTAAAATATCTTTTGATGCTATTAATAGAATTATTAATACACATCGAGCACATTGTAATCTTATAAAAATTGATACTTTGTCTGAGTTAAAACCATTAAGTATAGAGCAACTTAAAGTTAAGATACAAACTCATTATGATATTTTAACAAATTTAAGACTTGTAAATGCTAATATTGCTTATCAAACAGCAACAAGATTAAGTTCAAAAGGTAAAGAGTATCAAACAAGATTAAAAACTTTAACAACCGAACACGATTTTATGACTAAGTTACAAGCCTTACAAGTTACTATTTGTATAGCTCAGGTTTATATGGATAGTCCTATTGAAGGTAATAAATTAATGACAAGTTTAATGAGATATGCGTTATCTATTCAAACTGATGTATTTGATACAACTCCAAAATATTTAAGGGTTATATAAATCTTTTTACATTACCCATTTTATCAAGTATTACATTTTTACCATCTTTTCTTCTTGCGATAATTTCAATACCTGAAAATCTTGCTTCATAAATATCATTAGCTAAGGTTCTAACAGGATTACCCATTGCGTCTTTTAATATTAGTTTACCATCATTAGCAGTAACTAAAAATTGATTACTATCTTGATCAAAAGTGGCAAAATTAACATTTTCTGCAATTCTTCTTCCTGGATTTCCCCATTTATCACATACATACAAAGTACCATTTAATATCTTAAATAACATAACTTTAATAAATTTTAATATATATATTATATGAAAAAAAAGCCTTTAGGTCTAAAAATAAATCCTGAGCTTTGGGAACGATTTACAAAGCACGTAGAATATGTTGGTTATGACCGAACCAAGCTATTTAAGAAGATTTTGGAAAATTTTCTACAAAAAAACACTAAAAAAGAATAATTAAAAAATATATTTTATATATAGGTTAGAAAAAATAAATATGACACCATGACAGCTCAAAAAGACACATTTATAGAATACAGATTAGATTATATTGAGAGTGGTGAAAAACAAGAAATGTATCATGGGATGTTATCTAAGATTTTAAGATTTGTTAGAAACGAATCTCTTAGAGATTATAGCATTTATGGTCTTACTACCAAAGACGAATGGAAGCTTCTTATGAAAATAGGTAAGTGAACACATAAAAAAAGAAGAGTAAAAACTCTTCTTTTTTATTTTTTATATTCTTCAAAGAATATTTCAAAGATTGCTTGCATAACTGGTACACATATTGAATTACCTGCTAATGCAACGTGTTTATTCCATAATATATTAGTTGATAAAAGTTTATCTATATCATCGTCTTTAACTCCCATAAAACGATAAGCTTCTCTTGGTGATATAAATCTCATTCTACCATCATCTAGCATTATTTGTGTTATGTCAGTAGTATTTAAGCAAGGAGAACAAGCATCTATTGAGTAAATTCTGCGTCTTTGTTCAAACTTTCTATCTAATCTTTTAGCTAAAAGCTTACAAATACCTTTATCTTTAGTTTCTACTAGCTCAATAGGTGGATTAATAAATAAGTTAGAATCTACTTCACTTTCTAAAAATTCTCTCATAGAAACTGTAGGTTGTTGTTTCTTAACAACGGAATATAATTTTTGGTTAACTGATTCATGTGATTCATTTAAGATAGAGAACATAAATACTCTTTCTCTATTTTGAGCACAGCCATAATCTGCACCATTTAAGACGATCCAGCTACTACCATATCCTAATGAGGATAAAGTGTTTATATATTCTTTGAATTGAGTAATATGATTTTTAGATACTAAGTTTTTTACATTTTCCATTAGTAAAAACTTAGGTTTGTTGTAAGTAACAATTCGTTCTACTTCATAAAGTAAACCACTACGAGTTCCTTGTTTTATTCCTCTCTGTACACCAGCTAAAGATATATCTTGGCAAGGAAAAGAGTAGGTTAAAAAATCACATTCCGGAAAGTTTTTTTCGTCTATCTTCTTAACATCACCAAGATTACCTAATACTGTTTTATGTAACGAGTCGTATGCTATATTTGCATTTTTTAATATATCACAGTTTGCAATATTTATGTAGTTTATACCGGCATATTTAAGTGCTAATTCTTGTGTTCCATAGCCTGAGAAAAGACTAATTAATCTTAATTGTTTCATTTTATTTATATGATGATAAATAAAAATGTTTAATCTAAGTGACGAACACTTTTGTGACTTGCTTTTGGTTTATTTGAATGGCTCCATAATCTAGCAAAAGGAGTTGAAAAGTAGTTGTTATAAATTAGAGTATCATCTAAGTGTAAACTAATACCATTATCTTTACAATAATCACCTTTAGTTTTATCCCATAAAACATCATCAAATTTTACTTGTTTTGTTCCATCAGGAAATTCAATTTCACCTAAATTATCAGCACCTGAGTTTAATAAAAAGTCATAAACTGAAAATTTGTGTGTCCAATGAATATTATATGATCTTAGCTCATTTTCTAATTTTTGTGTCCATTCACCACCAGTGATGATATGCACTTCTCCACCATTTTTAATTATTGATTCACTTAAAAATGAGAAGAATTCTGGCATGGCATCAATTACACCATGTATGTCTAAACCTACCTTGAAGGTATCTTTAGAATTTTCGTTTACTATTGAGCTAAATTTTATCATAATTTATATATTAAATTATTTCTTCGATTTTTTTATCCCTTAATTCAGCAATTGTCGGAATTTCATATACAAAGATATGAAAATAATTTGAATTATTCACAACATGCATATTCAAATTATTAGATGTGGAAGACATATTTAGCTGAGGTTCTGTAACCAAGCAACTTTTAACATACTTATAAAATTCAGGAACTTCAAAGTCTTCTATAGTTGAATCTATAATCATTAAGTCAATAATCTTTTTTTGTTCTGACTCTATATTATTTGAGTATAATAATTTTATTGTATTTGTGTAAGGTATACAAATATCAATTAATTCGCTAAACTCAGGTATGTTTATTATATAAGTTGTTCTATCTTGTAGATAGATATATTCAGTTATAGTTTTATACCTCATATTCCTATTTTTTTAAGTTTTATTTCTCTATAATGTTGTATATCATCTAAAATATAAACATCATGCTTAGTTAAAAATATAAAATCATCTATATTTTCAATTATATTTTCTGTTGTACTGAGTTTAATTACTCCTTTTATCGATTCTATACGATTATCAACTTTTATGGAAGATTCATTTGTAACTATTCCTTTACTCTTCATTAAAGAATATTTCTTTGATATAATATCATAAGCTATATCAAAATATTTATTTTCCATATCTATTATGATAAATCTAATTTCATTTATATTCTCAGTATAATTTCTTATTATATTACCAATTTTAATTACTTCCATCTAATAATTTATCTATTTGTAGATCTCTATTAAAAGGCACCCAGTCAAAATTATCTTGTACAGTTGGTATGTTACTTTTATAGATGAATTTTTTAATTCTATATTTTCTTCTTATTTCCTTGTTTGTTGTAACAAGGAAAGACTCTGGTCTAATTATACCTTTTATTTTGATATATCTAACGTCAACATCTTTTGTATATAAATCAGTGATTCTTTTATATTCTGCTATTGATTCTTCGCCTTTTGAAAAATCAATATTTATATCATTATAATAATTATCAATATCTGTTATAATGCTTATTTTATCGATATAAATTTCCTCTACATCATACTCTTCACCATAAAAATAGTTTGGTATAACATAGTCTAATTGTTTTTTATTTATATATCTGATCTTCATATAAGCATGATATAAAATAAAAAAGTGGAAGTTTAATTCCACTTTCTTTTATAGTATCGATAATCCTGGTTTAGAATTTATTGTTGATAGTGATAATCTACCTGCAAAATCATCGTAAAATCCTGGCATAATCATAGCTGTAGATTCAATACCCATCATTTTAGCAGGTTTTAAGTTTGTTACAAATAGTAATGTTTTACCAGTTAACATATCAACGTAATTATCTCCTAATGTCGGTTTGATATTTGTTACGACTGTTCTAAGTTGATCTTCACCAAAGTCAACTTCTAATTTGATAAGTTTATCTGATTTAGGTACATCTGTTACCGATTTAATTGTACCTGGTTTAATTTCTAATTTAGCAGAAATGTCTAAAAATTCACTGAATTCAATTTTATCTTTCATGTTTAATATATTTATTGCTTTAATTTTACATTCTTCTTTTAGTCCTGGTATTCCTAATTTCCAGGGTTTTACTGGTTCTCCTGTTGAACAGTTTACAAAATAATCTTGTTGTTCATCTAAGAAGTCTTGTATATCATCTAAGATAACATACTGAGTTACTTCTGGGTGTCTATCTAACCAAAGTTTTATTTCATGTCCTCTTTTTACTTGGTCATAATAGACTATATCTGTTGCTTCGCATACATCTACACAGTCTGGTGTTATGTCTATTATTTCTCCTGGTAGTTGACGTTCTTTCCATAGGTCTAGCATTCTTTCAATACCTTTATCTTTCCAAGTGGAAGAGATAACGATTTTTGCACCTGTTTTTTCAATAATTTCCTTTAAGTTCTGGACGTATTCATCCCTGAAGATATGACCAAATTGGTCTTTAACTGCATAATCTACGTTTAGTACACCGTCTATGTCCAAGAATATAGTTTTCATAATTGCAAAGATATAAATAATTATTAAAACATGCAACATCATGATATATAACTTATAATAATTTGATTTTTTACAATTTTTAATTAATATATACTAATATGAAGTACTTAAAATTATTTGAAAATAAATATACTGAGAGAAATAGTGAAGAAACGGTAGATGTTATTAAATTAGATACTATGCCTTTAAGATCACCAGTATATCAAAAAGGTGAAATAATTATCTGGTCAGAATCTCGTGATGTTGATTTTGATTTTGCAGATAAACTATTGAAAAGAGTGGGTCTTAAAATTATAGGTGAACCTTATGATAGAGGTTTTTTAGTTAAATGTGAACCTGGTAAAGAGGAAGAAACAGCTAAAATGATTATTAATAGATTCCCTGAATTCTTTGATAGCTATGAAAGAGAGGATATTAGATTACCTTTTATCACTGATAAGGTAGAAAAAATATCAGATAAGGTTGCAGATATAGAATCTTTCTTTGAAAGTACTTTACAAAGAAATGTAAATGTTACTAAATATAATAAATATATTGATGATATAATCAATGAACTTAGTAAATTAAAGATAAACTAAAAAGTCCCATCAGAATGATGGGACCGAGGTGGTAAAAAATGAACAACTACCTAAATGATTTTTACAAATTCGTTATTTGCTACGGCTTTAGCAATCCACCTATTTAATTCGGAACCTTTCATTTCATTATAAAAAGTAGTTGTTCCTAAATCGGATGATAGTGCAATTTTAGATTGTCCGTTATCACTCACAGTATCTTCTATAGTTGAAATAGGAAATTGATAAACTTCATCAGCTATTTCAATTGTGTAGTATAAATTACCACTAACATAATGACTAAACTTAGCCATTGCTTTTGATTTATATAGTTCTTTCTTAATAAAATTTAAGTCCATTGTTTTTAATATTTTTGTGGTATCAAAGATAGATATTCTATTTTATATTACCAAATTAATTTTGTTCCTTATAATAATCGAAGTGTGTTCTTTCTCTTAGGGAGCACTTAATTATTTATATATAGTATAAATAAAAAGTTTACAAATGGAATTAAAAACTTATATAAGTAAAGAAGAATTAGAATTATTATTGAGTAATAATATATCATTCAAAGAATGTTTGAGTATATTAAACGTTAGTAATAGAACTCTTAAAAAATATAGAAAATTATATGGATTCTCTTTAGATAGAGTTATAAAAGACTTCTCCAGTAAGTGTCATAGATGTGATAATATAGTAGATTATAAATCTACCTCAGCTAAAGAAAAAGTATATTGTAGTAGATCTTGTGCTAATAAAAGAGAACATACCGAAGAAACTAAACAAAAGATGTCTATTAGTGCTAAATTGAACTATGTTAAGGACATACCATTTTGTCTAAATTGTAATGCTGATATAAGTCATAAAAAGAATAAGATTAAATTTTGTTCTAGGAGTTGTGGTTCTAAATATACTATGAATACCGATGAAGGTAAGGAAAGAATTAAAAATATGGTAAAAAAATCTGTAATATCACAATCCAGAAGAAGTAAGAATGAGATTCTTTTCTATGAAAAATGTAATAATTATTTTAACTCAGTTGAGAATAATATTGTTATGTTTAATGGTTGGGATGCGGATATTATAGTTCATGACTATAAGATTGCTGTTTTATGGAATGGTGTTTGGCATTATAAACAAATATATAAAAGTCAGTCATTGAAACAAATACAAAATAGAGATAGAATAAAAATAAAAGAAATTATTGATTATGGTTATGAACCATATGTTATAAAAGATATGGGTAAATTTTCTATAAAAAAAGTAGATGAAGAGTTTAATAAATTCATAGAGTATATAAATAAAAAATCCGAATACTAATTCGGATTTTTTAGTGTCCGTGGTAGGGTTCGAACCTACGCGTCTCCTCGTTATGAGCGAGGCGCCTTAACCAACTTAGCTACACGAACATATATTTATATATACTATTTTTTATTTTTGTTGAACAAAATTACAAAATATTTCTTAACAATAAATAATTTATATTAAAAATTTTTTTCTTATCTTTGTCGCTATGGAAATAAAAGTAGTCAATAATATCGCATTTAGGGTTATTCAAAGAATGGATTTTCCATTTGATGAAGAGTTTATTATAGCAGAAGATATTTCACATTTCTATGCGGATGCTAATACTATAAATATAGTTCTTTTAAGAGATAATCCAACCAAGCCAATTATGACATATAAAGATGTCTTAGAAGAGATTGAGTATTTATATGATGATTCTATTAGATGGAGAAGTGATGAGATTAGAGATAAGCTACGTTTTTTTTATCATAAAGTATCTAATATAATGAAAACTTATAAAAGAGAAGAAAAGATTAATAAACTATTACAAGTAAATAAATGGGAGTTACATCTAGCATGTTAAAAAATAAAATATATTTATTTGATAAATGGTTATCTAGTGGTGAAAATATGCTTTATTTATTATCATTACTGATTATATCAGTAGTAATGACTAATTTTGAAGTAACTCTTTTCTATGGTATTGGCTTATTATCACTTATTTGCTTTTATATGGTTTTTATTAAAATGAAAATCAATTCTAAAGAATGGCAACTTGATAAGTCGGTTTATAAATTACCAATAGTAGGTGAAACAATAGTTGTGCAAAAAGACTTTAAGTATGATTTAGCTAAGGTTCAAAATAGTAAAAATTATATTTATAGTAAGGCGCTACAAAACTTACTAAAAGGATTTGAATTTGATGTAGTTAGTATAGAAGAATTGGAAGATGATTGGATAGTTGAATTACAATTTAATTCAAGAAGTAAGCCTATTGAATTATTTTGGTTAGATGTAAAAGATTACTTTATGACAATTGCAGATATAAGAGAAGATAAATTAAATAAATTATTAAAATAATGTTACTTTATAATATCTGATTTCCATAAAAAGTCTTTATATAAATTATCAGTATTTATTGATTTGTAAAGTGCTGTTTTGTTTTTTATACCTAAAAATAGTATAACATCTGATATATCTATAAATTCATTTATTAGTATAAGTTCTTTGTTGTATTGTTTTATATTTATATATTTTTTACCTTTGTTATTAAGCTTATTCTTAAATTTTAATTGTATATCAATTATATCATCTTTTTTTAGCATATTATAGCTAAAATAATAGTTTTTATGCTTAGAACATTTTCCTTTTAACACTAACTTAATACCATTTGTATTTAGATTTAGACTTTTACTACATTTATTTATACTATCCCATTCTTCTATTAAGTTACCATCTAATGAATATTGATATATTTTTACTTTTTTAAGTCCCTTATCTTTTCTAACATTTATGTTATTTTCAATAAAAATTTTTCTTAGAAAAGTTCTACTTATATTTAATAATAAGCATATTTCTCTAGTTGTTTTATTCTCATTATATAATTTGGTAACTATAGGTGCTAATATATCTCGTTTTGACTTCCATCTATCATGTATTATTTTTTTTGTTGAATCTTTCATTTTTAATCCACCGTTATTAGAAGCCTTAGGTCTTGCATTATATCCATTTATATATGTATTAAACTTATCTATATAATATTGTTCTCTTAATAGACAATGATCTATTGCACACTCTTCAACTATTTCAAATATTAAATTGTCACCATTGAAGTATTTATTGAATGCTTTTTGTAAAATATTACACCCTGAATTATTATTTTTTAATTGAGATATATGTGATTTCCATCTTCCATAAAATCCATCTTCACCAGAAGCACTACCTATGTAAATTTTATTAGATTTAGAATCACAGAAGAATATTTTATACACTCCAGTTGTCTTTGGAAATTTATCTATATCGTTTATTTTATACATGTAAATAGTTTTTTTATTATATATAAAAATAAGTGACTACCATTTATATAAATATAAAAAACTTTTATTATTTTTGTAAAAAAAATAACAATAATGTCACAGTTACTACTAAACTCTAAAAATATACCTTCTTTAGATGAAATTATTAGAGTCTCTAAAATTCATCCAAGTAGAATACATAATGTTTATATCTTCGGCTCGCAGGTATATGGAACATCAGATCATAAGTCTGATTGGGATATTATAATGGTTGCTAATAACTCAGTTGAATCAACAGAGATTTCACATCCTTTGTATAATATACATATTTTAACACCTAATAAATTTCAAGCTGATTTAGACTGGCATCGTATGAATGCGTTGGAATGTTATTTTGCACCAGATTGGGCAAAATTAAAAGAAACTAAGGATTTCAAATTTCAATTAGATAAAGCTAAGTTAAGACATGCTACATCACATATTTCTTCCAATTCTTGGGTTAAAGCAAAGAAAAAATTAGAGGCAGGTGAAGAAAGAATTGCTCTTAAATCATTATTTCATTCTATTAGAATTCCTATGTTTGCATCACAGATTGCAACAAATGGTAAAATTTCTAATTTTGATGCGGCTAATTTTATTTGGAGAAGATTAACAAAACAAGAAGATACTTTACTACCAAGATTAAATGATAAATGGGAATGGAATTCACTAGTAAATGAGTTTAGAGCTACTCATAATTTGATGTTATCAATGTTTAGAAATTCAGTTAGACAAGAAAAATAAATATAAATCAGTTGTTAGATTCCCTGTGAATTTAGATTATGCTAGTTTATACACAAATACTACTAAAGGTTGGTATCGTAAAAGTTTTTGGAGAATTGTAAAAATTAAGAATATATTAAAAGCTTGTCAATAAGACAAGCTTTTTTTATTAAATCATTATTTATAAAATTAAAAATTAATATATACTAAAAAACTATTTTTTAGATTATGTTACAAAAATATAATGATTTTATCTTAGAATCACAAGTTTATCAACTTTTATTAGAATCTGATGTTGTTTACTCAGACAATTTTAGAAGAGTTTTATCAAAAATAGATAATCCGGTTGCTAAAAAAATACTAGAAATTGAAAATAAAGATTTACCAGTTACAGCTAACTACTTCGATATTGATGTAAAAAGAAATGACTATTTATACTTTACTCCTGATAGAAAAGCACAAGAAATATTAAATGATCCTAAAAAATACGCAAGATTTGTTGGTCGTGAAGGTGGTTGGTTAAAACATACTGAAGCTAATGCTAGAATTTTTGAGAGATTAGGTTATGTTCCAGGAGAGCATTCACCATATAATGGTAATGAAGTAGGTGAAGTAATCTCTGAGGTTGAATCAACGATTAATCCTGGTAAGTTTTGGGTTTATGTTAAATTTCCAAGCGGACAAGGTGTTTATAATAAACAAAAATTAAGATTTGTTGATGATCGTCAACAAATGATTTGGCAGAAAAATCGTCAAGATGTTAGAGTTGGTAGAACAATGAAAGCTCTTTTAGATATTGCTAAAAATTCTGGTGACGAATCAGCTAATTTTAGCGCAAGAGATTTAGAGATTTTTGTTAACCTTTACAAAGCTCAAATGGATAAGTTCAATGATAAGTTTTCTTTATTTGATGTTGTTCAAGGTGATGACATATATCATTTTTATCAATATGATAACTATTATGAACCTGATTATACATTAGATAATTCTTGTATGTCTCATGCTACTGATGATATGTTGTCTATTTACACAGATAATCCAACTGTTTCATTAGTAATTTTTAGAGCAGATCATGATGATAATTTTGATTATATTGTAGGACGTGCTCTTTTATGGGAGTTATTAGATGGTAAAAAGTTTATGGATAGAATATACTCAAATAGAGATTCTGATGTTGAGTTATTTAAGCAATATGCACAAGAAAATGGATGGTATTATAAAAAAACTAATAATAGTTCAGGTGGTCAATATGAAGCTTACTCACCAGAAGGTAAAATAGAAAAAATTGATATATCAGCACAATTAAAAAAAGGACATGATTGTTTTCCTTATATGGATACTCTTAAATGGTATAATACAGGAACTGGTGTTATGTCAAGTGTTAGACCGGAAAAAGGTTTTTGTTATTACTGCGAAGATACTGATGGTGGTTATGATGCTGAGTGTAGAACTTGTAGTGGTAATGAGTGTATTGAATGTCCTGAGTGTAATGGAACAGGTGAGATAATTGAAAATGGAGAGCAAGTAGAATGCCCAAGATGTGAGGGAAATTGTGAAATAACTTGTCCAGATTGTGAAAATGCTGATTGGTAATTATGATCTCTAAATACAATGATTTTATACTTGAAAGTAAATTAGAACTTTTATTGGAAGCAAAATTAGAGCTTACGAGTAATTTTTGTAAAGCTCTTGATTCTATGTCTGATAATAAGATTGCTAAATTTATATTATCATTAAATGATAAAGATATTGAAGATTTAGATCGAAATCTTATTGATATTACTGATTATGAAGATAAAGTTTCTTTTATTGCTCAAAATAGATATGACTCAACAAGATTTTATAAGATGATTGATTCTGGTGATGTTTATTCTGGATTATCAGAGAGAGCATTTAAGAAAGGTTTGATTAAAAATTATGATTACTATAGAGGAATTGATACTCCATTGTTGGGTACAATTGAACCATTTGATGTTTCTGATATAGTTTCCTCTGATTTCAATAGAATAGTTTATAAGTTTACTTATAAAGATGATGATGGTATTGAAAGAGATGTTATTACTGGTGATAAATATTTAGTTAGAGATTTTTCTAATTCTACTAAAACAGAAATATCTGTTGGTAGATTTATAAGAGCATTTTTGCGTAAGCTAAATTTTGAGTTTACTGATAAAGAAATTGAAGAATTTGTAAACAAGTATAAAGCTTATATACGAATCAAAAATGATATTTTTAGTAGATTTCGTGAAGTTAGTGGAGAACAGATAAAAGAATATTATAGAGAAGAAAATTATCAAAGAGGTGGTGGTAGTCTTAATAATTCTTGTATGAGACATGAAAAATGTCAACCTTATTTAGATATTTATTCTAAAAACCCAGAAGTTTGTAAATTAATTATACTTGAATCAGATGATGAAGATGATCTTATATCTGGTCGTGCTCTTTTATGGACTGATACTAAAGGTAGGAAAATAATGGATAGAGTTTATACTACTGATAGTTCTCTTATAGAACTTTTTATAAAATATGCAATTAAAAATAATTATTTATATAAACAAGAACAAGACTTTTATGCTGACACTTTTTTAGTTAAAGATAATAAAGTTTTAAGTAAAGAAGAATCAAAAGTAGTTATAAAGTTAAATGATTTGAAATATTCAAAATATCCTTATATAGATACTTTTAAGAATTATTACTATGAGGAAAATATTTTAACTAATTTTTATATCAATAAAGCAATAGCAAATGAGTTGGGTATTAAATCTACATGGTGTTATACATTAGAATATACAGATGGATCTTATTTGGATGAAGATGAAGAATGTCCAAGATGTTATGGTTCAGGTGATGCTCGTTGTCCAGAATGTGATGGTGAAGGTTGTGATGAATGTGATGGTATTGGATTTACAGAATGTCCTGGTTGTCAATAAAAAAAAGGAGACTAATGTCTCCTTTTTTATTTTTTCAAAACTTCTTTGGTGTAATACTCATCAAATCCATTAAGATAAGTAGTAATTGGTGTTGATTTTTCTGTAATGATAATCTCATCAATAAAACCAAAGTCTAATGCTTCTTGTGAATTTAACCATTTATCACGTCTTGCACTTTCTAAAACTTCATCAAAAGATTTTCCACTATTTTCTGCCAACATTTTGAAAAGAACATAGTTATATTTTTCTGATTCCATTTGAGAGATACGATTATCTTCAACGTGACCACTTGCTCCAGAAGAAACTTGGTGAATCATAACTTTTGAGAAATTAAGAGAAGCTCTTTTACCTTTTGTTCCTGATGATAAAAGAATTGAACCCATAGATGCTGCCATACCAGTGTTGATTGTTTGTACATCTGAGTTGATATATCTCATAACATCTACCATACCAAGACCTGCTAGTACTGAACCTCCTGGTGTATTAACATGCATTGTTATGTCTTTTTTCTCAACGGAGTCTAAATACATTAGCTGAGCTTGGACAACATTACACATTTGCTCATTAACAACACCGGCTACCCAGATAATTCTATCTCTCATTAAGCGAGAGAATACATCAATTTGAGTCATTCTCATTTCTCTTTCTTCAAGAATGTAAGGGGTCATACTATTCTCTACTAAATTTTTTTCAAAGTAGTGTAAATTCATAGATGAGATACCATTACTTAGTGCGTACTTTTCAAAATCTTTTTTAATATCCATAATTATTTATTAAATGTTATACATATCCTCCAGTAGAGGAACTATATTTTATAATATATAAACATAAAAAAGTTTATGAAAAAAACATTTATTTACGGATTATTTTCAGAAAGGGATAATATCATAAGATATATTGGTAAATCTGATAACCCTAATAAGAGGTTAAAAACACATATTTATCAAATGAATGATAGTAATACTCATAAAAATAATTGGATTAGAAAAGTAGTTTCAAATGGGGAAAAATTATGCTATAAAATAATTGAGGAGGTTTATTATCATGAGTGGAGACAGAAAGAAATATTCTGGATTAGTAAATATAGCAATTTAGTCAATACATCTAAGGGTGGTCAAGGTGGTAGAGGTATTAAATATAATATATCATATGAGGATTGTAAAAAATGGATTTCTGAAAACCTTACTATTAAAAGTAAAAGTAATTGGATGTTAAATAGTAAAAATTTACCCGACTTTATACCAAAAAATCCATACGAAACCTATAAGAGTAGAGGATGGGTATCATGGGGTGATTTTTTATCTACTAATAGAGTACAAGATAATAAGTTATGCAATTATCTTTCCTATGAGGAAGCAAAAGAGTGGATAAAACTAAACATGTCGAATAACATAAATAGTAAAAATTGGAAAACAGTTAATAAAAACGAATTAATTCCTAATAGACCTGAAAGATATTATAGAAATAAAGGTTGGATATCTTGGTCTGATTTTTTATCAAATAACAGAGTACAGAATCAAAAAAAAGAGTTTTTAGGTTATGATGATTTTATTAATTTTTTTATAGAGAATAAAATAATAATATCAAATATTTCTGATTGGTATAAATTTAGAAAAGATGCTCCTATTTTTATATGCAGTCGACCAGATATTTATTATAAAAATAAAGGTTGGATATCATGGGTGGAATTTTATAAAAAAATTATTATTTGTTAAATATTTTTCATATTTTTGTCAAAAATATACAAATATGAAAAACGCGATTAAGCTATTTGACTTTGAAGGTACGCCGGTTTACCTTAAATACTGGTTCTTTATTTTACTTTTGCTAGGAATAGATAAATTTATTTCTATTTTTATTGCTGTATTAGTTCATGAATTAGCACATACTTATGTAGCTAAAAAATTAAATCATTATGTAGATCACGTTTATTTAGATTTACTTAATGGTGCTGCTGCTATTGATACATCATATTCTTCTTATAAAGACACAATTAAAATTGTGGCAGCAGGACCTATTTCTAATTTACTTTTGTTTGGTATTGGTTCTTTTCTAATGAGTGTTATACCTAGTAGCTTCTTAGAAACCTTTTGTTTTATTAATATTCTATTGTTTATTTTTAATATTTTACCAATTTATCCATTGGATGGTGGTCGAATTAGTAAAGCTTGTATGCAGTGGTTGACTAAACCATCTACTGGTCGAAAGTATAATGGATATTTATCAATGGTTACAAGTATCCTTTTAATGATATTTGGAATATATTCACAAGATATTATTTTATCATTATTTTGCATCTTTTTCATTTATATCGCATATAAAGAAATAACACAATTATATTAATGTTAGATATAGGTAAAACAAATCTTTTCTTAAACGAGAACAGTTATGTTGTTAGTAGAATAATAAATTATTACGATCTTATGGGTCGTAATTGTTTATTTTTAGACGGTGTTGATAGTAATATACATGTTAAATGTAGCAAGATTACTGTTACTTCCAATAACATATCAGAGTTACTAATTAATAATCTTTTTAGAGTTGATATTATTATTGCAACTTCTATGACAAGATATGATACTTTATTAAGTAAAATTAGAGAAGTTACAGATTTACCCGTTATATTGATTACTGATAATTTTATCTATTCGGAAAAAGATTTACAAAATTTCGATTTTATATACAGATTGTATAAAATAGATGATACTAGTTATATAAATTTTGAAGATTATGAAAATAAATTTTTAGAAAAATCAAGAGTTAATGACATTAAAAATAGTTGGGATATGTCATTAGCAGATATAAAGAAACAATATATTAGAGAAGAAAAAATTAATAAATTATTATAAAAATATGAGTAAAGCTTATGTTATTTTAGAAAAAGGTTATGAATATGATGATAACATTTATAATCAAACTGATGGTGGTGATCCAAGACTAATTTGTTTCAGTAAAGAAGATGCTGAACAAAGAATTAAAGAGCTTAATATTAAAGAATATAAGACAACTTCTATTAGAAATTATGCTTATGATGTATCAGAAATTTTGAATGTTGATTTAGCAGAATATGAAGCATTTCAAAAAGAAATGAATGATAAATATGGTAAGGTAAAATCAAAATATTCTTGTGATAGTGATGAATTCAAGCTACATGAATCAGCAAATGAAGAAGAAGCTCTTCGTTATCAACGAATGGTAGATATATCATTCTATGAGTACAAAGAAACTGATATTGATGTACAAAGTCACCGAGACAAAAAAATTAATGATATTCTATAAAAGAGATTTATAATAAAGAATATATACTTTATGAAAAAGTTTATATTCTTTATTTTTTTATTATTTATAGTTATTTTTTCTTGTAAAAGTAGCAAAGATAAAGTAGAATCTTCGACTCCGAAACCGGAAGCTAAGTTAGATACTTGTCAAGCACCTATTGTTTCTGATCAATTGGTTGAGTCTTCAAGAGAACCAGCTAGTGTTGAGGAGGAAGAAATAGCTTCATCAGAACCAAGACCTTCAAAAAATGAAGTACTTAATAGAAAACCAAAAGTAAATAAACTGGAAAAAGAATCTAATACTAATTTAGATGCTAACTCTATAAATATTAATAAAGGTTTGCTTGCTTATTCGGTTCCTCTTGAAATGAAAGTTGGTGAGGAATATACTGTTAAAGTTAGAATAACTAAACAAAAAGATAGGACTGTTTTAATAGTTGGAGATAATCAAATTCCAATATCTGATGATACAACAAATGTTAGAGTAGAATCGATAAGAGTATCCTCTGTTATGTCAGCTTCACTTTATGGTAAAAAAGGAGATTTTGAGATTGAATCAACATCAACAGAATTTCAAAATATTGAAGATTTTGGTTACACTGAATGGTCATGGTTAGTGACTCCGTTAAAAGGAGGACAAAATAATCTTAAACTTAATATAAAAATTAGAATACAAGATAATGGACAAGACTTTTATAAAGACATAACAGTTTTTGAAAAGAAAGTAAAAGTCAAGTCAAATATAACATCAAGTTTTTTTGATTTTGTAAAACAAAATTGGGAATGGTTTATGAGTGTTATATTTATTCCTTTAATAAGATGGTTATTCTTATGGTGGAAGAATAAAAAAAGAAGAAAATAAAGATGTTTAATAAACATCTTTTTTTATTACAAATAAAAAAATAATAAAAAATATGGATAATATTAATTTAATTGAGTCTTTTTCTGAGTTAAAGGACATGAAAAACATCGATAAAAATTCGATGGTGAAAATAATGCAAGAAGTTTTCAAGACTATTATTGCTAAAAAATATGGAACAGCAGATAACTTCGATATTATTGTTAATCCTAATAAAGGTGATTTAGAAATCTGGAGAAATAGAATTGTTGTTGAAGATTCTTATGAAGATTTTGACGAAAATTTACATATTAGAATCACTGATGCTAATAGAATTGAGGATGGTTTTGAATTAGGTGAGGACTTTACTGATGAATTAAAAATTGCAGATATTGGTAGAAGATCAATCTCAACAATTCGTCAATTTCTAAAATCTAAAATTTTAGATTTAGGTAAGCAAAATATCTATAAGAAATATAAAGAAAGAGAAAACGAAATTATTGTAGGTGAAGTTCATCAAGTAACTCGCAAAGAAGTAGTTATTTTAGATGATGAAGGTGCAGAATTTATTTTACCAAGAACTGAACAAGTACCCGGTGATTACTTTAGAAAAGGCGACTCTGTTAGAGCATTATTAAAAAGTGTTGAGATTGATGCAGGTAAACTACATATGATTTTATCAAGAACATCTAATAAATTTATGGAGAAATTATTCGAATATGAAATTCCAGAAGTTTTTGATGGTTTAGTTATTATCAAAGGTGTTGTAAGAGAACCTGGTAAAAAGGCAAAAGTTGCAGTTGAATCTTACGATGATAGAGTAGATGTTGTTGGAACTTGTGTTGGTGTTAAAGGTGGTAAAATTTTACCAATTGTTAGAGAGTTAAATAATGAGAATATTGATATTATTAACTATACAACTAACAGTTCACTTTATGTTATGAGAGCTTTAGGTAATATGAAATGTGATGTTACTATTGACAATGTTACTAAAAGAGCTATTGTTACTATGCCATCTGAGTTTATTTCATCTTCGATTGGTAAAGGTGGGTTAAATATTAAATTAGCTAGTAAATTAACAGGTTATAAAATTGACTTATACAGTGATGATATTTCTGATGAAGATGTTCACTTAGATGATTTCATTGATGAAATTGATGGTTGGATTATTGATCAACTTAAAGAAATTGGTTGTGATACTGCAAAGAGTGTATTAAAACATTCAGTTTCTGAATTAGTAAAACGAACAGATTTAGAAGAAGAAACCATTAGAGAAGTAATAAATATATTAAGTTCAGAGTTTGAATAAAAAAAGACCCAATTGGGTCTTTTTTTATATCTTATAGTTATCAAAGTCAGAGTATTTTGGTTTCTCATTTACTAAATAATATTTTTCTGTTATTCCGTTATATTTTATGATTTTTAGGAAAGCATCCGGTACGGTTGCACCACTTGGTAATTTTATAGAATTTGGTGAGAATATTAGTTTTATTTCAACTTCAACCGAATATTTTTTAGCTAATTCCCTTTCATAGATTTCGAGTAATCTCCAAGCTCCTCTGTTAAGATATTGATTTTGTAAAGCACAATTTAGATAAGTAAATGTTTTATATAAGGTTTCTTTATCACAGTTAAAGTCCGCAGCAGGAGCACAATGCCCTTTATCATAGATATTATTTTCATAATCTTTATCATCTGACGTTTTGTATTCTTTTTCTATATAGAAATCCATACCTTGTCTGGATGCTTGGTCATTTTGACATAAAATTTTATAGTTAACTCTTAGTGGTTGTTCTAATTTTTCTGAGTAAACAACTTTGAATATTCCTTTATCAATGAAAACACTATCTCTTAGTGTTTGTGATAATGAAATAAAACTTACCAATAAAAGTAAAGTGGTAAATAAAATCCTTTTCATAAAATCTTTTTTATGTATATATAAAAATTAATATATATAATTTTATGAGATCAATAGTAGCAATAATTCTAATTATTATATCATTTACGTTAGGTATTTTATCTGATGTTAACTATTTCAATGATGTAAGATATCCTGTATTTTCATCATTTGTTTTATTCCTAGTATCTATGTATATTCTTTGTACTAAGAAGAAGTAATAACGTAAACTAGAACCTTACCGTGTTCTTTTATAAATTTAAGCTCACCGTGAAATCCTAAGCTTTTAGCTTTAGTTGAGTATTTATCATATAAGTCATCAAACTTACTTTCAAACACTTTTACCTTTTCAATTCCTAACTTTTTTAATATCATTCTTTAAGAGGTATTCTTGGATCAACATCAAAATTATCATTGATATACTCTTTTAGTTCATTTTCTATAAAATGTTCAGGTACAATTTCACTATCCGGTATTTGTGCCATTTTATTACTAATAAAATTTGTAAAGTCGTTAAGAACTTCTGGCTTAATTGCATCAATCAATCTATCTGAAACTACAAATGCTCTTGAGAATCTATCTTTTAGAGGAACCTGACCTTCCGGTAACATCATATAAGTTTCAACAGATTTTTTTAGAAAGTCAGCATATTTTGATTGTGGATTTAGATAATCAAAAATAGTATCAAATACTCTATGAGCTAGTCTTGAAGAACCAAATATGGTTCCGACCACAGCTAATATAGGAAAAAATGGAGCTAGTGATAAAGGAACAGCAGTTGGTATTATAGAAAATATATTCTTTTTGAGATTAGTTCTTTTCTTAGCCACGATAGCATCCTTAAAAATAGCTTTAAGAATACCAAAAGTAAAGTTTTCACCTTTAGAATGAAGATAAGTAGCTAAGTGACCTTGTTTAGATAAAGCTACTTGTCTTTTTAATTCTTGTTTATCGGTAACACCTATACTTTTTAAGTAGTTAGTGATATTCTTATCATATTTTTCTAAGATTAAGAATTCATTATAATTTTTTATTTTATCCATATTTCTCGTAGTATTTAATTATTGTTTCTTTTGCTTTATCTGAAAGTAATTCCATAGTCATTTCTATGTTTTTAGCATTTTCTCTCCATTTTATAGAACCTGACTTTTCATCATTATGGATTCCATTCATATAATCTATTCTTTCTTCCCAAGATTCTTTACCATCAATAATATCAAATGGTATTCCTTCACCGTCTATTTCAGGATATTTAGAACAAGCTATGTACCACTTTTTACTAGGACTTCTTTCTTTTTTAGTCCAAGTTAATTTTAGTTTATCATACTTATTATCTTTAGGTAGTATTCTAAATAATAAAGACATTTTATTCCACATAGAATAACCATCGTGTGATTTTGAACACCATTCAGTATTTTTTGCAGTTTCTGCTGATGCAGTAAAGTTTATAGGAATTAAAATATCGACTTTATCATCACTAAAAACAATATCATATTTAGCTTCTTCTGTTTGTATTTTATATTCTTCTTGTATTTTAGACATATGACCTTCAAATTCATATAATGATTTGAATTTTAATATATCATTTTCTAATGTTTTATTTAATTGACCTCCTAAGTAAAATGACCCTTTTTTAACTTTACTTTGATACCAGCCAGTTGAGAATATAAATAATTTGAAATTTAGATCAGAATCAAAATATCTATCAAATTCTTCTTCTTTTTCAATTTCATAGTAAGTATCAGCTTTCATTTTTTTATACATACTTATAAGCCATTTAGTATATTTACCTGGTTTAGAAAATTCTTTTTTTCTAACTGAAGTAGGATCTAAATTAACTAACTTATAGAATATTTTCTTATCTAAGTCTGGGTACCATTTTTTTCTAATTTCCTCACTTCCGATACTTTTTTCTAAAAGCAATCCTGAAAAATCATCAAATCTTAAAATTTCCATATAAAAACAAAGAATAGTTTTTACTATATATAAAATTATGAATGCAGAAAAGACAATTTCAGATTTTTTATCCAATGAGTACAAAGAGTTTGCTATGTACTCAATCGAAGGTCGTGCAATACCTTCTGTTATAGATGGATTTAAGCCAACACATAGAAAAATTATACATATCTCTAATCAAATTTGGAAAACAGGTAATGAGAAAAATCTAAAAGTTTTTCAATTAGCAGGTAAAGTAGCTTCTGATGCTTTTTATCATCACGGTAATACATCATTAGAAAATGCTATTGTAACGATGGCTCAAAAGTTCAAAAACAATGCTCCTTTATTAGAAGAGATTGGACAGTTTGGATCTTTAAGAAGTCCACAACCAGGTGCAGCACGTTATATTGGAACTAAGTTATCTAACAATTTTAGGTTTATCTATAAAGACTTTGATCTTTTAGAATATAAAGAAGAAGAAGGTGAATCAATTGAGCCTCATTACTTTTTACCTATTATTCCAACTATCTTATTAAATGGTTCTTCTGGTATTGCAGTAGGATTCTCATCTAATATCTTAAATAGAGACATTAAAGACATTATAGATTCTTGTACTAAGGTTTTAGCGGGAAAGAAACAATCGTTGATAAAACCTTCTCTAAATGAGTTTACTGGTGAGTTTATACAAGATAAAGAGAATAATAAAAGATGGATAATAAGAGGTAGATTCCAAAAGGTAAATACATCTACGGTTAAAATATTAGAGTTACCACCTTCTATGACTTATGAGAAATATGAAGAGATATTAGATAAGTTAGTTGATAATAAAGATATAGTTTCCTATGATGATAATTGTAAAGATAATATAGATTATACAATTAAGTTTCAGAGAAGTGTTTTAGAGAAGTTAGATGATACAGCTTTAATAAAGCTATTGAAGTTAGAAGAATCATCAACTGAGATATTTACTTCATTAGATGAGAGAGGTAAATTAAAAATATTTGAAACTGCGGAAGAGATTATAGAATATTTTACTAACTTTAGATTAACTTATTATATTAAGAGAAAAGAGTATTTATTAGATAAATTGAATAAAGAGCTAAAAATACTAAGTAATCGTGGAAGATTCATAAAGGCTATTTTAGATGAGAAAATTAAAATTAATAATGTTGCTAAATCAGAAATAATTGAGTCTATAAAGTCATTAGGTTTAGATTTAGTAGATGATTCATATGATTACTTATTAAGAATGCCAATTTACTCTTTAACTAAAGAGCTTTTTGAAAAACTAAAAGAAGATTTTACAAAGAAAAAGCAAGAAATAAAAGAGTTAGAAGAAACAGATCCTAAAAATATGTATTTAGAGGATCTTCAAGAACTGAAAAAAAGATATAAATAATTGTTTATATCTAAATAAAACATTAATTTTGTAGAAAATAATTAAAAATGAAACAACAACTTGTAGATTTGATACATAGCAAAGCGCCTGGTTCTAAACCACTTTTCTTGGTGGTTAGAGGTTCTCATGCTTATGGTACAAATATAGAAACATCAGACGTCGATTATGCTGGTGTATTTATCCAGTCATTAGATGATATATTGGGTAGTAAATATGTAGAGCAAGTAAATGATGATAAGAATGATATTGTTATTTATGAAATAAGACGATTTTTAGAGCTTTTAGGTAAAAACAATCCAACTGTATTAGAACTTCTTAATACACCAGAGGATTGTATTATTTATAAAGATCCTGTTTTTGATATGATTTTAGAAAATAGAGATCAATTTATTACTAAAGTTTGTGCTAGATCGTTTGGTGGTTATGCTACTACTCAAATTAATAAATCAAAAGGACTTAATAAGAAACAAAACTGGGAGAAAGATAAAGTAACTCGTAAAGATTTGCTCGACTTCTGTTATGTTATTGAAGGAGAAAAGTCTATACCTTGGAAAGTATGGAATAATGGCACTTATGAAGAAAAGTTTATAGGTGCTGTAAATATTCCACACGCTAGAGATATGTATGCTTTATTTTATGATATAAATGCTTATCATGCTTTTAGTGAATCAGTTCCACAAAATGTTAGAGAAGCACATATTAAACTTAGAAAGGATGCTGATTTACCAGTAGGTTTAGGTTACAAAGGTTTAGTTAAGCTTGGTGATGTTCTTGAGAAGTCTGATGAAAATGGTATGTTGGATATTAGTACAGAAGAACTAAAAAATTACATTTCTGGTTCTATTGTGAATTCTAATCAACTACGTCTTTCAAGTATTCCAAAAGGTGAGACTCCAATTTGTACAATTTTCTATAACAAAGATGGTTACTCTGAGCATTGTAAAGACTTTAGAGAATATGAGGAATGGTTAGAGAAAAGAAACACTCAAAGATGGGTTGATGTTAAATCACACGGTCAACAAATCGACGGTAAAAATATGCTTCATTGTGTAAGATTAGTTGATATGTCTCGTGAGATTGCAGAAGGTAAAGGAATTATAGTAAGACGACCTAATGCTGAGCAACTTCTTGCGATTAGAAGAGGTGAAGTTGATCTTCAATCTTTGATTGATTATGTTGAAAAAGAGATTGTTGAAGTCGATAGAATTTTCAAAGAGTCTAATCTACCTGATAAAGTATCAGAAGAGTTTATAAATGATTTGTTAATTAAAATTAGAAAAATATCATATGGTTTTTAGTATTGCGTGTTTAGGATTTTTTTGTTTAGGTATTCTTTTAACTAACTTGTATAATAAAATTATGTACAAGAGAGAATCTGATAAGATATTAAAAGAGAGAAATTCATTCTTTTCTAAGGTTTTAGAAAAAATCTATTCTAATGAGGTTCAATTTAAGGATAGAATAAATAATTCTGTTACGTTAACAACGTCAATTGAAGGAACTGGTTTTATTGATATTGTTTATATTATGGATAATAGACAAGACGTTGCTATTTTTAGAAATGGTAAGTGTATTTATACAACCGATGGTATTGATGAAAATATTGTTGATGAATTGATAACTACTATTAATATCTATTTCAAGTCAGAGATAAATGATGTTATAAGTGTTTTAGGTATGATATTTTATAAACCTACATTTGAATCAAAATTTGGAATTAAGTTATCTGACTTAAAAGCAATGTATAATTTCGATGAAGAGTTTGAAAATAAAGCTAAGCAAAAAAGTGTTAAGTCTTATAATATAGATGAAATCTTGGACAAAATTAGTGCTCAAGGTATTCAAAGCTTAACTTTAGAAGAGAAAAAGTTTTTAGATAACTATAATGGATGATATTAATACCGTAAGTCAATTTGTTATAAAAGATTATAGAACTATACAAGGTACGATAAATATCATCTTTGAGATAGATAATAACTACTTTTATATTGAAGATGATTTTGAAAAAATAAAAGATGTTGATAAGATGCCGGTTTATATAAAAAAAGACTGGTATAAGTATAATAAAAAAGAATTAACACTTGAAGTTATTAATTCTCATATTTCATTCTCTAAAGAATTAGAAGATGATGATTTATTTAGAAACTTGGTATCTATACGAAGAGATTATATTATTGATAAACTATAAAAAAACCACTCAATAGAGTGGTTTTATTTTTATAGTGGAAGTTCTTCTTCTCCTTCTTCTGTTTGACCTTGTGCCTGACCTTGACCTTGTGCCTGACCTTGACCTTGTGCCTGACCTTGACCTTGTGCTTGACCTTGTGCAGGTGCTTGAGTCTGTGGTTCTTCAAATTCATCATCACCTTGTGCTTGACCTTCTGGTTGAGCTTGCATTTGTGGTTGAGCTTGCATTTGTGGTTGAGCTTGCGGTTCAGTTTGTACTTGTACTTGACCTTGTCCTTGAGTTTGAGCTTGAGTTTGACCACCCATTATTGCACCACCTGGAATTTTATCAACATCAACAAAGTTAAGTGTTACATATTTAATTATTTCCTCAGCAATATCTACATCACCAAAAAATTGACGTAAATTTTTACCTGTGGTGTCTTTTACTTTTTTTACATAAGCATTAATAAGAGATTGAGGAATATCAATCATAGTTTTTACTTTATAAATATCATTTACTTGTAATACTGATTCTCTTATTATTTCTTCTCTATTTTTCTTAATACGAAAAGATTCAAATTTTTTAACGTGTTTCATCATTAAAGATTAATTTTTTTATTATATATTAATATTAAAAACTCATTTTTTTCACTTTTTAGTGAATTATTCCAACAGATATTAAAACTAATCCAACTATAGCCAGTGTTCCTAAAGAACCACCTACCCACATCTTAGTTTTCATCTTACCGATCTGTTTATCTTTAATATCAATTTGTTCTTTTTGATTAGCTAGTTGTGATTCGAGAACTTGATTTCTTTGCATCCAAGATAAAATTTCACCTTGTAAGTCTGTAATTTTACCATCTTTTATTACTAATTGTCCTTCTAATTTACCCACCGTAATATTTAATTTAGCAATAGCTTCATCTTTTTCTGAAATTACTTTTACACAAAGAGTTTCATATTCTTTCATCTCAATAGAAAGTTTTTCAAATTTTTCTAAAAGATCAGAACTATTATTTAATTTCATAGCTTGTGGTATTGTCATTACGACGACTTTTTGTCCTAATGAATCTATCTCAAATTTAGGATATTTTATTTCTGGAGTTACTTGTGCAAATAAAGTAACACTTATTAGTAGTGTTAATAATGTTAATAAATTTTTCATAAACTAATTTAATTTTTTATTTAAGGATTCTAATAGTTGCTCGTCTGTTAATTGTGGTGGATTTTTCTTAAAATCTTCAATCTCTTGTCTTGTTTTAGTTATTCCACCTTTTAGATTATCTAATTCAGCTTTAGTCTTATTTGCCTTTTCGATAGCAAGTCTGGCTTCTTTTTTAGCTTGAGTAACCTCTATTGATTTCTTCTTATCTTCAGCATCTTTTAGTTGGTATTTAGTTTTCCAATTTGCAATGTCTGCATCAATAGCATTTTTTTCTTCTTCTAGTTTCTCATATTTTTGTTCTAACTCTTTTAGTCTTTCTTTATCTTCATCATTTCCTGACAAATACCATTTTAGACCAAAAAAAGAAACTATTACTAAAAGAGCTATTATAATATAATGTTCTAATTTCATAAAATTGCCTTTTTTTATTTTATATATTAAATATTTTATATATATTTGCAAATAAATTATTATATAATGAAATTAATATGTTTTGATTTAGATGATACTCTGTGTCATACTATGAAACCTGAGGAGGGAAAACCTTTATGGAAAGAAAAAACTGGTCAAGATTGGCCTCACCGTGGTTGGTGGAGTAAGCCAGAAACTTTAGATTTAGATATTTTTGATACAAAAGTAAATCCTTATGTTTATGAAGAGTATCTTAAAGCTGTTTCTGATCCAGATAACTATGTTATTTGTGCAACTGGTCGTGTTGAAAAATTAAGACCAGAAGTTGAGGCATTGTTAAGTAAATTAAACTTAGCATTTGATGCTATTTACTTGAATACTGGTGGTGATACTTTTACATTCAAATGTAGGTTATTTGAGAAATTAATTAGAAAATTAGGTGTTGATGAATTCGTTATGTATGACGACCGTTACGAACATTTAGTTGAATTTGAAAAATGGGCTAAAACAATTGACTGTAGAATTACTATAATTGATGTAAAAAACAAAACAAAAAAAGTTTTTAAGTAAAATGGCAACTATAACTAAAACAAAAACAAAATCAAAGGTACAAAGTATTCTTTCTAAACCTTATCGTCTTATATTGCATAATGATGATTATAATACTTTTTCACATGTTATTGAATCATTAGTTAAAATTTGTAAACATGATTATACTCAGGCTGAACAATGTGCTAATATAATTCATTTTAATGGTAAATGTGATGTTAAATATGGAGATTATGAAACTATAAGTGACATGTTAGATAAGTTAAGAAATCTTGGTTTATGTGCGACCATGGAGTCTAACTAATATATCTATTAAAGTTTCTTGGGGTTGTATAGTATTCTTTAGAATTTAATATAAATTTTAACTTTTTACTAGTTCCGTACAATATTAATTTCTGGTCCAACTACAGGAAATCAAGAATTGATTTTGGAGAAAATGTTTGTCAACGGAAAAGAAAATTCAATTGCAAAAGTTGGTGATAAAGTAACTTTTGAAGTTCCTTTCCGAGTAAGATTGTCAGATAAATTATTTAAAATTATCAGCTTTTAAATCAATGCGTAACTACAAATGGTAATACTTTTTGGATCAATTGTATTATCTTTTGCTTATTTATTTACCAAACCAACTATTGTTATTGTTTCTTGATTTGTTTATATATTGTCTTCTAACTTTTAATAATTGACTATAATCTACTGTTTCTGAGTATTCTAAGCTTCTTAAACACTCATTTACATATGTTTTGAAGTTTGAATCTTTATCCAATAAATCTTCACACATTTCTTTGAAGTCATTCTTATTAAATACTGATGTAGCATTTACAATTGTCATAACACAGTCGTCATGTCCAACATCAGCAGCATATCTAGTATTACCAGATGTCGTTGTTTGTTTAACAAAAGTTGTAATTTCTCTAATCGTTTCTTCATTATTGATAGAAAATCCTTTAGAAATCATCAAATCTTGATAATCTTTAACCATCATATTTTTATTATCCCCAACTTTTAGACCAACTTTTTCTTCGGTTGCATCAACTCGATGTTTATATCTAAAGAATATAGAAGAACCATAATCATTATTCCCATCAAAAACATGTGGCATCTCTGCTAAAAGAGTATTACCATAGTTATTTAACTCTAAAACAATCTTTACATTTTCTGGATTTAAGTAATCATAAGCTAAAACATATAATAATTCAGCTAGCTGTTTAACTGATACTAAGTTACTTCTAAATAAACCAACTTGCTCTAACCTAAAGAAATCTGTTATTGACTTATATTTCATTTTTTGTTGCTCAATTAGATCAGTTGACTTTTTGACAAGCTTAAATATATTTATAATAGAGTAATCTTGTCCTAAACCTTCTGATATATCGACTGAAAGTATAAATTTTTCATTTTTTCTATTGATAGGCATAAATAAATCATCATCATCTACCCATCTTAAATCTTTATAACTAAATCTTAATTTACTTTCAAACTCATGCATTTCTTCAAATACATAATTCTTTTTACTATTAAGTAAGTTTTCAATTATCGCTTCACTTAGTAATGATTTACTTGAGTTTATAAATCTCAAACCATATTCTTGGTTGAATGCATCTTCACCACCAATATCTTTAATAGCTTCTTCTTTCCAAGTTGTTAGCTCTGCAATAGCTCTAATTGGTGTTTCTAATCCTTTTGAGTCTATGAATGATAAAGATTTTACATCTTCGTCAGTACATTGTTCATTGTTAAATACAGAAATTACATTTTTTTGTAAATCCATATTAAATCCCATTTTTAATTTAGTTTTATCACCAAAGTAACCATTTACTAAATCATATATATGTTCTTTTGTTACGCCATATTCATATAATTTATGTTCATTTAATCTTATGTAAGTAACAAAACGACCAGGAACTTGATGCCAATAAACCCTCATTGGTTTATAGTTGTTTTTAAGTGGATCACCATCTGGTCTTTCTGCATCGGTTAGTAACTTATGAAATAAGTTCATACCGTTTGGTGTGGAAGTAATAATAATTTTTGAGTTTTGTACCGCTGATACTGTTGGAAAAGCAGCAGTATAGTAAGGTTCAATAATATTTGAAGGAATGTGAGCAAACTCATCAAGATAAAGTACGTCAATCGTAAAACCGATCGCAGGAGTTTTAGATCTTGCTGATGTTTTTATTCTACAACCATTCTCAAATGTTAGTGATTTTTGATTCCAAGTTTTAATTCCTGGTTTTAAGAAGAAAGGTAAAAGTGTATAGATTGATTTAATTTTATCAACAATCTCAACTGCTGTATCACCTTTATTCGCCACAATCATTATATTTTTATCATTGTTAAATAAGATTGTATGCAACATGAATATTGCTGATGAGATAGTATTGTGTGATAAAATACCATTTGTGAAAAATCTATGATTTTGATGATCCACAGTTAAGTCAAACATAGAAGACTTAAAACTATCTCTATGTATAGAGATCACTTCTTGTATACCATTTTCTGTTTGTATTAAGTTACCTATTGTTAAATTTTTGGTAAATATCTCATTGAATTTTTCATCAAATAGTATATGATTATCCGCACATGATAATTCAAAATCTTTGGTTTTCACTATATAATGTCTATATGGTTGTGTTATATGTATATTTGATACCTGTTCATAACCAGTATCAGTTTTAACCTTCATGTCCATTGTGGACAGTGAATTTAATATCTTTTTAGATATATCATCCTCATTTAGTGATATATCTCTATATTCATATTTTTCTATTAAAAAAATTAACTTCTTAATTGTAAATATTAAGAGTTTTTTAATATTAAACATTTTTTAATTGTTTCTTTTTTAGTATAAAATTAACAGTTTTAAGAATTGTTAATTCTTTATTATTGATATATTCTTTTTCACTAATATGTAATACAGTGTAACCTGATTTTTTAATATTTTCATCTCTTCTTCTTTCTCTTTCTTTATTCTCTGTTGTATTTCTATGATAATAAGTCCCATCAAATTCTAAAATTAGTTCTAAGCTAGGAATGAAAAAGTCCGGTAATATATATGATTTATTCAGTTTTAGTCTATATTCGTAGTTTTTTTTGCTATCATGTATATTATTATCATTATCAAGTTTCGCAAAATATACCTTATCCGTAAACCCAATATTTAATAGTTCTTTATAAATGTTAATAAACAATTCTTGACTTATTTTGCTGTAGTTTACCTTTTGGTAATTATTTAACCATTTTTCTTGTCTATCCATCCATCTTTTGTATCCATCAACTTCACCATATTTTTTAATACATTTCTCAAGAGTAAATGTTGATTGTCTTTCGCTAAGCATTTTCTTAGAAGTTTCTTCATCAAATCCTTTATCTAGATAATATTTTAATGTTGTATTAGAAACCCTATCTTTAATTATATCTTTTACAAAAGAACTTATATGTTCTTTTGTATTTTCAATTTCTTTATAATTAATAAAATCTTTAGAAAAGGGACTTCTACTTTTTCTTTCTATTTCAGTAGTGTTATTTTTATGATTAGGATTTTTTTCTCCTTTTATCTTTTCTGAAAACAAGTTCTTGTATTTTTCTGTTTTCATATGTTTTCCTGAATTTTTAGCAGTTTTTTCTTTATCTGATGATGTCATTATTGGTGCATTTGGATATAGTTTTTTATATTCATCTGTTGTCATATTATTGTGACTAAATTTTAGATGTCTGCCATAAATTCTTTTACATTGCTCACCACATATCCTACAAGTTATACTATCAGTTGTATCTTTTATTTCCATAATTTATTTTTTATTTATATATTAAATATTTATGGCTTCCTTTCAGGTTGGTTAATGTTTTCTAAATAAAATAAAATATCATATAACTTTATTTTGACTTTTTCTAATAAAGAAAGTTTTCTTTCTTGTTTTAATATATAATAATATAGTTTACCTACTCTGAAATCAATTTGAATTCCATTTTTTTCTATACTACATATTGAATTAAATGAAAAACATTTTCCAACTTGCCTACTCGCCATTAAGATATTAAATCTATTTTTTACAAAGTTTTCTAGTATTTCTTCTTGATAATCTCTTAGTTGTATATGATCAATTGAACCATCTTCTGTTTTTACCTTACAGTACTTTTCTGTGAAGTAATCTACGTTTAAGGCACATTTTATATATTCTTCTTGTTCTTCTGGTGACATTCTAAAAGAAACACCAGCTCTTCTCAAACCTACTTCGGACTTTAACCAAGGGTTCTGAAACCTCTTAATAACTATACCGTCATTGATCTTATCGGTTGCTTCATCAACAAGTCTAGTAGTAAAGACCATTTGTCTTTCTTGTTCTTGTTTAGCCATAGGAGTATTTATTTTTTTATATATATTGTAAAAAACCATCTACATATGTCAAAACAAGAACAAGAAAGAATTAGATTACAAGATGAGTTCGATCAAATACAATCAGAAAACTCTGAATTTGATATATCAAAGCACTTAGCAAGACCTGAGGATTTACCTGATTTAGGTGAAATTGAGCTTTATGATTACGATGCTGATTTAACTGTTTCGATGCAACAATCAATGGGTGTATTGGAGTCGTTAGTTGATTTATATTTAAGTGATATACCTAAACTTAAAGATCACAATTATATAAAAAATAAAATGCGTGAAGATGCTACTGTTTATGCAGAAGCGCTTTTTTTAGCTAAAATGACTAGAAAAAACTTTTTATCACAATTAAAACAAGTTGATAATGGTGATAATGCTGCTAGAATGCACGAGGTTGTCAATCAAACAATTGGTCAGATTAGAGAGAATAGTAAATTCCTTTTAACACAAAGAACTGAACTTGAAAAGTTTTATAAGACTTTAAGAAAAGACTTAGGTTATAATGAAATTGAGAATCCAGAAGTTAAGAAAGCAGAAGAACAACAAAATTCAGAAGAAAGTAATGATGGAATGGTTATGGATAATAGAAAGCTTAATGATTTAATTAAGAACGCTATGGTTAAAAAAGACGAGAAATAATATGCCACTACCGCATTATCCCAATCCACAGGGATTTAATTGGAGTCCTAAGTTCAAGAAAATACTTAGAATTAAGAAGATTAAGAGAATTATAGAGAAACTTGAAAAATAATATTTATGTCAATTAATTTATAGTTTATCAAATTGTCACTTATTATATTTTCAGAGTCCATATCTATATTTATTCTGTTTGTTCTGGATTGATATCCTACTGTATTGGAAGGAGTTTCACAAAAAAATATCAAGTATAGTATATTCATTATTCATGAATGATATAAATGGTATAAAGTTATCTCTTATATCAAACCAGTCAAATACTTCAGTTCTGCCTGAAAATATACTTTTATTACCTTTAGTTATTTTTAACTTATAGATATTGCTAGTAATGTTATTTATTGATTTAGCCTTTATCTTAGCTTCTGATGTTCCCCAGCTATTAACATCTATGTTAAAATCTTCGTCTATTAAGCTAGCGAGTAAATCACTAAATAATGATTGAAGATCTTTTTCAGTTTCTGTATTTTCGTTAAAATTTCTTAAATAAATCATAATGGAAGCTTTCAAATTTTCTAACAATATTTCTCCATTGAAGTTCAACTTTAGAATCAATGAATATGTTTGCTTTATTGAATGTTACTTGTTTTATAATAATTTCACACTCTTTATCTTTTATTGTGGTTCTTATTTGTTCTTTAAGTGCTTCTTCGGTATTATTTACTAAGAAGTGAAGAGTATCGTTTGCATTCATTAGCATTTTAACTGTATTAGCATCATCTTCATATAAAGTAACTCCGTCATATCTTTCTACTTCTTCATTAATAAACTTATTATCTTCTATCTTTAGACCAATTAAAAACTGAAGAAGTAATTTTGTTTTAGCATTTACAATCTCTGCTTTATCTTTATTATAGAATGTTTCAGAAATAAAGAAATATTTCTTTATAGAAAGACCAAGTTCTTTTATCTTATCTTCAAGTTTTTCAATTATTGGTTCATAAGCTTTTTTACTATTCTTTGAACAAATAATAAAAATATCATCTTGTGTATTTTTTAAGTGTCTAATATTTTCAATATGTATTTGATAGTCACCTTTTTCTATTATTTCTGGATTCATAAACTCTTGCATAGAAAATGCTAAATCCGCAATATTAGCTTTTTTATTTTTACAAGATACCTTTAGATTATTATAAATTTCTTCACTAATCCAGTAATCGTTACCTGATAATTTAATCTTAATATTAAAGTTTTTATAAACACCTTTCTTAATTAAATTAAACTCATGTTTTGAGATTCTTAATAATGGCGTATTTGGATTAGTATTTTCTACAATCCAAACTTTACTATTTATTGTAATTAAAGTATTTAAGTCAAAAAAGTGAGCATTCATTTTAATACCATTTTTTTATTTTATATGAGAACATTACTGGAGAACCTTGATATGAGTCTTCATTTTCATATTTTTTATCTGTCCAAGTAACTTGTGGAGCATCTCTAAAGCATTTAGGACACATTTTGGGTGGTAATCCATCAACCATATTTTCTTCTTTATATACAAATGTTGCTTTACACCATACATTAGTACAAACTGATTTTAATTCTTCCATATAGTATATATAAAAAAATAAAACCACTTAGTGTGGTTTTATTTTATTTTTATCTTACTAAATTTTTACTAAGTGCAAACTCATATAGTGTTGGTAAATTTAGATATTCTAAAAAGTATTTTCTTATATCATCTAAGTTTTTAGCTCTTTTTATAATATTTACTATTAAGAAACCAAATTCTTCTTGAAAATCTAAGTAACAGTCACACCAAGGTGTGTTATAATGTTCTAAAGACTTCCATTCAGCATCACCACCTGTTAGCCAGTATAAGCTTTTTTCTGGTGTTATGCTATCAATATCAATTTCTCTTAACTCTATATTCCAAATTGGATTTGTTTTATCATATTTTCTTATTAAAATAGAAACCGCTTCTGCTAAATCTGTTGTTAATTCCTTACCAATTTCAAAGAACCATTCGTTTCCCTCCCTACTAATTTTTATTTTATTATCATTATAAATTACTTTAGTTCCGATTCTTTCTAGTAAAGTTTTTTTCTTTCTCATTGTTCTTTGATTATTTTTATTTAGATTGGTTTATTCAAACCGCTCTTCCATTTCCCCTTGAAGGTTCCATTTTCCCAAATACCATTTTCCCAGTTTCCATAGAACCCACCGTTCTTAAATATACCGTAATGCCAATTACCATACTTAAATATTCCTTCGTGCCAAATTAATGTGTTATGTTTGATTTCTATAATAGCTGACTCTATTTCTGAGTCGATTAACCAGAATAGTTTATTATCTTTCAAAACTTTTAAGATTTCAGATTTAGTAGTTAAAGACTTATTGTTATACTTTAATTCTTTTATTCCCATTTTGTAATTTATTTTACAGTTATATATATTTTTTAGCTTTGTATAATAATTTTAAGTATCTTAAAAAATTAAGTAAAAAAACGGATTTTTTATGTTAAATTTTTTCAAAAAAAATAAAAACTGAGTTTAATGCTCGGTTTTTTACATAATTTTTATTATAAAGTAAATGCTATCAACTTTTTTACTATCTTTTAACTCTTCAAAATCTTCTAATTTTATTTTAGTTATTTCTTTATCTTCTGTAAATTTAATTAGATGCTCAACATCATCATAAGTTTTCTCAATTAACTGTATAATTAAACTTATAAAGTCTTTTACTTCGGATATTTTTATTGATTCACCATCTTGTCTTGTAATTTTAACTTTATAAATAGTTTTATATTTACCTCTATTGATATCCTCTTCATCTTTATAAACATCACTTTCATTAAAAATAACATTTATGTTATAAACATCATCATCTGATTTATATCTAACATTATTTTTGATAAGTTTAGACATTTCTAAATCTGGGAAATCATCTGATAATTGAGGTTTTAACTCTAAAAGTAAATTAGCTAGATCTAGAACATCTTGAGTATCAAGATCTTGATCTTCCTTAATTTTACCGGAGAATTTCTCGAATGCTTTTATAATTTTCATATAGTATATATAAAAAAAGCAGAGTTAATTACTCTGCTAATTTATCTAAAAATTCTTTTTCTTCTTTTGTTAGTGAATTAATACCACTCTCATTTATTTTATCTAATATACTATCTAAATCTAAAGTATCTAAAGTTTGCGTCTCACTTTGTATTTTATTTTGAAAATTATTTTTCATATAAAAAGTGTCATTCTCTACTACTATATTATTTTCTATGAATCTATCTAGGCTTTCCAATCTTATTGTAGGAAATCCATTAACAAATCTTAAGTATTTAGCACAAGTTAAAAGATCTTTTTTAATCTTTTTTGGTTTTACTGGTTCCATCTTTGTAAGCATTTTTAGTTCTTTGGAGGTATAACCTTTTACTCCATTACCTTGTACAAGTATAATGTCTTTGTTTCCGTAAAATAACACTCTTCCGGTTTTAGTCTCTACCCATAAATAATCAGTAACATCTTTCATCCCATAAAGAATGCCAAAATCTAAACCATATTCAAGTGATATTGAAAATAGTTGTAAATCATTTACACGAAAACTAATACATATAATGTCTTTTGCGTTATAAGCCATAATTCTATTTTTTGTAAAAGTAGTATATTTTTCTTAATTGTACAAAAATGATAATCATTATTTTTATATATATACTAAAAATTTTTTTTAATAATGAGATATTTAGATAAAAGATCTGACTTTCTTTCGCAAAGACAACATATAAAAACAGATAAAATTGAGTCTATTTATGAAGCACAATCAGGTGCTGGTCCTTTTGCTAATGATGTTGGTTGGAATGATTCCTTATTGGGTAGATTGATAAATCATATGATTAGAAAAGCTAGAATAGCAGCTAAAGTTCCAAGAATAAAAAATCTTATAGAGAGATTAAATGCTGCTTTCGAAGAGTTAGTTGGACAGTCTACCGTATTTAAGACTAGTTCTGAAACACAAACAATAGCTATGCAAGCTCAAGTTGCATCTTTTTATTTTGAATTAATAAAAGCAGTTGAATCTGGTGAACCTGTATCTATATTAAAGAAACTAACAGATGAAGCAATAATAAAAACAAAAAGTTTGCCAGATTTTGATAAAAAGGATATTTTATTAGAGGAATTAAAGAAGTTTAGAGAATTTTTGGATCAATTTAAGGATGGTGAAGAATCTATAACTGGTGAAGATGATTCAAATGATGATGTTTCTCAGTATGGGATTATGGTTAAAAATCTACAAGCTTTAGCTCTTATTTTAGCAAACTATAAAAAAGTTAATTTAGGTGTTACGACACAATCGAAATTAATACCAGAATTAATTAAGGATAAAGAATATATGCTTGATGATGATGTTGTTAAGTTAGTAGATCCTACAAATGTTGGAACACCAGAACAACCGAAAGTTACTGTTATTTATAGAGATAAGGTTACAAAAACATATAAGCCTAATTCTAAACCAGTTGTTATTCCTGCTGCTAAGTTAAAAGAATTAACAAAAGAAGCAGCAGCTCCTATCAGAAGTAATTCATATGGTAATGTCGGAGGTTCTAATATTGATAGAAATAATGTTACTGGTACAGAAGATCATTTAACACAAGCTTTTTCAAAGCTTAAAAAAGATATAGAGGTTTTAATATCAGCTAAAGAAAAAGGAATATCAGTTGATAATAATTTTATTAATGATATTTTAACTAATTCAAAGAATACAAAGTCTAAAGATATTATAAAGTCTTTATATACTGAGATTAATAGATATTTAGTTGGTGATAAGAAAGCTACAATACAAGAAAGGGATGCTTTATATAAAGAAAGTATTGATATTCTTTCTGATAAAAATAAACTTGCTATTATTGCTGAGAAAATTGCAAGATTTTCTAAAAGAGCAATTCAGTTTGATGGTCAGAATATGTATGGTGGGTTAGGTGACTTTGGTGCTAATCTAAAGTCATTTGTAGATACTATTAAGCAAATAAAATCGTTCAAACTAAGTACTATTAGTGAGAGTGTTTTATCATATTCTTTGTTTTTAGAGCAAGTTACTACATTAGAAGGAGATTCTAAAAAAATATTAAACTTCTTTAACGAAACTTGTGTTGAGGTTAGAAAATTTACACTAAGTAAGGAAGATTTAGAGAAAGCTAGAAAGGAATATGAAGAAAAAAGCAAAGATGAATCTGAAGTTATTATGTCTATGGACCCTATTATAGAAATAATGAATCTATTCATAAAATCTTATAAGCTTTATACAGTTAAAACAATTACTAAGAGAACAGAGAATGTTGATACTAATACTTTATCAGAATATACGCCTTTAGGTTCTGCTGATGATACTGGTAGAAAAGGTCCTTATAGAAATAATAAGCTATTTGATATGTGGGAAGAAGCTGTAAATAATATTAGAAAGAATAGAAAATATCAAGTTTTCTTTACAGATCAAGCTAGTCTTAGATTACCGTCCGTTCCGGATCCAAATCCTTATAACTCAGAAGACTGGAAAGTTAGACCAAAAGCAGGTAGACAATTTAGTAAATTTATTAATGATGTTATGGATGGTGATAAATTATATAAATCATCTGATAGTAGAGGTTCTGTTGCTAGATTTTTAGATGAATATTTTGGTGATGGTTCTACTACAAAAGAACAACAAGGTAGAATAGATAGTACTGGATTACAAGATAATGCTCAGATAGAAGAGCAAATTAATAATAACGCCATTAATCTTAAGATGATTAAAAGTGAGAATACTGATGGTAACTATGTTAATACTTTTTTTACCATTACTTTTGATAAGTTAGATAAAGATGGAAAAGAAACTGGAAAAGGTCAATATTCTTTCTATGTTGGAGATAACGAATTTAATTTAATGTTTAATACTGGGATTAGTTTATTTAGTGATATGCTTACCTCTATTGGTCCTAAGAGAAGTATTGATAAAGGAGAAATGGATAATTTGTCTAATAGTAGAGGTGATATGTACTTTACTCGTATTAAAGATATTAGAAATATTCTAGCAGGAAACACTCTTGATTTAGGCTATGTTCAGATCGCAAAAGAGTCTAGTCTTAGAAATCAAAAAATAAAATTAACTGGATTATATAGATTAGTCTATGAGAAAGAACCAGGTAAGCTTTATAGATTAGAAGGTGATGATTTAACAAAATGGAATAATATTTTAAGAAGTAAAAATATACCTAGTATTAAATCTAAAGTAGATATAAAAAATCCTGAAATAAAGAAAGTATAATGAATCATATAAAAAGTTATAAATTATTTTTAGAAGAGGCTGAGTTTGATGTTTTAAGCTCGGATTCTGCTGACGTTAAGGTTGCAAAAGAAAAAATGCAAACCATGAAAACTTATATAACTGACTATAAGAATAAAAAACCACTAATCGATAAAATTTATACTGAAATTAAAGATCCTAAAAAAATTGAAGATGAGTTAAAAAAAGTTTTAGGGCAAACTGATGTTATGAATGGTAAAGATAGAAATCCATTTTTGGTTGAATACACTCACGTTGCAAAACTAAATGCTGATGTTACACAAATGGGTAAAGATAACCTAAATGATAAAATAAAATTGGATGATTTTCAGCAGGAATTAAGATATGCTAAAGAACAAACGGTTAAAGATGTAGTTAATAAAAAAATAGCAGATGTAAATAAAAGAATGTTAGATAGAACTAAGAATATACAAACATTAAGTGATCAGTATAGACAAAGTTTGAAAGAACATACCGATAAAATGGGCAAGATTGAAAAAGAAATGTCCGATAATATTAAAAAAATATCTAATGTAATCTAAAAATAGAAAAAATATCATTTTTTTCTTTTAATATATACATTAAAATAAAAATAAAAAATTAAATATGGCAATTCAAATTGGAAAATACAAAAGACCTGGTATCTTCATAGAAGAGATTGATAAGTCAGTTTTTACAACACCAACTGTTGAGGGTATTACAAACTTAGTTATGGGTGTTTCCAAAAAAGGACCTGTTAATACACCAATCAGATTGACTAGTGTCAATGACTTAGAGGCTGTTTTCGGACCTCTAGATAGAAATTTAGAAAGAAAAGGTTCTTTTTTCCACAGAACTGTTTCAAAAATGCTTGAGACATCTCCTGTTTTTGCGATGAACTTATTACTTACTGATGACACATTAGATGTAATTGAGTATAAATCACTTTCTTCCTCTGCATATTATCTTAATGATATTAAAAGAGAAGGACCTTACAGAAGATTCTTTGACACGACTGGTTTCTGGAAAAGAGACACTGAATCTTTCATAAATTTAACAAAACCTAATACAGGATACTCAGAAAGAGCTTTTAGCTTTACTAACTTATCTGATAGATATGTTACTGTTTTTGTTATCAAATCACAGAGAACAGGTTTTGATAGAACATTATTAGAATGGTATGGTTCTATTGAGAAAATGCCTGCTTACTTAAATCCACAAGATTATGCATCCGATTATTTAGTAGATGTAGTGGTTATTGCAGGTGATTGGACTGACTATAAAAACTTAGCGGTTGATAACAGATGGGGTCAATACTTTAATGCAGAAGGTTTGATCAAAACTCAATTAAGAGCTTTTGCTAATGATAGAAATATTACTACTTTAGCTTATGCAGAAGGTCTTTCATTAATTCCATATTTTAGAGATTTAGAAGGTCAAAATATATTTATCGAAACTGTTATTAATAGAGGAACAGATCAACATGGTGTTTTCTGCGCATTTAATGCAGATTTAGTTGAAAAAGATTTCTACTCTGGTTTAGTTGATTTACTTGGTGCTACACTAGTAGGTTCTGAGAAAAGAGAAATTGATTTCCTTTCTTATAAAGAAACTATCGTACAATCAGTAGATTATGTAGCTACTCCGTTAGACTTACCTGGTAATGTTGTTGCTTTATTTGGTACTTATTCATATAAAGATCAACAAGGTCACGCATTTGGTGATCCTAAACAAACTGGTATTGTTTATAATGGTGCTAATAGAACTGCTTGGTTTACAGAAGGTGCTATATTAAATGTTAATTTATCGGAAAATACAGGTGTTACTGGATCTGGTACTTCATCTTTTGTTAGAATAGGTTATCATGCTGATGTTGATGCGTTTGCTGTTATTGGTGGTGAGTATGTTGCGGTTGCATCTGGTACTTATTCAACAACATTAAGATCAATTGATTATCCTTATAGCACATCAACTGCTAGTTATTTTACTACGTTTTTTTTAAGTACGAATGGTGATATATCAAGTGTTTCCTCATATACACCAGGAGTTAAACCAACTGTTAATGCTAGTGATTTAGTGTTGGGTTATGTTCAACTAAATGTAAATGCAAATGTGTTTACTAGTATTTCATTTAGTTCAGTCACTTTGAGTTCATCAACTGTGGATGATATAGTTGATCCAGGTTATGTTGATGGTGTTTACCTATCACAAGGAACATTTGGTGACTTCGGATATGGTACTAACTCAACAGTACATGACTATTATATCTATGATATGAGTAATCAAGTTGGTTATTCAACTGGTGATATTAAAGTTGTATTCTGGGGTACTGATGCATCTGTTGATGTTAAAAACTATGAACAATATAGAAAAATTAAAATGTTTAACTCTATTGTTTCTATTATAAATGGAACATTCAAAGATAGAGCTACATTGATAGTATCAGAAGATGGTAATGGTAAAAAAGTTAAGAAAAGTTTATCAGAAATGGTTGTTACAGAAGTTATTACATCTGCATCACAAAACAAATCTTTTGTTATAAAAACAGGATTAGCTGATGTAAGTTACTTAACTTCTGGTAAGTTTACTTTATATGCAACTGATAACGAGTTCATATTAGGTTCAAATGGTTTAAGAACTCATGATTTACCAGCAACTACAACAACTGGTGTTGTTGCTAAATATTCAGAATTCTATCAAAACTTTGAAGGTGGTTTAATAAACTCAAAAGATTATTTTTATGTAAATAGATTATATACTGATGAGAGTTTTGTGTCACCAAATCAAACAACTTCTATATTGTATAATGGTGAAGCACAAACTGTTAATGTTACATTTGTTAATGGTGAGACATCTCCAAGTCCTACTAATATAGTGACTGGTGTTAATAGCACGTATGCTGGATATAATTATGTTGTTTTTGAAACACCTAATTTAAGTGCTGCAAATGCTGCTAACTCATTAAACTTACAAGTTTTAGAAAACATTAAATTCCCAACATCTGTGAATAATATGGTATCACTTACTATTGAAGAGTCTATTATACCAACACAAACTCCAGCTCAACTTGCTACAAGTTTAGGTTTCACTGGAAGTAATTATATTGCTTATCAAGTTACTGAAAATGTTACTTACGAGCAGCTTGAAAATGTTACTATGATGTGGGGAGTTAATGACGATAGTACTTATTATCTAAAAATGTTTACTGATATTGATGGAGCATTAGAAGTTTCATTTATGACTGATAATACTTTACAATCTATTGTAAATGGAATTGATCCTGTTTCTAACTATCATATTCAAGTTCAATCTGAGTTATCTAATTTAAGACAAACAGTTGAAATTGAAACAGTTGCTGGTTATACAGAAGTTCCAAACAAGATTCTTGTTAATGGTTCAAGATATGCTGAAATTAAAGTTGGTGATTTCTTAGAAGCAGATAACTCTGATATTGCAATGAAGTTAGGACAAGAGTTCCAAAGAAATTACACTAGAGTATTAAGTAAAAGACAATATGCTGGTAATACAGAATTAACTGAAATTACTTGTGATGCTAAAATCAAGAAAGTAGCTTATATTAATGATAATGGTGGTTTAGATTATCAAACAACAAGATATTCAACAGTAGATCAATATGCTACTACTTATAAAGGTATTGCTCTTAAAGGATTTAGAATTAGACAAGCGTCTATGCCTGATGGTACAGAAGCTAAACAAAATCAAATCTTAAACTTAGTAGCTAAAGGAACACCTTTATTCAAAGCTTTAATTAACAAAGAAGCATTTGACTTTAGATATTTAGTTGATGCATTTGGTTTAGGTTTAACAGAAAGATCAAAACAACAATTAGTAGATATTTGTGGTGAGAGATTAAATGTATTTGGTTTCATTAATATGCCGTCATTAAAATCATTCAAAAACTCATCATCTCCAAGCTTCGTAAATGCTGAGGGTGTTTTACAAGCTGAGTATATCGCTAAAGGTGGTGATCCTGAAAGTAATCCAGCTTTCTTGTACTCATTTGGTGATGGACCTGGTGTAACAACAGTTGGTTATTTTACTCCATATGTTACAGTAAATGATAATGGTAGACCATTAGATGTTCCGCCTGCATCATATGTAGCTACAACATTTATGAGAAAACACATCTCTAATGTTAGTTCGGTTACACCTTGGACAATTGCAGCTGGTGTTGTAAACGGTAGAGTAACAAATATTGCTGGTGTTGAACACGAGTTTGATCCAACAGATATTGAATTCTTAAATGGTGCACAAATGAACCCTATTGTTCTTAAACGTAATAGAGGTTATGTGATCGAAACTGAGAATACTGCACTTACACTTTATAAATCAGCTTTATCTTTCATTCACGTAAGAGAAGTTCTTGTAGAGTTAGAAAGAGAGTTAGCAGCAATGTTACTTGATTACCAATGGAGATTTAATACTCCTGATGTTAGAGCTGAAATTAAGTTAAGAGCTGATGTTATCTGTGAGACTTACGTAAATAAAAATGGTTTATTTAACTACTTTAATAAAATGGATGATGAAAATAATACTTCTGATATTATCGATAACCAAATTGGTGTATTAGATACTTATGTAGAACCAATTAAGGGTATGGGTATCATAGTAAATAATATTACTATTTTAAGAACAGGTGCTATTGCAGCAGGTGGTTTCCTTAATGCATAATATTTAATTATAAATTAAAAAAGAGAGAATTAATTCTCTCTTTTTTTATGAACAAATATAGGTGTCTTTAATATATATGTAAAAAGGTATGTTTTATGAATTTAGATATATTTAGAAATCCAGATCCTTCTGGTAGAATGTCAAAAGAATCTTATGTAATAAATAATTATAAAGATGAATATGATTATATAATTTCTATAATTAAAGAAGAAATGCCATTTAAGGAGAAGGTTTTTTTAGTATTAAATGGTATGTCAAATTCGCCAATTTGTAAAAATCCTAATTGTGATAATAAAGTAAAATTCAAAAATTCAACAATTGGTTATTTAAGATATTGTTCTAATAAATGTATATCATCAGATCCAGATATAAAAAAAATAAAAGAACAAAAATCATTGGAAAAATGGGGAACAAAAACTCCTGCGGAATCTAATCAAATAAAAGAAAAGATTATAAATACAAATAATAAAAAATATGGTGGAAATTCTGCTATGTGTTCTGAGAATGTGAAAAGTAAATCTAAATTAACACTAATTAGTAATTATGGTGTTGATAATCCTGCAAAATCTAAAGAACTTTTAGCAAAAAGAATTGAGAAGTTTAAGATTAGTAATTATAAGCAATCATATAAAGAAACTTCACTTAAAAAATATGGTGTTGAGCATCCTTGGATGAATAAAGATATACATAAAAAAACCATAGAGGTATTTTATGAGAGTTATAAAGAACGAATAAATGATAAAATTGATAAATCAGAATATGAATTTATATCATTTGGTAAAGATTTTTCTACTTTATTAAAATTTATGTGTAAAAAATGTAATAATGAATTTGATATAGTTACTTATCAGTTTTATTATAGAATAAGAGGTGGTTTACCTATATGTACTAAATGTTACCCTATTTCTGATAATTCATCAATAACTCAAATAGAATTATCTAATTTTATAAGAGAAAATTATGATGGTTGTATAATACAAAATGATAGAAATAAAATAAAACCTTATGAAATAGATGTTTATTTACCTGATTTGAAAATTGGTTTTGAGTTTAATGGTGTTTTTTGGCATTCTGAAAAATTTAAGGATGATAATTATCATTGTAAAAAATATAAATTAGCAATAGATAATGATATAAAACTATATACAATTTGGGAAGATGATTGGAATATTAAAAATAAGATATGCAAATCTTTTATATTAAATAAACTATCTAAATCTATAAAAATTGGAGCTAGAAAAACAAAAATAAAAGAAGTAAAATACTTACAATCTAAAAAATTTTTAGAAGAAAATCACTTACAAGGTGATGTTAAATCTTCTGTTAGAATAGGTCTTTTTCATAATAATGAATTAGTAAGTTTAATGACTTTTTCTAAGCTTAGATTACCATTGAATAGAAAATTATCAAAAAATGAAAGTGTTTATGAGTTAACAAGATTTTGTAATAAAATAAACCATACAATAACTGGTGGGTCTTCTAAATTATTAAAATATTTTATATTAAAATATAATCCGGTTGAAATTCAAACTTACTCTGATAATTTAATTTCAAATGGTGATTTATATCAAAAATTAGGATTTTCATATAAGCACGAATCAAACCCAGGATATTGGTATCTTATAAATGGTGTTAGAGAATATAGATTTAATTGGAGGAAACAAAAATTAGTATCTATGGGTTATGATGTTAATAAATCGGAGAGAGAAATAATGTTAGAATTGGGTTTTTATAGAATATATAATGCTGGTAATAAAAAATGGATATGGAAATAGAAAAATAATGTTACTTTTTACTAAAAACAAAAAAACCGTTTTTTTTTTTATTAATATATACATTATAAAAAAAAATAAAAATTATGAAATACATTAAATTATTTGAGAATTTTGGTGCTGTTAACCCAGAGTTAGTAAAAGCATTAAAAAAAATTGTTTTTTCTTATAAGAGTGAATTATTAGGGGAAAATGCACATCCATCAGAAGATTTTGGTGATGGAAAAGTTTTAATGAAGCTTATTGGAACTTTAATTAAAGCAGGTAATCATGATAATAGAATTTGTTCTATTTTGAGAGAATATGCTTTGTTATGTGAAGAAGATTCAGAAGGATCTATTGTACATATACCTGAATATATTAGTGATGATGATTGTAATTATATTGCTGATTTTTTAGGTTTAGAAAGATTAGATTATTATTCAGATTGGACTAATGAAGAAGAAGATACTTGGGGCACTGATTGGTAAAATTTCTAGTGAAATAGGATCACATTTCTTTGGAAAAGATGGTAGCAGACATGTTGGCACAAAAAGATTTGGGATGTAATTATTAAAATCCTTAGAGAAATCTAAGGATTTTTTATTTTTATATAACAAAACAACTTTATTATTTATTTATATAATAGAGAGGATAAATATCTCAATATATAAAAATAAAAACTTATTTATGAGTAATAATAAAAATGACATGTCTGAAGAAGATTACTTAAAAAGACATTTAGGTGATGTAGAATCATCTAAAAAAACAAATATGCCAAGTTCATTTTCAGATTTAGTAGAGCCACAAGCTGTTGAATCTAATAGAACAACTGACTTACAATACTTATCATTTGATGTTAAAGATTTTCCTTGTGGGAAGTTTTATCCGGTGGGAACTATGTTTATGATTAGGCCAGCTCAAGTTAGAGAAATTCAAGCTTATTCTATGGTTGATGATAAAAATATCTATGATGTAGTAGAAAAAATGAATGATATGTTAATGTCTTGTGTTCGTATCAAGTATTCTGATGGAAGAATGGGTTCTTACTTAGATGTAAAAGATCAAGACAGAATTTACTTAGTTTTCTTAATTAGAGAACTAACATTCCAACAAGGAAACTCATTATCGGTTACTGCTAACTGTACTTGTGGTCAAGAATTAGCAGTTGAGTTAAAAAGAGAAAACTTTAGATTTCATGATATAGATCCTAAATTAGATAGATATTTCTCACCATCTACTGGTTCTTTTGTATTCAAAACAGTTAATGGTAAAGAGTATGAAATTACACCACCTACAATTGGTTTACAAAAAGCATTTACTGATTATATCATTAAAGAAAATGCAGAGAAAAAATCCCCAAACTTATCATTCTTGAAAATTATTCCATTTATGTTAAATGGAAGAACAAGTATAACTTATGATGGAATTAAAGCTAAATTAGATGAGTTCCAAAATATGGATGATATTTCTTTCCAATTCTTAAATGCTGCTGTTGATAAGATGACTTTTGGTATCCAAAAGTTATCTAAAAAATGTACGTGTGGCGAGGAGGTCCACACGGATATGCAATTTCCCAACGGAGCCTCAGGTATTTTCGTTGTTCATGATGCCTTTGAAGCATATCTTAAAGAATAAGCTTCAACTACAAAAGCACTTTCATACTCAAGAAATGGCTATGGATTTATGGCCATTTTGGATGTTTGAAGAAAACATTAAGTTAGTTAATGAGATTATGGAAGAAGAAGAAAAACATAGAAAATCTGATGAAGAGTCACAAAGAGCTTCTATGCCAGATACAAGTTCAATGATGAAAAATGCTCAAAATATGACAAGTAATATGAACTTTCCTAAGTTCTAAAATAATAAAAGCCACTTTTTAAGTGGCTTTTATTATTAATATCCAGAAACAAGTGGTGGATTAATTGTAAATTGATTATCAATGTATTCATCAATGAAGTAGTCATAAACAAAATCAGCTTGTAGTGATTCTATAATATTGTTTTGAGACCAATCCATAGTATAACCTTGTAACTTAGTAATTTGACAGTTTTGGAAAGTAACTCTTCTTAAAACAACACCTTTTTTATCGTGTTGATTAACAATAATAGTACCGATAATATCACTTTTATAGTGAAGAGCACCATTTTGAGAGTTGAATACTAAGTCATACCATGCTTTCATAGTATTCCAGTTCTCCATAGAACCTTGTTGATTAACATTCACTTGGAAAGGAATTGATAATACACCAGAGGTTTTAGTTGGAGTAGTAACAAACTCTCTTGTAGAGTATTTGAATCTTTGTTGTTTAGTTACAACGTCAAACTCTGTTAAGTTAAGATCAATCTTAGTTGAGTTTTGTAGCAATAAAATTGGATCTCTACCTTGTGCTTGTAAGATAACAGGTAAAATAAATGTTATCTCAAAAAGGTTAGTATATACAACTTCATCAGGTAATGTACCTGGTCCTCCAGGTGAACCTACGCCTTGTAATTGAGTAAAATGAGGTAAGGGCATAATTATATAGATTATTTTTTATAAAAATATATATTAATAATTTTTATTTCTCTAAGTATATATTTATTTCTAAAAGTCATTTTTTTCTATTATATGCTTTTGAAGAAGCCTTTTTTATATTTAATATTATTTTTTTTGCAAAAATTATATATTTTTCTCCAATGACAATCAAATATTTTTGAAATATCTAATATATTTAATCCGGAATCAATTTTGTTGGTTAACTCCTCTATTGATATTTTTGATCTGTTGCTATTATATTTAACACCGGTATCTAATATTAATTTACATTTATCAAACTTTCTTTTAAGACCAATTTCATAATTATTTGGATATAAAAAGTTATATAATTTTTTTATCTCATCATATTTTTTTATTCTTATAAATGAACTTTTATTACCATTTTTACTCTCAACTTTTCTTATTTCATATTGTCCTATGTTTATTTTATCAAATAAGTTAATCATGTGTGACCAATCTTGCTCAAACGATGAGGTTATATAAAATTGCCTAATTCTATTCTTCTCATTAAAATAAAAACAACCGTCTCCATCTATTAGACCTAAGTAAAAATATCGTTTTAAACTATCTGGTATTATTTCTAATAATAGTGTTGGTGAGTTAGTACTCTTACTTATGTAGTATTTAGAGAAAAATGAATCATATATCTTTGTATTGCAGAAATATATTGTCTTTTGAGGTCTTCTATTTTTTCTATGTCTATCTATAGTGCATATTTTTAGAAATTTTACTTCCTTTATGTTATTTACTATTGTATCTGCATCATCCTTTAATATCTCTATTCCTATTCTATTTCTCTCAATAAAGCCGTCAGACCATAGAAATCCTAAAAAATAAACAAAATTTTTATCATATTCTATCATAAACATTTATATTTTTTTAAGTATAATATATATAACTATATATAAAAATTATATAGTGTCCTTATACACAATGAGTAAAATTTTTATGATCGGAGATACCCATATAGGGTTAGGCTTTCCTAATAACACAGATAAATGGTTTAAAGTACATAAACAATATTTTAGAGATTTTTTAATACCTTTATTAAAAAATAATGTAGGATGTAATGATATTATAGTACATTTGGGAGATTTATTTGATAATCGTAATGTTATTCCTATAAACTTAATGAATTTTGCTTTAGATGTTGTTGAAGAGATTAGTAGAATAGCACCTTTTCATATAATTATAGGAAACCATGATCTTTATTCGAAAAGTACTAGTGAAATAAACTCCGTTAGACCTTTCAAACATATCGACAATGTATTCATTTACGATAAACCAACTAAAATCAATTATAATAATATTGATATATTGATGATTCCATATATTGATAATAAAAAGGAATTAATAAGTATTATAAATGATAATAAAGATTGTACTTATTTATTTTGTCATTCTGATTTGAATGGTGCAAAAATGCACTTAACATCAGTTGGTCATAAAAATTCCGATAAAATAGATATAGAAAATTTCAACCTTTTTAAGAAGGTTTATTCTGGTCATTATCATATAGTACAGCGTGAACAAAACTTTAATTTTGTTGGTTCTATCTTTCAAATGGATAGAAATGATTATGGTGATCAAAAAGGTATTTTTGTTTTAGATACTGATACTGGTGAAGAAACATTTATTGAGAATAAAGTTTCACCTGTTTTTAAGAAGTTTAGAGTTACTAATGAAGATGACATTGAGCAATTAGATAATCTAAAACTAACAAATGATTATATCGATTTATCTATATCAAATAGTTTATTAGTAAGTAATCGAAAACTAAGAAGAAAATTAGAAGTTATACTTGAAAGTAATAGTTTCTCATCTATTGAGTATTTAGATGATATTGTTGAGAAAGTAGATGTTGATTCGGAAGTTGAAGTAGCCATCGATGGTGAAAGTATTGATATATCTATACAATTAGATTATGCTGATTATATAAAAGAATATATTTCTAAGCAAAAATATGATAATCAAAACTTTAAGGATGGTTTGTTATCTGAGTATGATCAAGTGATAGATATTTACAATGAGGGATATAGAAACAAAAAAGAATAAGTAAACTTATTCTTTTTTTTTATTTTTCTATACTGAGAAGTAAAGTAAGATTATAGTTCCTAATACACCTCCATAAGAACCCATTCTTATATCTGTCATACTAAATGGAGCTCCTTTTACTGCATAATACCATTCTCTAGCAAAGTTTACAACAAAAGCACCAAATCCACCTATAAACATTTGAAATAGATAAGGTGTCTCATCTAAGTAAGCATATTCTCTTAGAAACCACACTGCTCCTATTGTTAAAAACATACTTAAAAACAAGTGTAAATAGTATCTTTCTGTTATGAATTTTTTTGTGAATATTTCTTTAATATCTAAGATATATTCTTTTGCGTGTTGAAACACTACTGGACAAATTGTACATTTTATCATTTTTATTTAATTATTTTTTAGTCTATTGAAAGATTTTAGTCAATTTTATTTTAAGATTATTATTTCCTTTTATAACTCTATGATAAACACCCATCGGTATAAAAATTTGACCTTCTATCTTTTTTGGTAGTTCATTATCAATTTGAATTAACCAATCTGTATCATTAATAGATTCAATTATTCTATCTTCTCTATCTCTATGCCATCTATACTCTCCGGAGTCAGTATCTTGACTAAACTCTCTAATGAAAGTATTTTTTGAGATTACTTGTTCGTTAAATGGTAGTCCCATGCTATTTTAGAGTAATTATTTTCACACTATGTCTATCAGGTATATAACCCGTGAAATCACGATTAATAGTTTCAATATTATATTTTTTTTCTTTAGATAATCTCTGCCAAACAATTGCTGCTTGTTTTGATCTATTACCACTTGATATAATAGCTTTAATACCATTATTAAATAAATAATCAATACTTAGTTTTATAAATTGATAACCATCAACAGATTTATCATCTTTCATATATCCAATTATATACACCGTATCATTTTCTCTATTAAGAAAGTCAAATACCCCACATCTTTTATCACCATTGTACCAAGTTAATGAATTTCTATTGGGTTCTTTTTCTACTCTATAAGAATCGGTTATACTTTCATTTAAGAATCTTAAATATTTCATTCTATGTATATTTTTTTATGATTATTACTATTATTGAAAAAATCTAAATATTTTTCTTCAAATCCTTTTTTACATATCACTGCAAATGTTGAATTTGAACTTTCTTTATTATAACCAATTCCTGAGTAATAATTAAATGTATATCCTGTAATATTTTTACTTAAAAAATTAAAATTAATCTTAGATCTTTTATTCATATTTGATATTAAACATTTTTCACCTTTCATATTTATATGCCAAATAGTTATACACTCTGGTGAATATTCTTCTATAAATTTTTTTGTTATATAACTAATTATGGATATAATTTTTAGTGCATTTTTTCCAACTTGTATAAAACCTGATGAGTAATCAAAAGATGATTTATAATTTTTTGAATCAACATCATAGTCTCTTGTCCATTTATTGGATTTTCCAATGTGATTAAATATAACATGCCAATCAAATCCTTCAAAATTGAAAAAATACTCTACTCTATCACTATCTACCTTTTTAGTAAAATTAATAGGAGTTAGACCAAAATTTAGTTCTTCAAATAATCTTAAATATTTTATACGTCCAAAACCTTTACTTCTATTGAATTTATTACAGAAGTCTGAGATATTTACAAATTCTTCAAATAATTTTATCATATTCATAATTATTTATTTTTACCAATAGCCGGGATATGTTTTACCACCAAATAAGTGACCATATTTATTTATTCTACAAGCCCAATAACCTGCTTTGGTTTTATCTTTTTTCATATCGCAATTATGTCTAGCAGCAAATGCTTTTCTTGCTTTAGGATCGCTTACCTTAGCTGTTAAGCCACCGTGTACATCACCAAATGCAATTTTTTTAACTTTACCTGTTTTAGGATTTTTAACATAAACATGATACTTTTTAGTACCACCTCTCATAGGATAATTTAGCTTAACTTCTCTTCCTTGATATTCTGCTTCATTTAGCTCTATTATTGTTTCCATTGGTAAATCCAAAGGAACTATTTGACCTTCATATTCTGCAAAGTGACCTATATCAGTGGATTCAAACAATTCTTGATCCAATTCTGATAACTCAATTTGATTACTATCAAATAGCTGTCTTGCTTCTTTGATCAAATCAAAGTATTTATTAGATCCAGGTCTGAATACATTTTCAGTAATAGACATTTTATGATCTATATGATATTGTAAATCTTCTGATATGATACCATTAAATGATTCAAATAGTTTTAAATATTTCATTTTTGAAATTATTTTTAATTATATATTAAATATGCGGAACCTATTTTTTAATATATAAATAAAACTCAGATAAACTAAATGTCAACTCATAAAAACTTACATTTTTTTAACAAACAAGGGGATAGTCTAAATTTCAAATATGACGAAAATTTAGAAATATTTCAAGGAGATATACTTTTTGATGAAAACTCAACAGATACATTTAAGACTTACGCATTATATACATTAGAACAAGTTCCAAGTTTTAATTTTTATTCACCTGGTGAATTAGGTACAAACAAATTTCAACTATTTAATGAATATGGTATTCATTTTTATGGTGCTACTACATCATCTTTTAGAATAGATAGATTAGAACCAGCTAATAATGATCCTAACTTTTACTCTAAATGGATTTATGGTCATAATTTTGAATCTATATTTCCGGTGGGTACTCTAATCAGGTTTAATAACTCTATGTTAGAGTTTACCAATCCTGATCAAACTTATGTAGTTACTGGAACAAAAAAAGGAGCAATTCTTATAATAAGTGGTGTTGATAATGCTACATTTGAATCTACATACAGTCAACAATATTTAGATACCAATTTCTATTTAGGTAAAACAATATCTGGGATTAATGCTGTTGGTGTTTATAATTATATCAATAGTGAATATGTTAATCAATTATCTATTTGGAATGAGCCTAACTTTTATGATAAGCTTTATAAAGGTAAAAAGTTAAATGTAGTTCATTCAGATAAAAATGATGGTATTTATACGGTAAAGGGACCTGAGGTAACAGATGTTTTACACTATGAGTATATACTAAATGAAGCAAGTTTACCTGTTGACTCTAATTTAATCATCGAAGTTTTATTGGGTACTGATTTACCTAAGTTATATGATGGTGGTGTTAATATAAATGACTCTGGTAAAATATACTTAATTGATTATATTAATTTTCCAAGAACTTTAAGATCTGGTCAAGAGTTTAAGGTTGTGGGTTCATCTTTCAATCAAAACTTTTTTACAGTTGCTGATATTTATAACTTTCAATCTAATACAAGTATTAAGTTTTATAATTTAGATGAGCAAGTTTTATATAATGGAGTTTTGTATCAGTGTATTCAATCTTATACACATAGTTATGCTGATGACTTAACTAGATTTATAACACCTATAAATAGTCCTGATTATTGGTCACATCCAACTTATATTGGAGTAAACGAACCAACAACGGATGAGTCACTACTTTTTGCACAGATATACTTAACTAAAGATAGATATTATTATGAGTATGGTTTTACTCAATCAGCAGAAGTAACATTAGCTTCCACTGCTGAAAAATATGCATCAGATTTAGATGTTTTTGATATTGATTTATATTATCAAAATGGTTATCTAAAGGCTGATCCGAAATACCCAAGTAAATATGTTACTGTTAATTTCTATCATACTGATGTTGATACTAATTACTTAATTGGTACGTCAACAAAAACATTTGAAAGATTAATTGAAGTTGATGAGCAGTTATTAAGAGAGTTTAACTATGATTATTCAGAAAACTATAAATTTAGTGTAGTTTTTACTGACTTAGATGAGTATGGTCTAAAGGTTATTATAAATAAAATGATTTATGATGAGCAGATCGCCTGGGTTTACAACGGTGTTAATGTTGATATGTTAAGAACAGTTGATAGAACATTAAGAAATTGGTTAACAAGAAATTATTTAACACTTTATAGATTAGGTATTAATGTTGAATTAGATTATACTTATGTGACTGGTGGTCCTGCCACATCATTATTTGTTAATTCTATCATAATAAAAACAGAATATCCTAATGTTCCTATTGTAATAAATGATGTATTAGTTGGTACAACTGCAAACTATTTTATCGAGCACTCAAGAGTTATTTTTGATGACTTAGGTCCATCACTTAACATAAATATAAATGGTAATGACTATTTTGTTCAGTCAGTTACATCAAGTTTATCTACTTCTACATATTCGGTAGTTGATATACCTGCTACAATACAAGCTTGGAGTGATTTATATGCTACTAATTTGCTAGATTTTGGTTATATTTTTGAAAATATTAATAATGTATTAAAAATAAGCTTAAAACAAGTAGATAATAATTTTAGCTATAAGATTACTACTGGTAGATTAAATCTACCACAATTAAGTGACTTTAGAATAATTGATAAAATCAAGGGTAATTTTGGTTGTTTAGTTGCTTCTAACGAAGTCATACTTTCTGCAACATCATCATTCTCTTTTGAGAATGAAGGATTTGCAACTGGAATGGTATTTTCTCTAAATAACACAGAATGGCCTCTAATGAATGTTGAATATAATATTGAATTTTTAGATCCTAATGTTCTTAATTTAAGTTATCAAGGTCCTTTCTGGGATGTTAATAATTTTATATGTGATAAATCACCGTTTGTCACTATTGCATTTAACTTAGGATTTGGTCAAACTGGTTGTGGACCGATAGGCACAACTGGTACTTCGGGTCAATTTGATGCATATGGATTCAGTGCATCTCAGTTTAATATAAATTTCTATCCTAATTCATATGAGCTTTATGATTATGATATTATAGCTAATGCTGTTGATATTAAATATCTTCAATATTCTAATTCAATATATGTTTTAGGTGATGATTTAGCGGTCTATGATTCATATACTATGAATTTTATAACTAATATTGAGCTATCTGGTAATATTAACCCTATTAAGATAGAGTTTAATCCTATAAATTGTTATTTATATTGCTTATCCGAGAATAAAGTTTGGGTTATAGATCCTGCGATTAATTTGTTGATTAGTTCGTTTAACTTATTGGATGATGCTTTTGATCTACAAATTTGTCCGGTTAATGGAGATGTTTATATTTCTTATGTAAATGCTTTTTATGTTGATATTTATTTATATAACTCTTTTACATCATATAATTTCAGAGTTTCAAACATTTATGGTAATACTGGTAAGTTTGCTTATAATGACTTTGAGAATAGTATGTATGTTACTACTGACGCTGATTATGTAATTAAGATTAATTGTAGCACAAGACAAGAAGATGATGTTTATAATGTACTTGGTTTACTTCCAACTATTGTTTATGAGTCAGCGCAAGAATCTATATATGTTTATGGTTCATCAAATCTTTATAGAATAAATGATGGTATTTTATCTACTACTACTTTTACATCTCAGTCGTTTAATGATATTATTTATAATCCGCTAACAAGTGAGATGAATATATCTGATTCATCTAGTCAATTTACAAGATATTCAATTGATGATCAAATATTAAATCAGTCTGCTATAGCAAACTATGGTTATATCGCACTTAGTCCTTATGATGGTGCTGCTTATATATCTTCTCAAAGCTCTAATTCTATTGTTACAATTGATTCTGCTACTGGTGATTTAGTTTTCTTACATAGCTTAATGGCACCAACAACCAAGATTATTTATAACCCTGATAAGAAAACTATATTAGCTATACAACCATCTACAAATAAAGTAGTTGAGATTAAAGTAATAATAAATAATCAGCTTGTTGAGAATCAAATAAGTTCTAATCTTATTAATGATGGTTTATATGGTTCATTAGACCCTAACTTTGTTAATTATGATGATATTTGGTTAAAAACAAGAGATTATTTTAGAAGACCACGTGAGAATTTTAATGGTGAAAGTAAAATAACTTATTACTTTAAGTGGTTCTCAGATAATGTACCACAATTCTTTTTATATGATTTCTCAGGAGAACAATTAAGTAGAACAACAACAGGTTCTTATTCATATACTGGTCAGACACCTTTGCCAACAGTTGTATTAAATGATAAACCTAATAATGATATTAGTAAGGTTTCTATGTCTGAGTTTCAGCAAACAATATTTGATACAATTGAGTATGAATTGAGTTATATAGATGATTTGAATGATGTATCTACTAAAGTAGAACCTTTACAACTATTTGTTGGGTTTAATTCTTCTAATGAAGGAGCATTAAGATCTATATTACAGCTATATAAGAGAGAAGAGATTGAGTTTACTTTAATTTCGGGAACAATGGGTCATGTTACCTTAAGTACATTAGATCCAGAAGGTGATAAAAGAGGTTTAATTGAAATTAGTAATACATCTGGTGATTATTTCTCTGATAAGGGATTAAAAGCCGGTCAACATATCGCTATTTTTATTAAAGATAATACAAGTCAAAGAAATCAATATTTATCAAATAATAATGGTACTTTATTAAAAATACGAGAAGTTCATCCAAAATCATTAATTGTTGATTTCTTTAATACACAAACTGATATTTTAGAATATGAGAAAACATTGGTTAATCATCCAAAAGAAACAGATATACTTTATTTAGACTTTACTATTAAAGTAGTCGATAAAGAAATCGGTAGATTCTTTACTTATGGTCAAACAGAGGAAGAAGATATTCGTTTTAAGATTGAATTAGGTAATGTTGGTAAATTAATTGCACCGGAAGATGTATTCATATTCAAAGAATATGATATTGAAGAAGGTGGTATTGATTGGATTTATCTTAATAGAAAGCGTAAAGAGATGCTTATGATGAAGCATTTGATATATCCTTATATTGGATCTTATAAATCAATTATTAATGCGATTAATTTCTTTGGATTCAATGATTTGCAATTAAATGAGTATTATAGAAATGTTGATCCTGATTCAATTAATTTCCTTAAATTATTTAAGGTTGAAATTCCGGATATATTTGATAACTCTGTTGAAGGATGGACTGAGAATGATTTTATTAAGCATTTACTACCAAGTGATAATTTTGAAACAACAAATTTATTTAATCTTAATTACTTTATAACTGATAAATCTGGAAATAATATCTTAAACTATACTTTAGATGAAGTTATAATTAAGTTACAAGGATTAAAATACTGGTTAAAGAAAAATATTATACCTTTAACGCATAAGATACAAGACATTACAGGTAATGCTTATTTTAGTGGTATAAATCAAATACAACATAAAGTTTTAGATGTTAGTGTTTTCAATATACATGAAAATATGACACCAATTTCATTCAAATTAGATGAAGCTTATCTTATGCCGGTTAACAGTGGTTCGACTGTTTATAACTGTGTTTTAGACTTCTATTCTATAATTCCAAATATTGGTGCAGATAAAACTAAAAATGGTTTAGTTGAGCCACCAAAACCTTATAATGGTGTTAGCTTATCTTTGCCTGATTATTTTATAGTTAAGATAAGAACTTATAAGACATATAAAGAATGGGCTCCATTTAAGGTTTATTCTATTGGTGATAGAGTTACTTATTATGGAAAATTATATGAATCTACAAAAGATATTAATAAAGTAAACAGTCCAAGAAGATATGAGGATGTTCCTTTATGGGTTTCTAATACATTATATGAGCCAGCTACTATTATAGGATATAATAGAGAGTATTATTCTGCTCTAAATGCTACTCAATCAACAACACCTCCATTAAATGATACTACTAACTGGGTTAATATTTCATTTTGGAAAGAAATCGATTGGGATCCGGTTCAAACAATTACTGAATTCAGACAAGGTTCTAATTTATTACCTTTCAATTTTACTATTGATTCTAATATTGATCCTTTTATTACTGTTGAAGTAACTTCTGATAATGGTTATGGTTCTGTTTATTGTGATAAAAAGAATTATGAGATAAGAGGATTAAAGGATTTACAAGAGCCATATCAAGATATTGAACCAATTGGTCCATTTCAACCAATAGTTTATATAACAGCATAAAAAAATCCCTCATAAGAGGGATTTTTTAGTTAGCTTCTTCTGTTTCTACTTCAAGAACAGGTCTTTCTTCTAATGTGATTGATTCATCGAATAGAACAACCCAATCTTGAACATCTTGTGCCATATTTTTACCAGTTGTATCATAGTAGTTAAATACTTTGCTGATTTCACCAATTCTTCTTAAAATATCTGCAAATACATAAGAGTCTTTAGTTAATCCTTTTACTTTATGTGTTGCAATTAGGTGATAGATATAAGTAATTTCTGTTGCATCTACTTTGAATTCTTTAACCTCAGTATCATTAGCAAATTTAATATCTTTCATTGTTCCTAAAAGATTTGTTAATTCAACTGCAATAAATACAGTATTTACATCATACTCTAATTTTTTAACAATTAAATCCGTTAAGAAATTATACTGTGCTCTATCAAGATTTAAGTTATATTTTGTTGCTTTTAATAAAGCAATATACTCATTCCAAATCATTTGAGCTTTTTCATAGATTTCATCTTTTTCTTCGTCAGATTTACCTCTACCTGTATTATTAGTCATATAATCAGATAATTCTTTGATCTTAATATCAAGACCATTTTCAAAGTCATAGCTTAGAATAGTATATAGATTATTTTCTTTATCGGTGAATGTTACATCTGGTTTTTGCGTATTAGTTTGAATGTTTGACATATTTTTATTTTATTTTTTTTATACACTTTCTACATTATGTTGTTCATATAATGATTTTAGTGATTCTAGTTTATCTTTAGCATTAGCATAAGCTTCGATCCATCTATCATGTTCTGCTAATAAGTCTGAGTGCTCTCCAATTGCTGCTAAATTAGCATTAGTGAAATATAAATCTAAGTTAGCTTCTGCTTCCGCCATTTGAGCTTCATATCTAAGCTTCAATGCGTTGTAATATTTTGTGTTTAAGTATTTCATATTATTTATTTTTTAAGTTATATGATAAAATCATCATCATTGTCTCTTTTTTGTTCGTTATATAGTTCCTGTGTACCATTTGCTCTTGCTACTTTTTCTACTCCATATTTATTTACTAAAGATGAGAAAGTATTTAAGTCAGTTCTAACTAATTTAACCTTACCTGTTTCTAAATTCATATTAATTTTATCAATCTCTTGCTCAATTAAGATAGTAATTGATTCTTCATCAAAAACATTTAGTAAGTCTTCATTAATTGAAACTTTTAGATCTTTTTTAACACTATAAGCATAGTCATCTGCAAGTTTACTAATTTTAATTAGTTCTTTTTGTTTTTTATTTCCTAAAAAGTGAAAATCGATTTTTGTAGGAAATGATTTTTTATTGAAAATTTCAAAGAAGTCGTTAATTGTATCTTCTGATAGTTCGTAAAAATTATCCATATTATATTTTATTTTTTATATTATAAAAAAATACTGGATAAAAGTTTTGTTATTTTAGTAAAAAATAAGCAATAATACCTAATACAACTAAAGCCGGAGTAAATTTATAGTAAAGGTTATTGTAAAACTCATTACTCTTAAATAAAGAGAATCCTATTACAACTAAATAGGAATATTTATCCACTTTTTTAATATCATAAATAGAATAAAGCTCATTCAAGCCTTTAGATACTAAAAACTTAGATGTTTCAGTTATAAATTCTTTTATATAATTTTCAGATATTCTATCAATATCAGACTTTTTAAGTGAATACTCTTCACCTACTAGTTCTTTTGGTATATTTAATACCGTATAAAGTCTATCTGCATTATCTATTCTTAGATTAAGATAATTTGATAATTCTACCTTATTATTTTTAATAATTCTTTTATAAGAATTGAAAAGACTTATTTTTTTGAAAAATGATATACTATTACTCATATCTATTATATTAATTTAAGTTTATTAGTTGAACCACCCATTAAAAAATCCTCCACCTCCACTCTTTGTATTACCACTTGATGATAATTCTGTTGGTTTTATATTTCCATCGGTTACACTTGTAATATATTCATCTATTGTGCTTGTTGAATTATCAATTCTTGATAATATTTCAATAATTTTATCTAATTGTTCATTCGTGCTCATTTTAGCTGGTCCTTTGCCTGCACCAGCCGCACCTGCAGTAGTTTTACCTTTAGTTTCTCCAACGGTAGGTCTATTTGTTCTCGCTTTTTCTACTTCAACAAATTTAGAAAATACACTAGCTCTTTCTTCAAGTGTTTGCATCATTCTATCTAAAGCATCTGAGTCCATGGCTGCTAATACTGCTAGATTACCAGTTAATCTTCTAATCAAATTAACTTTAGTTCCATCAATCATTTGTAATGAGTTTCCGAATTTTTCTAATGATTGTGCTAATTTATCATAAGCTGCAGCTATTTTTAGCATACCTTTTGCAGTTTGTGATACCGGATCCATCCCAGTAAGATTCTTTAATGCATTTATAGCACCACCTTTTCCTTGTGCAACTATTGAATTAGTTAAATTGAGATATTTCATTATATTAGTCTGTAGATTATCCATATAGCCTTCTGGTATCATATTATTAAAATACTGTCTACCAGACCATAATGTTTTAGCAGTTCTTATTATAGCATAAGCTATAATATTAGTCTTTAATAAACTTGCATAGGTAACACTTTCAACACTTCTATTTAAGTCAATAAATCCATTTATATTATTGCTTAATTTTTTTGACCAGTTAGCATCTGGACCTGCTTTCCAAACTGCTACGCCGACTGATGATAGTCTTTTAGCAACTCTGACAATTGCATTTGCTACTAGTACTATACCATTCGCCATTTCTCCAGCAGCTTCATCACCGTCTTTGAACCAACCGCTATTTTTAGACATATAATCAAATACTCCACCAAATGCTTTTATTGCAGATGATACTCTTGTACCCCATTCTGAATCAGGAACATTTGCTACATCAAATGTTGCTTTATTTTCTGCAAATTTGTCAGCGGCTGCAATAATACCATCTGATATAGTTAATATTCCAGACTTCATATCATCCGGAGAAACATTTGATCCAAAGAAGCCATTATCCATAAGAGCTGCATAGACCGGTGAGAAAGCTGCGATTGCAGTTCCTACTCCTTCTGACCATTCTTTTGAAGGTCCTCCCTTAAATGCAACTTTTGCTTTTGAGAAGTAATTTGCGGCATCTACAATTCCTTTAGATACTGTTATAATACCATCCGAAAATTGTTCTGGGGTAGGTCCACTTCCAAAAAGTACTTTCATTATGCCACCAGTACTTAACATTTTATATACTGGTGCAAATGCGCCTAGTGCTAATGATATTCCTTCTGCCCAAGCTTTTGTTGGTCCTCCTGTATAAGAACCTTTTTTAAGAACAAACGAAACCTTAACAATAGTATCTGCAATCATTAAAACAGCATCTGCTCCCGCAACTAAAGCTACCATTCCTAAACCAAAAGAGCCAAGTATTAAAGCTCCTAAACCGGCCATTCCTAAACCAAATGTTGCTAAGCTTAAACCAGTTCCGGTTGCCCAGTCTAATGAAGGATAGTTGCCGTATGTTCCTTTACTTAATATAAATGAAGCTGCAACAATAGTAGCTGCAACCACTACAACTGCAACAGCTCCTGCTGCTAGTGCAAGTGCCCCAATTCCAGAAAGCATTCCAAGTCCTAATAAATATGCAGCTCCTCCAAATACAACTATTGATGCTCCTACACCAATTGCCCAGTCTAATGAAGGATATAAATCATATTCACCTTCTTTTAATATCAGAGATGAGATCATAATTGCCGTTGCTACTACAACTATAGCTATACTACCCATAGCTATATTCTCAAGACCCATTTTATTTAGTAACCAAGCGGCTCCACCTAAGACAACTGCTGATATAGCAAATACAACTGAAAACATTAAAATATTAATCAACTTACCAAGTGGAATTGGTTCTACTTGTGATAATATATTAGAAGACATCCAAATTGCTATTGCTAAAGTTGTAAATAATAATGGTATAGTTACAAGAGTCTTAAGACTTATTTTATCTGCAACTGGAAGTATAAACTTTAACGCAAATGAAAGTACTACAAATACTGCAGCTATTGCAATAGCAGTTAAGAATTGTGTAAATGAAATTGGTACTATTCCTGCTAAGAATAAAGACGATACAGCTATTGCAAGAGCCATTGCTGGTAGTATAGTAACCATCAATATGGCCGATTGTATTGCTTTAGCAGGATTTTCTATTTTGCCTAATGCATTAATTATTTTTCCTAAACCAAATGATATAACGGTAAACATACCTGCAATAAGAATTGCGGTAAATGCTTGACCTAAACTAATAGGAATTATCATTTGTAATACCCAAGATGATAAAGTAATACCAAGTGCAATAGCAGGAAGTAATATTGGTAGAAATAAAATACTTTTACCTAATGTAGCTATATTTTCCTTACCTAACGCACTTAATATTTTTGCTATACCAAAGGATATAACAGTAAACATACCTGCAATAAGAATTGCGGTAAATGCTTGAAATATTGAAATTGGTTCAACAAATGCCAAAAACCAAGATGATAAAGTAATACCAAGTGCAATAGCAGGAAGTAATATAGGTAAGAACATTATTGATTTAGCTAGTGTTTCTAAATCTTGTTCTCCTAGACCTTTAATTATTTTTTTTATACCGAATGATATAACAGTAAACATACCTGCAATAAGTATCGCTGTTAAAGCTTGTCCAAAACCAATAGGATAAACAAGAGCTAAAGCCCAAGAGGAGAACATTATAGCAATTGACATAATTACCATTACTTTACCTGCTATAACTGCTTGATCTACAGTAATCTTACTTTCAGCTATTTTGGAAAAAGCATCAGCGACCATAACAATTGCCAATCCTAATGAAACAACTGATAGAAAATCAACTTCACCTACTATCTTAAAAGCTAATCCAATTGCTAAAACAGCAGCCGCTATTAACAATATCATTGTGGCTCCTTTCTTTATCTGACTTTCTTTCTTTGGATCTTCACCAACATCACCAACAATATTATCATTATTTTTACTTCTTTGAAGCTCTAAGATTGTATTTTGTTTAGATAATATTTCTTCTGTGTCTTTTTTAATAGACTTTAAGCTAGTGTTAATTTCTATAAGTTGTTTAGAGAAGTCACCACTTTGTAAAGCATTAGTGGTCGCAGTTTTGCTTTCTCCTTTTTTCTGGAGAGCATCTGCAATCATTTCTAATGAACTGGATAGATTATTAAGAGCATTTAGTAGTTGTTGATCCATAATCTATATATAAAAAAATCAACTGCTTTTAACAATTTGTTATTTTTTTACTATAATAAAAAATTAATATATAATGAATAAAATAAAAGTAGCTGATATGGGAATCAAGAAAGTTATAAAATACTATCTTCTTGGTGAATCCTTGAAGGAAATAGAAGCAAATAGAATTCTTGATAAGTTATCAAAGAATAAACAAATATCTGATAAAGAAAAGAGATTTTTAGATTTATATAGATATACATCTAATAATGAAGAACCTAAAGATTTAATGTATTTATCAAAGAATGTTGCTTGTGAACATGTTAAATCACTTTTACAAAAAGGATATAGTATTTTTTGTGATTTGCATGATAGAGATGGTCTAATTGGTCTACCTATCATTGATATTGATAACGAACATCAAGAAGAAGCATGTGTTATTTATATGAAAGGTGATGAAACTCATAAATTATATGATAGGTACTTATATAATTTGATATATAATAATAAGTTAAAAAGATATTCACTTCAAGAGCAAGATGAATACTTTGAAGAAATAGAACATAAAAATGATTAAAAAATTCAACGATTTTATATTAGAAGTTTCAGGAACAGAATTAGTTGGTCCAATTGGTCCTGCTTATGGTGAAACTAAAACACTTAATAAAACTATATCTGCTTTTGATACAGATGTTATTTACAGTGAATTAGGTGGTAGAATATACACAATTGATGAATATAATCAAATGTATCAAGACTATCTTAAATTAGGTGGTTCACCTTTAGATGGTTATAATAAAGAAAATTTAGAAAAAGTTATTGTTTATTTACAAGATAATAACTAATACAATATATTGATAAAAACAAAAATCAAACAATGAGTAAATTAACAACATTAAATGGTATTAATGACCAAGATTTATTGAATCAAATTTTTAATGATGAGATCACGGTCTTTGAGGACATTCAAGGTAGTAAAATATGGGTAAATTGGAATGGAAAAGAATTTACAATAAAAACGAAATCGCTATCTAATGATCCTATTAATTTAATAGACTTAGCTATGCAGAACTATTATAATCCAGCATTAAATTATTTTAATAATTTAGATTATAGAGTTAAAAGTCTTTTAAATAGAAAATGGTGGTTCTGCTTTGAATATTTTCCGGATGAGCAACCAGCAAACATAAGATACAACCAAGTCCCTAAAAATAATTTAGTTCTTACTGCAATTAATAAGTCTGGTAAGTATGAATTTAATTTAGATGAGTTAGTAGAATACGCTAGATTATTTGATGTAGATCATCTACCTGTGGTTTATCAAGGTAAGCTAACAGATAAGATGATTGAAGCTATAAAGTATTTCTTAAATACAAGTGAGGCAGACTTAGAATATATTTTTGGTGATAAGTCATTTGCATTCTTCTTTTACAAAATATTAAATCCATTAGTTGATAGTTCATTTTTAATGGATGAAGAATTTCAAAAAAATATTGAAAAGCTTATCATAAGATGTAAGTCAAATGATTTGTCATTTGAAGTTCTTAATCCTTTATATAATAGGCTTAGTACTGAAAATGATACTGAGTTTGTTGAGATTTATACTTTAATCTTGGTTAATTTCTTAAATTTCTGTCAGTCTATTAACTTAGAAGATATTAAATTAAAAGGAGAAACTAAAGATGAGATTTATATCTATCTAATTTGTAAGTTATTTAATATTTATATAGGAGAAGTTAAGTCAGACCTTTTAGACTTTGATTTTATAGTTCCTGATTTTTTTGATAAAGAAAAGTTCAAAATAAATACTGAACTAATTAAAAATAAGCTAACAAAAGAGTATTTATCTGAGTCCGATAAATTAGAGTATATATTTAAGGTTATTTTAGGATCATTTAACAAAAAAAGAAAAAAAGCTATTGGTATATTTACCGATAATACAGTTAAGTTATTTAATAATTTTGTTGATGATATTCAAAATCACATTGATAAATACTTAAACAGAATGCATGAAATTGAGCTTACAAGAGCTGGTCTTGTTGACTTCTCAGATTTCTTAGATCTTAAATATGATATGGATGCTGATGGTGAGGTTTATCCTGATGTTTACTCTGAGTTTGAAAAAGGAGTCAAGCAAGATAATAAGAAAAAGAAAGCAGGAGGAAAATTTCCAATACAACAACAAAAACCTACATTATAGTAGGTTTTTATTTACAAAATAATTTTATTATATGAATATAAATACTATTGATTTAAATGTCAAATCAATTGATATTAAAGCAGGTGTGAGAAAATTAAGAACTAAATGGACTACTGAAATGGTTAATGATTTAAGTTTTCATAGTGGATTTGGTGATATTGAACGACAATTAATCGTATCTATACGCAAGGAAAAAAGAATAAAAACTATCAATAATTTACTAAACAATATCTAAGTTTTCAGTATAAAAGTTATGTATATAGAAACAAAAACTATTAACCAATATAGAATAAATAAAAAGATAAAACAAAAGTCTTTTTCTTTACATTTTTTACCTGAATGCTTAAATGATCTTGTAAAAAGAAAACACATTGAGTTCTCAAATCAAAAATTAAAAGTAGATTATCTAGTAGATATAGTTCATAATTTACTACTTAAATATTATTTCAAAAAAGAAAATAAATTTGCACTAAATGCAACAATACTTAAAAGTAAGTATGGTTATCTTTACAACTACTATATTTCCTTTCTTATTGAGAATAATATTATTCGATTGCATACAAATTATAAAAAAGGTAAAACATCTAGAATATATTCATTAAATGAAAAGATTTTTACACAAAGAATAAATCGATATAGAAACTATGATAAAGTCTTACTAAAAAAGTATAAAGGTAAGTTTATTGAAATGACATCTGAGGATTCAGATATATCTATAATTGAACCTTCTGTTCGAGAAAAACTAGTAAATGATTTATTTAATGTTAAGATTGACTACGATAGAGCTATATTCTTTTTAGACTTACTTAAAAATGAGGATATTGATATTTACAATAGAAATATTTACTCTGTTGAGTGTATAAATGATAGTCATATATTTTATCACTTTGACTCATATGGTAGAATGCATACAAATTATACTATATTAAAATCATTTATTCGTAAAAACTGTTTATTAATTGATGGTTTAGAAACTTGTGAGTTAGATATACCAAATAGTCAGCCATTATTTTTGGTAAAGTTAATAAATATTAGTAATTTTGGTAATGTAGATCAAGATGAGTTTGAGTTATTTAAGAAGCTAACTATTGATGGTAATTTTTATCAGTATTTTATGTCAATGATTGGTGAGACAAATAAAAAGTTAGTGAAAGAAATGACTTATAAAGTTCTCTTTGGTAGAAATATTGCAAGCTCGAAGGCAGATAAGCATTTCAAGTCTTTATTTCCTACGATATATGACTTTATAAAAACGTATAAAAAAGAAAATGGAGATTATCGTGTTCTTGCGTATGATTTACAAAGAGCAGAGTCATCATTAGTATTTAATAAGATAATAAGTAAAGTGATGAATTACTATCCTGAAATAAAAATGATAACAATACACGATAGTATTGTTGTTCCTAAAATATATAGAGAGGAAGTAAATATCATTTTTGAGAATGAATTAAAAAAAGAATTTAATATATAGATTATGAAACAATTTTGTTTAACAACTAAGTCAAAGGAAGTTATCATAAAAACTTCTGCTAGTGATTTTCAAGAAGCACTTGATTATTTCTCAAAAGTTAAAAAACTTCCTAAAGAGGAAATATTAAAAATATTTTACATCTTAGAAAAATAATATATACTTTGTGAACTTAGAGAATCCAAATATATCATATGTTATACTATCTAATGATAATGTTGATAGCATACAAACATATCTTTACTCTAAAGAGTATCAAGTATTACCTTTGCAAACCTATTACAAAGAGCAATTTAATGATTCTACATTAGGTTGGGGTGATGTTGATAATAATACTTTAAGAAAAGATGTTGTTTTTCTACTTAATTATTTTCAAGTAGAAAGTGCTATTATAAAATATAAAGGTGAAACATCTCCTAAGAAAATATTTAGAGATGGTTCTGAGAAGTTATTAGAAGTTTATATGTATAATACAGATTCTGAGAAGATTTCATATTTATATATGGGTTTATCTTTTTCTTTTGTTGAAGCAAAGAAATATTGGATGCCAAAAAAGAAAGAAGATTTTAGACAAGGTATGATTATTGAATATTTTAATAATAGTCAGTGGAATGAAAAGATAGTTTTTGATTTAGATACCGAATGGGATAAAATGTATAAACTATTGGTAAAATATGATAAAATTAGAGTATTATCAAAAGTATAAAAAAAGTCGCATTTGCGACTTTTTTATTTTATATAAAACCATTGTATTTTTTTATCCCAGTTATTGGTTTCCTTAAAGAAATACTGATCATTATCTGTTGATTTAATAACATATACACCTGTTGATGATGTTTTAAGTGTTTCAGTTCTTAACACAATTACTTTATCTTTATCAATTTTATTATCTGTAATTATTTTAATACCACTTAGAAAGTTATTATTTTCAATAGAAAGATAGAATCTTTCGTATTGAGTAATTGGATTCATCAAAACTACATTTGCTGGTCCTACTCGACCATTCATAGCAATTAAATTACCACCCATCAATACTTTTGACATAATCATTCTTTCGAGTTGATTTACATCAGTTGAGCTTGAAACTGTAACATCTGTTAAAGTTTGTTTACTATTTACTGTGTGATTTATATAAAAATCTAAAACCTCGTTATATAAGTCTTCATACGAAATGAATTTTTTACCACTTATAGAACTTTCAAATATCTTCATAGATATAGTAGGAAAGTCATCTTGATCTTTTATAAAAACTCGATCATTTAATTTCTCTTCTTTTTCTTCTCCTAATAAAACATCAATAGTAATTTCTCTATTCATAGCTATGTTTTCAGCTTTATTTTCTTCAACTGCGTCTAAAAAATGAAACTTAGCAACATTACTACCAATTGCTTTCTCATCAAAGCAACATATATCTTTTAATTTCTCTTTGAATTCTTCCTCTCTATTAAAATGTATCATATAAATTTTTCATTCCTATTTTTTGAAAACTCATGTTTATGGTTTTTGCTAAATCTTCTTTTTTAAGATTACATAAGTTATTTAGTAACTGTAAGTTATTTTGATAAAGTTTCATATCTGGTTGTACTCTACTATGATACAAGTGATAGCATCGGTTAGGCATTTCGGTCCAAGTTAAAAAGTTTTTAACCTTATGTGATATAAAGTCATCTTCTGCACCCCAACCCTTAAAGTCTTCATTCCAACCAGCTATTTTGTGTATAGCTGCTTTTCTGAAAATACAAATTCCACCGCATAATGGAACTTTTTGATGATCAGTTTCGCCTCTACCCGGTCTATCTATTTTGAAAATTTGATCAAATGGTTGATTAGATTCATGTGGTTGTAAATCAACCACTGATTTATATGGATTTACCATCTCGAATTTATCAAGTTGTTTAATTGCTTCTATAAATTGGTTGGGTTCCATAACTAAATCTGCATCTGAGAAAACAATTACATCAGATTTAGCATATTTAAGAGCTACATTAAAAGCCCAAGATTTATTATAAGCTTTATCTGATTTAAGAAATATATGTCTTGCTTTAATATTTAAGTGTGATATTTTTGAGTGCTTATCTTGCTCAATAACAATTACATCAACATTGCTAAATCCGTTTACCCAATCTAATGCTCTTTTAAGATTATTAAATCGTTCTAAGTTATGTCTATAACCTATTATATAAGTGAAAGAATATTTATTCATTCTAAATTATTATTTTTTATTTATATTATATATATTAAACTTGTTGAGGATTTTTCCAATCTTTATGAGTTGTGATTGCTAACATTTGTTTATTTGTTAGTTCGTTAGGATTCCATCCCATCTTTTTGCAGTATTCAATTAAAAAGTTTTCTTTCTTAATTAATAAATCTTTTTTGGTCATGTGTTTTTATTTTTATATATAATTTTTGTATATTTGCCGTATGGTATTCAAAGTAAGAGGTATATTAGAATTTAGTCCGCAGGATAAAACTAAGAAGCACGAACGTCAAGCTTCTTGGAAGAGAGTTGCTATGATTAAAACTGACTGTGAAATAGATAGATACTATGCATGGTTCTTGAAAAAAAGATTTAACCTTGAATTAAATAAAAACTTAAGAGGAACTCACGTTACCTTTGTCAATGATAGAATGGATTTTGAAGTTTTTGAGCAAGCTTCTAAAATCTTTAATGGTAAGGAAATTGATTTTTATGTTGAAACTGAACCGAGATCTAATGGTGAGCACTGGTGGTTAAGAGTTTATTGCCAAGATGCAGAAATAATAAGAGAAAGTATGGGCTTGAGTAGAGAACCATTCTATGGAATGCACTTAACTTTAGGTCACGCTGTTGTTAAGTATCCAGAAGCGGTTGAAGTTAGTGAAAACTCTGCTATAAAAGTTAAGAAAGATTATTTAGAACACTCTGAATATATCTTAGAATGTTGTAAAAGACACGAGTTGATCTCAAATGAACCAAGAATGCCATTTGAACAGCAAGAAATTATAGAATTCAAAGAGGACTAATAGTCCTCTTTTTTATTTCAACAAACTTGTTTTATAATCATATAAATAAAAATAAAAATTTATAATGATTAAAGCTGATTTATATTATAAAGAAAATCTAAGAAAAATATTGGAAGAGGGAACGATGGACAGAAATCCTCGTCCTAAATATAAAGATGGTCAAGATGCAAATAGCATATTTATAACTCAAGTTTTTGAGGAATATGATTTATCAAAAGGAGAATTTCCTATTACTACACTAAGAAATACTGCAATTAAAACAGGAATCAATGAGATTTTATGGATATATCAAGATCAAGACTCTAATTTAGAAACAGCACATAAAAGAAATATAATGTGGTGGGATGATTGGAATATTGGTAATGGAACAATTGGTCAAAGATATGGTGCGACTATAAGAAAGTGGAATTTACTTGACAACCTTCTAGTGAGTTTAAGAGAAGATCCTTTTTCAAGAAGACATATTATTAATATGTTACAAGAGTCAGATCTGAAGCAAACAAATGGTTTATATCCTTGTGCTTACGAAACTATTTGGTCAGTAAGAGAAGTTGATGGTAAGATGTTTTTAGATATGACTCTAAATCAAAGAAGTAATGATTATATTATGGCTGGGTATATCAATAAAATACAATATGTAGCTTTACAAATGATGGTCGCATCTGACTTAGGATATAAGGTTGGTAAATTCTGTCATTATGTTCAGAATCTACATATTTATGATAGACATATTGAAGCCGCTAAAGAGTTATTAGAAAGAGAACCTTTAGAGAAACAACCAAAGTTAGAATTAAAGTCTGGTTTAAGTTTTTATGACGTAACTGTTAATGATTTTAAGATTTCTAATATTAGTGGTATACAAAAAATAAAATCAGAATTAGAAATAGCGATATGAGAGAATTGACTTTACCTGAGAGAATTGAATTATTTTGTGAGAAGTATAAAAAACATATTTCCTATGGTGATGACTTAGGGCATGATGATTTAGATAATCATGATATTCCAAGATTTGTTGAAACAAATGAGGAAAAATATATATAAATAAAAAATAATTTTATAGAATGAGTAATATAACATCTATGGATTATATGGAAAGTATCGTTGAGCAAATAAAAAACATAGATACTGATAATTTACCTAATATAATTCCTGATTCAGAAAAAACAAAATCTTCTGTTGTGGAAGAACAAAAAATTTATTTTTGGATTAGACTTTACCTAAAAGATGAATGTGATAATATTGAAATAGGTGATGATATTTGTATTACTTATACTCCTTCTAGTGAGAAGCTTAAGACAAAATTTGTATGTTATGGTAAAGCAAATATAAATAAAGATTATGATCATGAAATCATAAGTTATAATGCTGCGGATGATAAAAAAGTTCTTTGTTTGATGGTTGATGAAAATGAAGTTAACTATTCTGATGAAATACCTTTTATTAGAACTTTGTTTAAAACTGGTAGGCATTATGAATATCAATTAGTGAAAAGATCAGAACTTTTATTTATAATTGAAAGAAATGATTTTATTTTAGATTATTTCGATTGCACATTTTAATATGATAGATATATTTTTCATAGAATTTTTTGTAAAAAAGAAATACAACAAAAGCTTAGAGGAATATTTTTGCGTAAATAGACCAACAGCTTCTAAATGGCGTAATATTAAATTTCCTAAAAGTAGATTATATGAGTTTTTACATAGAGAGGGAACACTTGATGTAATTGAATTAGTTAAAAGAATATACTAGAGACAAGAAACATTTTTATATATACAAATAAAAATGTTTCTATGAAAGTATGTAATGTATGTAATTTAGAACTAGATTTTAGTAAATTCTATAAGTCAACAAATAAGGATGGATTAAAGAATGAATGTAAGAGTTGCTACAATAATAAAAGATATGAATATAATAAAAATTATAAATTAAGTAATAAAGAAAGAATAGCAACTGTAAAGAAAGAATATTATTTAACTAATAAAGATTATATGATGAAAAAGCATACAGAATACTTAAATTATAGATATAAAAATGACTTATTGTTTAGATTACTCATATTAAGTAGAAGTTCTATTAAAAATGCTTTTTTAAGTAAAGGTATTAAAAAAAGATCAAAAACTATTGAGTTGATAGGTTGTTCGCTATTTGAATTAAGAAATCACTTAGAATCAAAGTTTGAAAATTGGATGAACTGGAACAACCAAGGTTTGTATAATGGTGATTTTAATTATGGATGGGATATAGATCATATAATTCCTTTATCATCTGCAAAAACAGAAGAAGAACTTATAAAGTTAACACATTATACAAATTTACAACCTTTATGCAGTAAAATAAACAGAGATATAAAAAAAGACACATGGACACAGATTCGATAGAATATTTACTGTTAAATTACTTTAATGAAGTAATATGGGTTAAAGAAAATCCAGCTTTTTTTGATATTATTGAAAAGAGTAGGGTTAATGGTGAGCTAATTATAAATAATAAACAAGAAATATATCACTTAAAAGAGTTGTTGGTCTCTTCAATTGAAGAGCTTAACAACTCTTTATATTTACACCTATTAGATTGTAATAGCTATGATATAAGTTATTATACAAAGGGTATTAGAAAAATATTTGGTAATAATGATAGATTGATTTATAATGAATTATCAAAATTAGATCAAAAAAATACTTGGATCATAACTTCACAAAAGATATTAGAAAGATTTTTCTTTACTCGTAAGACAGTATGTTTTAATGTTTATGTTTGTGATTTATTTGATGATAAGATAGTTATTGGAAGTAAAGACTCAAAACTTATATTGAATGAAAATTTGAAAGAATTTTATTTAGATTTATCTAACATAAAGATATTAAACTTAAAATAAAAAAGTCGCTCAAAGCGACTTTTTATTCTATATATGTTATTTTCATATTTAATGATTTAGCTAATTCTATTTCGGCTAATACACCAGTAGATTTATCCCATCCATCTAATTTATAGACGAACATTTCATCACATTTGTATAAGAATGTTTCGCAAAAATTTTTCCAAAACTCCCAGTCTCCTGGCATTTCTTTATAGTTTAATAGAGTGTGTCCATAAACTATTGGTGACATAACTACCATTCCGTTTGCAACTAATTCTGCAACTTTTTTACAAGTTAAATCATATCTATTTATTACAACACTTGGATCTTTATCCGAGTAAAGTGAAGCAAAGTAAAACATATTATTCAATTCCTAATTCTCTAAGTTTAACATTTCTTTTATGAGCATCATCAACAATAAGTTGAACCATTTGTCTATCTACCCATTTATTTTGCATAAATTGAATTACACCACTTATTCTTTGTTGATCTGATGATATTTTTCTATCATCGGTGGTGAATCCAGTGGCTTTAACTTTAAGCTGTTTTTCGGAGACTTCTACAACTTCAAGTTCATATGTTCCGCTAAATGAATATGACTCTTTAGTTCCTTGACCATAAATCAATGAATAGTTTGGATAAATTACTTTATCACCTGGTTCAATAGCAATTAAATCATTTTTAATAGACTCTGCTTTTGTTTTAGCTTTACTAAGTTCATTATTTTGGTTTATCAAATCTAAATTATTAGTAAAAAGTTTATAGTTAAGTACGATGCTTACTAGTAATGCAACCGATAACGAAATTATTGCTGTAATCATTTTATATTATTTTATAGTTCGTAATAAAGATCTGTAAATAAAGGTGATCTTTTAATGATTCCTTTTATTAAATCAATTCCAATGTCTTGTAAAGCAAATTTGAATTCTATTTCATTTTCTACTTTTGTTAGAATTTCTCCGGATGCTAATACCTTTAAGTCACTTTTGTTGAAGTAAACATCAGTCTTTGTGTAGCCAGTTCCATGAGTAAAGTAGCCTAATTTACAAACACTTGTAAATAAGGTTTCGGTTAATACTGTTCTTATCTCTTGCATAATTGATTTTTGTTTTAATCTATATTAAAAAATGAGTTATATGTTTATAAATATATAAAAAAATAATTTTTGATGTAAAAAAATTAATATATAACTCTACAAATATAATAATAAAATATGAGATGGATAAAAAAACGTGACTTATTTTTAAGCGAAGCTAAAATTAAGGATTTAATTCTTCCTATACAAGCAAAGCAAGTTAAAGAATATTGGGGTGAAAAATATTTAGATTATGAAGAAGTTACACCTACTGATAAAATTGTTCAAGGAGTTTGGAAATTATCAGAGGAAGATAAGAATAAAGTTTTAAGTAAGTGGGCTGAGTGTGATATGGATCAACTATTTAAGTTATTCCAAGATCTACCAGAACAATTTGGAAATGTACTTAATAAATCAATTAGTAGTGATGCGTATAGAGAAGACAACTTCTCAAAAGATGAATATCAAAGAATTTTTAATGATTTTGATATTAGACAACCTAAGTTAGATCAAATTTTTACAATGTTTGGTCCAGTTTTTAGAAAATTGTCTCTTACTGATACAATGGCGGATAGTATTATTGCAAAAGATGAGAATAATCGTCCTTTAAGAGATGAGAATGGTAATATGATTAGAACAATTAAAGCAAAAGGTGATTTAGCTTTTAGTAATAATATGATCAATATCAACTCTTTCCTTAGTGATTATAATGATTTGGTTGATAGATGTGTTGATGCAAAGATAGAAGGTTGGAAAGTAAGTGATAAAGTAACAGCTAACTTCTCTAATGATAGAAATATATCTCAATTTATAAACTTTGCTTCTACAAATAAAAACACCGATTATCAATTAGATTTTGAGATATTTAACAGAGACATTTATCTAAAGATAAATCACAATCCTAAAGATATATTAAATATGTCTATTTCTAAATTTTATGCTTCATGTCAGCATTTATATACTGGTGCTTATAGAAGACAAGTATTATCTAATGTGTTTGATCCAAATAGTATTCCTGCTTTCTTAACATTTGAAACTCCAATATTTTGGAAAGGTGAAAAGATTTCAGATCAATTACCTTTATCAAGGATGATTATTAGAAATATTAAGCAGTTTGATGTAAATGCAGAGACTAAATTATACTTTGATAGAGCTTATGAGGATAGATTGCAGAGTGTTTTTGAAGAAATAGTTACAAAATATACAGGAATGGTTTCTACAGCACAAAGAGGAGATAAATACTATTTCTCACCTGATGTTGATTTTGGTGATGATGATTTAAGCCCATCATATCAAGATAAGCTTTCCTTAGAGAGAGTTTTAAGAATTGGTAAAAATATTAAATCACTTACACTAAGTCAATTAACTTCTGGTCAAAGATATATCGTTGATCCTAATGCTAAGATAAAAGAGTTGATTGTTGAAACATCTGATATTCCAGATTCTTTACTAAATCTAAACTTAAACTTGGATTGGATTAAATTTAAGTATTTAAGTATTAATACTCTTAATAATTTTGCTAATATTAAGACAGATAGTATTGCATTTGATAAATGTAAATTTGGTAATAATATTTTAGAAGATATGAACTCTATAAATCCAAATATTAAAAAGCTTCAAATTGTTAGCTGTGATAATACTACTTCTTTAGATTTCTCAATATTTGAAAATTTAGAAGAACTACAAGTTATTTATACATTAGATAGCTATCAAGATCTTGCTAATTTATCTGTTAGTAAAAATCTTAAAAAGATGGTAATATCTGGTGACTTAGTAACTAAAGAAAGTAAACCTATAATTGGTTCATTAAAATCAAAAGGTATAAAAATTGAAATTGTTGGTCCAGTAATATGAAAAATTTGAAATATATAAAATTATTTGAAGCTTTTGATGCTTCGATTGTTAATAAAGTATTAGGATATATATCGTCTAAAGATAAAAAAATATTTTTAGATAAAATAAAAAGTATATGTAAAACATTTGATGTTCCTGAATCAAAATTATCTGATGATCTTTTTAGATATTTACCTTATAATGCTGCTATATCCTATAACGGTGAAGCAGTTGCTGATGTTCCATGTGATGCTGTTGGTGAGTTTATTACTGGTGAGAGATGTAAAGATGGTAAAGTTAAAAGACCTTGGGGTAAAGGATTTAGATATGTTGATTGTTCTGCTTGTAATGGTACAGGTATTAAAAAACAAAAGTCAAATTTAAGATTATTAAAATTTTGGTTTGATAAAGATGGTAAATTTATAGCAACAACTGCGGTTGATGGTGTTTATCGTCAGAATAATGCAGGTTCTTCTGCTGGTGCTGCTACGGTTGCATTTTCTCCTAATATTGATGATTATGAAGTAGTAAAAAGAATTCCTAAATCACAAATAGGTAGCTTAAATATAGGTGATATTATTGCAGTAGATTTAATTAATGGATGGAATAATAGAACATGGTCACAAATTGTTAGTTATGTTATGAAGGTTTCCACTTGGGCAGGACAAAAAACTTTTGCTTTACAAAATACTGCAAGTTATTATAATAATTATCCTAGAGATACTTATGGTTGGGGTTCAATAGCTAGTGGATATTGGCAGATGAGTCACTCAAAGGTAGCAAATATTAGTTTATTAAAACCTAAAGCTGGTGCTACAAGAAGAAGAAAAGATCCTCTTGGATATAATACAAGATTTGACTTTGATAGATTTGTTACTATGCCATCATCTATTTTATCTTCTGTTAAAGATGCTAATTTTGCTATTATTTTTGATTATGCTAAGTTTATTAGTTTAGTGAATAGTAATAGCTATAAGTTAAAAGGTGATATAAAAGATGAAAGAACAGAAGCTAAGAAAGATACTTTAGCTTTTATGAAAGATGTAGATATTAAGAAAGCAAATATCGAAAGATATATGAAGTTAATAGCGGATAGAATGAAGATTCAAAATATATCCGATATATCTAATTTGACAAAATTATCTACTAAACTTATTTGTGGTGATTTTGCTGCTTATCGATTAAATTATAATACAAGTGCTGCTATTGATAGACTTAATACAATATCTTCTTATTTGTTTAAGGTGATAAAAATGTATAAGAAGGGAGAAAGAGCTAATAATTTAGAAGAAGTTATGGTTAGCTATGATTTCAAAAATAGTATAGAAAGAGTTAACTATGAAATTTCTGAGGGACTAAAGATTGCAAGTAGTGCTAGAACCTTCTATATTGATAGATTAGATAGAGTTAGAGAGTATATTAATAGTGAAGATGATGAAGAACTTAAAACTAAAGCTCTTAAGGTTTTAAGTAATATTGATAGACTTTCTAAAGAGATTAATAGCTATATTAGTATCTTTGAAGTAAGAAATTTAGAAGATGTTGAGTTATTATATCAAGAATTATCAATGGTTTTTGATTTACTTAGATCAGAGCGTGTTGGCTTAAGAACTCTTGATGGATTCTTTGATAGAATGAGACCACAAAGCTCTTATAATGAACCTAATTATATTTGGGTAAGATTAAAAGAGAAGCGTGACTACTATGGTAATATTAATAACAACATTAATTATTTAATTAATATTTTAAGAAAAAAACAATCTTTAGCAACAAGAGAGTTTGATGAAGAATAAAATAGAAAATCTTATCTTTTTGATAAGATTTTTTTATATATAGTAATATGAGATATATTAGAGAATACAATACTTTCGGTTCAACTTTAATAATAGTTGACGTACAAAAATCATTCAAAAAGTTTTTTACTGTTATGTACTTAAATGAATTAAATAAGTATTGTAAACAGTTCTCAGAAGTTTATCAAATATGGGATAACCACGTGGATGGTAAAAATGTAGATAAAGATTACTTATATGATGACAATCCTGATATTCCAGTACATAATGATTTATATAGATTTCCTAATCAAAAAGACTTAATAGAAAAAAGATATAATTATGATGTAGATGTTGATTTCTATAAAAAAATTCTATCAAAAGAAGTTTATCAAGACGCAAAATCTAAAGAAGAAATTAATCAATTAAAAAGAGGTGACTTCTTTGAAACAAAAGAAGGAACTTACATTATCTATATTGGTAATAATCATAAATGGTATCATTTACCAAAAAAGCTTTATGATTTATTCCAAAGACTAAGAGGTAAAGAAGTTACAATGGTTGGTGGTTCTGATTCAGAATGTTTCTTAGATGTTGAAACCGCTGCTAAAGTATTTGGTGTAAATGTTAAAAGAAACTTCAAGTTTATATACAGTGCTAATCACTGTCCTATAAAGTAGCTGTATCTGATATAAACTTATAAAGTTTTTTCAAGTATTCTCTTCTCTTAAAGTTTTTATCAGTCATTAAAGTAGCAACATAGCAAAAATAGTAAAGTTTATCTATCAAAACATCTTTTGGTATATCACCACCCGGATATCTAAACTCTACATAATTATATCCACTAATTCTGGTTACATTGAATCCAAAATTTTTATACCCAAACTCATTCATTAGTTTCAATACATAGTTGCTTAATTCATCTTCAGTAGATTTTATATCAGAGAAGCTGGTTGCTTTCATTATTTTGCTTGAGTCTAACTCTTTTTTAAGTACTGGTAGTATTGATTTTGTATAAAATGACTTTTGTCTCCATTTCATATTCTTAAATGTGAAAGCAGTTTCACCATAGTCTGAAATCATTAAGATTCCTTTAATTATATTCCAATCTACTTTCTTTGTGAATCCAATATTGATATGAATACCAGTTCTTTCATTCATAAACCAATATTTTTGATTATTGTAATCTTTGTAGAAATCTTCAATTAGTTCGATAGTATCTTCTATACCAACTAAGTAAGTATTCATAGAGAATTCAATACCTCTTTTTAATGTATTGTCTAACTCAAATTTTATTTCAGAGTTCCATTTTTTGTAAAAGTTAGGAAGATTTATCTTAAAGTTTTCAATTAAGTAATCGATATTATCTGAGATCATATAAGTCATATAATCTGCTTGTAAAACTTGTATAAGTTTATTAGCAAAGCCAGTTGGATATTCATCTAAATATTCCTCAAATAGATCAATATTTTCATCAACATCTTCAAAATCTAAAGTATCAATTATTTCATCTACAAGATAAAACATATTCTTGTTTGACTTACCTTCATCTTTAATATACTGATAAGCATTACCCTTTGCGATTTCAATAAATTTTGCAGGAGAAACTGAATCATCGCTACTTTCCATGTCATCAGTTTCAAGCTCAAATTCTAAAGCTATTGTAAAGTCATTAGAATGTAACTTAATATAATCTTTATCTTTATTATTAAACTCTAATAGTAACATTATGATACAGTTGCATAAATTTGATAGTCAGCTACTTCAAAGTTGATGACCATATACTCTTGGTATCTTTCAGGATCTTCAAAAAACTCAACAGAGAGCTGATAAGGCACAGAATCAACTTCAGGTATATAATCTGCTATCTGAGCCATTATCTCACCTTCTATCGCTTCTGATGATAGTCTTGTTTCATATAATAGCTCTGTTAGATTTGCTCCTAAGTTTGGTTCTGATAGAACTTCTCCTTTATTAGTAAATATGATCATTTCATATTTTTGTATAATAACTCTAATGACATCATCTTCGATAAGTTCTAACTCACGAAACATTGGATGTCCAGGATAACAAATATAAAAATCTATAAAATTGTAATTCATGTAGATATATATATAAATTTTTATCCAATATATCTATTACCTTTTGATAAATTTTCATTTGCCCATAGTGGTTGAAAGTTTGTATGATGATTTAGCTTATAGATCTCTTCAACATTTTTAGCATAGCTTATTGGTATTATATGATCTAAGTGCCAAAGACCATGATTAGATAATGTCATTCCCTCTTGAAGTTTTGATTCTATATAATTTCTAAATTCATCCAAAGAGCAACCTAATATTTCTTCTGTCTTTTTATCTTTAGAATTTTTCAGTGACTGAGATATTCTTTTTCTTATACTTGATGTTAGTTTATATAAAGGATTATTATTTATTCTATCTTTTTCATAATCATTTCTACAACCATTACAATGTGAATTTAATTTATCTGGCTTTGAATTATCTTTACCAAAATTTTTCATATCCTTTATCTCTACACACTTTGTGCATAATTTTTCATTTTCTTTTAGATGTTCTCTAATTATAGAATATTTTAGTATTTTACCATCTAAATTTCTATTACTTTGTTGGTATAATTTCATTTTTTGCAATCTTTCATATCTATTTTTATAATGATTTTCTAATGACTTTTTATTTCTTATATCTCTATTTTTTGCGTGATCTATCTTTCTACATTCTTTACACTCTGATCTGAGCTCATCTTTAGAAGCACTTCTTTTCCCAAAATAGAAACTTTCTTTTTCAACTTTACATATGCAGCAAGTTTTCATATCTATTTTTATTTTTATTTATATATTAAAAAATAAAAATCAATTTCTTCAATAGAATACTCAATTAAAATTAATATTTACAAAAATAATTTTTTTAGTTTTCCCAATAAAGATATGCCAGATATAATTGGATCTGTTGCAGATTTTAGTATTAAATCATACTCACATACAAGATTTGATACCTCAAATAGTTTATTCACACTTTCTCTTTTCTCTTTTATACACCAATCTATAAATTGTCTTCCTAATAGATTTATCATAACATCTATTTTATCCGCACCAAAGTTATTCATCAAAAAGTGATAAGTTTGTTCAAAATCATTTTCTTGATATAGAAAGTTATATAAGTCAAGTTTTACTTTATTTGAGATTGTATTATCTGAACTACCGATAGAACCAGTTTCTAAATAGCTCTGAACTTCAACTAAAGTTGCTCTAAAATCAGGAAATTTTTTAGTTATTATAGAAACTAAGTCTGTTTTTGGAATCTCTTTATTCTCTGCTACTAAAATATTATTATTAATTCTTTTATAAATTTCTTGTTTTAAGAATCTTTCTTCGTCAGAAGATTGACAATCAAAATTAATAGTTTTAATTCTTGATTTAAGTCCATCTGTAATCTTATTGATATGGTTTGTAGTGATAATAAATCTTACTTTGTTATTATATCTTTCAATAAAAGCTTTGAATGCATCTTGGAAGTTTATAGACACTCTTTCAAACTCATCTAAGAAAACAAACTTAATATCAGAATCAGTATCCATCATTGGTGTAAACTTACAGAAGTCATCAATTTCATTTCTTAAAATTTCAATAGAGGTGTCCATAGAACAGTTAAGTTCTAAGAAAGGTGTTTCTTTATGATATTTACCGACTAAAATTCTTGCTAAACTGGTTTTACCTGTTCCATAGTGACCATAGAATATATAGTGTTGATTTACACCACTCTCAAATTCTTTTCTGATCCTTGGTAAAAGTATTATATCTTCGTAGTTTTTGGGTCTCCATTTCTCCCATAATAATAATTTATTTACTGACATATTTATCTCATTTTCTTAATGAGTATATCTAAAATTATCAAAAAAGTTTATATTTCTGGATAACCAACCAAGTATTCTTCTTCTGTTGTTTCACCATCTGCTAAAGTTCTTGTGTAAATACCATCACCTAACCAATTTATCTTAGAGTTTGGAAAAATTTTCTTAACAACATTATATTCGTTTCTTTTACATCCTGTGCTTATCAAAAGTTCTGCAGGTCTTCCAGACACTTCTATCCAGAATCCTTTTTTATGTAAAAGATTTGATAGTTGCCTCATTAGCTCTTTTCTTGCTTCTTTTGAGCCATCGTGACCCCATCCTGATATTTTATGACCGTGTGATTTTCTTGAGAATATAACAACATCTGCATTAGGATCTCTATCTATATCAACTGCAGTCCAGAAAGTTAAATCTGGATCATTTACAACAGCATCTGGTGATGATATTCTAACGTGACCACCAAGAGGTTTATAAGCCAAATCTACAATCTCCCATATTTCTTTTTTTAGCTTAGCCCTATCTTCTATAGAAAGCTCAACCCATTGATTTTTATCGAATAGATCAGAGAATGTAAAATCTTCAAATATTTTTAAGTATTTCATATTTCTATATATTAAATAGAGAGATTTGTTTTTTAATATATAAATCTATGATTGGAGATAGATTTAATTTTGAAGACGTATTTTTTAGGGATTTAACAATTTGTGTTTTAGATACTTTAGAAGGTCAAGTAAAATGGGTAAATAGATTTTCTTCTGGTGATAAATTCGTAGAAGTTCCTTTTTATTACTCAATGACAGGAGATGAAAGGTTTTTATTAGATTCTTTTACCGATGATATAGTATCTGGTGATTCTTCTGGAAATGGTAGATATGTCGAATTAAATACTGATATTATTCCACGAGGTCACGTTACCTTAAAATCTTTTGCTATACGTTCTGATGAATTTGCTAATCCTAATGTTTGGTTAAGAACAGTTGTAGAAAACGAAACAGAAATCAGAAAAGTTTTAGGAAGAATTAGAGCTATTCCAGTAACAGTTAGTTATGATTTAGTTATTACACTTGCTAGTGAAATTGATTCTTTTAAGTGTAGTCAAGCAGTTATGGATACCCTTTGGCTTTATAAGTTTATGTATTTTGAGCATAACTTTATGAATATAGATGCTGTCATTTTAATGCCAGATTCAAATAATATAGAAATTACTAGAGATAAAAATTTAACATCTGATAATACTATTAAGATGACTGTTTCCTTTGAAGTTCAAACATATTATCCTGCATTTAGAAAGGATAGAGCTGATTTCCCTGGTTATACAAAAGAGAATTCTGGTATGTCCGATTTGAATGGGTATGCACTTGAGGGTGGTTATTCAGACTTTTTCAGTCAACCAGGTGTTAGTAATGAAGGCTTCTTTGTTACTCCTAAGAGAACTAAGTGGTTTAATAACATTTTAAGAGCAAGAGAAAGAAGCTCAAGGAGATATGATAATCCTAATGGAGACTTAGGAAATAAAAATAATGATTAATATAAAAAAAGGAAAAAAATGACTTTTTTTGCTTAATATATAGTTTATATAAAAAATAATAATATAGAAATTATGAAGAATCTTAAACTTGAATTGTTTAACTTCAAAAAGGATCTTTCTTTTGAGCAAGAAGAAATATCTGTAATTATAGAAGGTCACTTAAACGCTACTAATCAGTATAGCGAAAAAACTATAATTACATCTCTTAACGAGAAGTTAAAACCTTATACTTACGATAAAAGTGTTAAAAGTTTATTGGAGGACCTTAACAATGACATGGCTCAATTTGAATTATTATATGAATTAAAGAATTTATATGGTGTTCTTAATACTAAGAATCAAGGTGAATTGTACAGACAACCAATAAATGTTTTACTACAAACTATCAATCTTGAGACTGATCAAGATAGAATGTCAAAAATTCTTAATGAATTAGCAGTTTATGACTGGGTTCCAGAAATTAAAGTGTTTGTTCACAATTTAACGAAATCTCCAGAGAAAAGATCAAATCTTTTAAGTGGTGGTTCTGCAGAGTCTATATTTACTGTTGTTGAGCAAGTTGAAGAAGGACACATTGCTTTAGTAAAAGATTCTTGGTTTTTATTAACAGAAAACTCAATTGAGAAAACTTTACTTGAGAATCATGTTAAAGATGCACAAGCTTTACAAAGTTTAAGATTATTAGAGACAGCTATGAAATATTCTTCTGTATCAGAAGATAGAATCAATTTCAGAATTTCTGAATATTTAACAATTGGTTTATCTGTTGGTAATAAAGGTGGTCTATACATCAATGATGACGAATTAAATTCTGAAACTACATTAGAAAGTTTATTTAACTCTCCTATTGTTCCAATTGTAAATAAAAACTTTTATCCAATTTTATTAGAAACTTCTAAAAACTTAGATAAGTTTGTTGAGTTAGATGTTGTTAAAAGAGTTAATAACTTAGTTAACCCATATTTAGAATTATTTGCTTTCAATTATAAAAATAACACTTTTGTTTACAGATGTGATGAAAGATATGGTAACTCATTCTTCAAATACGAGTCTGCTTTAGAATTAGTAAATGAAGTAAGAAATGAATTAAACTATGATTTAACTTATTTCTTTGAAAATAAATTAAATAAAGAATTAGTTGTTAAAAGAAAACTTGAAGATAAAGAAAGAGAAATTACTCTTAAATTAGAAGATGTTCAATTTAATATTGACAAAATCAAAGGTTCATTACAAATGATTGGTGAATCAGAAGTTTTAACAACAGCTCTTGCTAACTTAGAGAAAAGAAAAACTAGCTTAGGTTCTGAGTTACTTGCAGTAAAAGAACTACAATATAAAGAAAGAATTAAAGCTTAATTATAAAAACTCAAACGAAAGTTTGAGTTTTTTTTTACTTATGATAAACTTTTAATAATTGATATATATAACATGAATAAATAGCTTTTAAGAGTTAATAACTCTAAAAAAATAAATAGCTATTATGTACTTAAATAATAAAGAACTTTATATAGAAATAATCGTAAGCAAAGCTCAAGGTAGATTAACAAGAAACGCAGAAAAAATGTTAGAACTACTAGCTAAAAAAACTATTAAAAAAATGCGTTATTACTCCAACGATGACAAGTTAGATTGCTACCAAAGTGGTTTATTAGATATGTTTCAAAACTGGTATAATTTTAATGAAGAAAAATCAATAAATGCTTTTGCTTATTTTACAGAGATATTCAAAAGAGGTTTAGCTAAAGGATGGAATGACCTTTATAAGAAAAAAGGTGATAATGAACATCAAATAAAATTAATATCAATCGAAAGTTCAAATGATGGTAACGGGTTGCACTCAATCTAATTTAGATTTATTTACTTATGACTTAGTTATGCCACCTGGCTTAGAATCTGTATCAATTCGTAACATTTTCAAAAGTCACAATAGAATTAATATTAGAAAAAGAAAAATCAAAAGAATACTAAATGAATAATATTTTTTACTTACTACCTATATTATTTATATTTAATACTATTTTTTATCTTAAAAATAGATTATATTTAGATAGTAGAGCAGATGAGAAAGATCTTAATGATGCAAGATTATCCGAAGGTTTATATTATCTAATAGTTTTGATATACTTTTTTTGGTGCTTACTCGGTATTATACTTACTGATGATATAACTTTTATTATACTAAGCTCAATTTGGTTTACAAAGTTTATAATTTTTCACATAAATAAAAAAGCATATATGGTTTATAATTATTTATATCCATATATGCAGATTATTTTGATGTTATATATTTTATATACCAAATTTCTTTAGATGATGTTCGGTTATGATAATAAACACTCTTTGATTTTGTCAATTATTGAGTCTCTATGTGATATTATTAAAAGATTTATATTATTTTCTTTACAAAAATTACTTTTTATAGAATCGTTATATTTTTGGTAGTTAAATTTTTCTTCTCCACCAAATCTGTTAACTTTTTGATAATGTTGTATTCCATTATATTCGATACATATGTTTTTCTCAGGTATATAAAAATCAAATCTTAGTTTTTTCTTATTTATACAACCATCAAATGTTTTTTCTCTTTCATAAAATATAGAATATTTATTTAAAATACTTTCTATTATAGTTTCGCCTGTTGATTTTCTTGGTAGAAATCCATTAAGATGATTATCTGGTAATTGTGATATTATACCAACATCCGAATTCATAGTAAATAATTTTCCTTTACCATTATAAATTAATGTATTATAATCAAACTCAATTAATCCATTACACCAAACTCCTTTAGAATTTCTAATAAATCTTTCACGTTCTTTTTCTAATCTAGTATTTTCTTTACATATAGGACAACCATAATTTTTTAGGTTATCAATAGTTGATGAGAATATATGTTCATTATTACATTTTATAATTGATTTTGACTTATAACCATTATATTTTAATATATGAATATTATTTTCTAATAACCATTTATCTAATTTATCTGTTATACCTGTTTTGTTCTCATTACTACATTTTTTACACATTTGTCCTAAATTAAAATGATTATGTAATCTTTGCTCAAATATACCATGTTCTTTACATTCTATGCTTATTTTATCTTGTACATTATAGATATCCTTATCTAAAAAATACCTATATGGTTTTTTATACTTTATTATAAGGTCATTTATGTACTCTTTTGTATATTTATTATTATTTAATGTTTTACATTTTGGGCATTTTAGATTTTTAATATGTACATCAAATCTTTGTTCTATTTTACCATGATTTTCACATAAGAAAACTATTTTCTTTTTTGACTCTTCAATTATACCAATATAATTTATTTTTGAATCTTTTAACTTATCCACTTCTAATTGTTTTAACTTTCTCATAATGTATATATAAATAATAAAAAGTGGAAATTTCTATATTCCAAACTTTTTTAGGTGAGTTTCTGTTATTATTATAAATTCATAACCTTTTCTATTACACCACTCGATCATAGTCCTCCATTTTTCTTGGTTACGATACGCCATTTTGAGGTCATATTCGAAGTTTCTCAACTTCTTCAGACCATTTTGTGGAACATTTAATTTTCCTTCATTTAGATCTAAAACCATTTGATATTCTTTATGAGGTTTTACTTCAACTACTACTCTTTTAATACTTCCGTCTTGATTTAACATTTCATAATAAAAGTCTGGATAATAATTGTGGTCTCTAATTTCCATATCACCATTCTTGAAGTGTGTCATCTGATAAGGAATTTTAAGACATTCTGCACCCCACATTTTTATATTTTCGCTATTATCTAACCAAATCATTATTCTATTTTCCCAAGAGCTTCTAAAATAAACACCACCTTCTTTATTTAACTTTAGTACTTTATCTTTATTCTTAGGTATAAAATTACCACTTTTATAAGATGAATTATTAGGTCTTGAATTTATCATTTTTGTAAAAGTTTTTATTTATATATAAAAATAAAAACTTTCTATGGCTGAGTTATTAGAGCGTGTTAAATTAAATCTATTGGTAAATGGAAACGGTATAGTTGATAATTTCAAAAATAATTCTCTTTATTTTTATGAAAAGTATCAAAAATCAGATAAAGATGTTCAGTCTATAAATATAAAAGATATGTACCCTGGTGCATTTTACTTTCTTCATTACTATGATGATTCAAATTGGATGAAATATGCTCCTATATTTTTAGTTGATTTTAGAAAGTTTGATAATAAAGTAATACTAATCGCTGTCAATTTTAATTTTATACCTATGGAAATAAGGGCACAAATTTTTGATAAGTATATTACTAATGATGACTTTGAAAAAAATAACTATCTAAAAGTTGATTATGAGGGTATGTATCGAGAACTATTAAAAGTTGGTTTTGAATATGCTTTGATGGAGTTTAATGCAGCTCAAATAAAAATAGTTCATAGAATACATTTAGAATTACTACCAAGATTTTTATATGCTCAACATCCAATAAATAAATATGATCCTAAAAAACTTATAGAGATATGGCAAGCTAAGTTAGATAAGAGAGAGGAAAGACATAAAGAAATAATTTCTTCTATTCTAAGTGAGTATTATGATATAAATAAAGAAATATCTGAAAAGTATGATTTGATGAGAGATCATATTAAAAGAATACAAACCTCTTTGACTAAATACGGTAGGATGTAAAAAAAGGAACACATGGTTTTTTATATATAAGTAAATATTAAATTTTTTTTAATGGCATCATATAATAATTTTAATCAACAAGGTACTGATATAGGAGCAAATTTTGCTTATACTAACTCAGCAGTTGAAAACAAAGGACTTTTTAGTAGAATTTTAAGAAATTTATCTACTTATGGAATGAATTATGACGATATGATTATGAGAAATCAAGTCGGTATTGGAGTAAATGAAGATCCTTATGCTGCTCGTGGAAATTCAATGTATGACTTTTTTAGTTCTAGAGCTGTTGCATCAGTACTAAATAGAAAATCAATTCCTTATTTAGATAAAGCTTATGCTGATAAACGAAGAATTTTAAGAGAGTATTCTATTAAAGACGAAATTAGAGACTTTATAAGCACTATTGCTGATGAATGTATAATCTATAACGATGAGCGTGACTTCTGTTCACCTGAGGCTTTACCAGCAGCTTATTCTAAAGACATACAAGATAAATATCAAGAGTATTTTGAGAAAATCTATAATAGATTTGGTTTTGCTGATAATATTACTGCTTGGAATATGATGAAAGATTTCTTAATTGATGGATATATTGCAATTGAGATTATTTATGATGATAAAAAGAAAAATATAATTGGATTTAACAGATTAAGACCAGAAACATTAGTTCCTGCTTACGAACCATCTATTGGACATTTATGGATACAATTTCCAGAAGATCCTCAATTAAGAAGAATATTCTTAGATTCTCAGTTGATTTACATTTCATATTCAACTCAAAATGAGTATTCAGAAACATCATATATTGAAGGTTTGATTAAACCATATAATCAATTAAAGATTTTACAACAAACGAGAATAATGTTTAACATTGTTAATGCTACGGTTTATCAAAAGTTTACTATTCCAATTAAAGGTATGTCTCGTCAAAGAGCAGAAGAACAAATTGGTCAGTTAATTCATGATTATTCGGAAGAAGTTGAATGGGATGACTCATTGGGAACATTGACAATTAATGGATCTAAACATTTACCTTATAACAAACAAATCTGGTTTCCAGAGGGAGATGGTGGTACTCCAAATATGGAATTAGTTTCTCCTCAAGGACATAACTTGAATGATGATTCAATGTTAGATTGGTTCTTCAAAGCTCTAAAAAGAGCTTCTAAGATTCCAATGACAAGATTTGAAGGAGAAAATGGTGGTGGTAATTTAATTACAGATGCTGGTGAGATGACAAGAGATGAGATTAAGTTTCATAATTTTATTATGAGATTAAGATCTAACTTTAAAGAAATTATAGTTAAACCTTTAAGATTGCAAATGCTAGTTGAGTTTCCAGAGTTAATAGAAGATGAGAAATTTATAAACTCTGTTGATATTAAATTCTATTCTAATCAGGTATTTGAAGAGTGGAAAAAAATTAATAACTTAGAGAAAAAAGCGGGTGTTGTTGGTACATTACTTGGTGTTATGAATGGTGAGAAGCCTTATTTCCATATAGATTGGATTATGGACTATGTATTTAAGCTCACACCGGAAGAAAAAGCAGAAAATCAGAAATATTGGGATAAAGATGTTTTGAATCAAGCAGCCGGTGCAACTGGTGAGCCTGGTATGGGTGGTGAAGCTGGTGGTGGATTCGGTGGTGAAGCCGGTGGTGGATTTGGTGGTGAAGTACAAGGTGGTGCTCCTGAAATGGGTGGTGAAGCTCCTCCAGCTCCAGAAGCAGGTGGTGGTGAAGTACAAGCAGGTGGTGAAACTCCTCCTCCAGCTCCAGAAGCAGGTGGGAATTCTGAATTCGAGTTTTAATTTTTAATATATAGATAAAAATAAATTTTATTTTATGTATAGTATCTATATATTGAAATGTCCTATTTCAAACGAGGTTAGGTATGTTGGTCAAACAAGATCTAAGCTAAGCAAAAGATTACAAGGACATATATGGGAGTCAAAAAAAGATAAGAGAAAATATTCGCATAAAGATAATTGGATATCTAAATTATCCAAATTAGAACTTAGACCAATTATAGAGAAGATAGAGGAATTGTCTATTGAATGTGACCTATCATATGTTTTAGAGAGAGAAACATATTGGATTTTGAAATATAGAAATAGTGGTAATATATTAAATGTGACTGATGGAGGTGAGTATAGTATAAATAATAAACAGGGTATTCATAAATCTATGACTGGTGAAAATAATCCAATGTGGAATAAAAAACATAGTGATAGAGTAAAAAAAATTATGAGTGAGAAGAAATTGGGTCTATATAATGGTATTAATAACCCAAGATCAAAGCCAATCTATCAATATAATAAAGATTTGAAACTTCTAAAAAAATGGGATTATGCAAAGGAGTGTGCTGACTTTTATAAAATATCAAGAGGTAATATTTCAACTGCATCAAAGTTTAACTCAAATAAAAATAAAGATGATAAATATATAATATGTTCAGGATTTATATTTTCATTTACAGAAATAATAAAAAATCCTTCTTATGAAGGATTTACTTTTTAGTATAAGCAACAAAGTGTATATGCTCTTCTAATATAAATTGTTTTATTGGGAATTTTATTTTATTTTCTATAAGATTTTTGACTATTTTACCTGCATCATTTTTTTCTAAAACTACAAACTTTAGTGTTAGTTTTTCAATTCTATCATTGTTAATAATAAAAACTAGTCCACTTACCGTACCACATATATCTTTATAATGAAGTTCAGATTCTATATTATCTTCTAATTTAACAAACTTAGATATATTATCAATAGTAAATTGAAGTCTTTTACCTTCTTCTAATAAATAATTTAGCTTTATTTCTCTGTAAAAAGACTTCCAATCTGGATATTGCGAAAGAGCCATATCATAATCACTTAATTTTACATCTCCTTCTAATTCAACATCTAATAAGTAATCATAAACATCTTCTATCATAGTAGCTCAAAATCTATTTGCTTTCTTTCTACGTTTATAGATTTTACAATAACCTTAACTTCATCACCTAATCTAATTTGACCTCCTGTTTTTAAGTTTACTGTATAATTTTCGGTATCTACTTTATGATTATTTGTATATCTAACCATACCTTCACATTTACTTTCAACTAACTCAACATACATACCACAATCAGTAACACCTGATACTATACCATTGTGTATAGTTCCGATCTTATCCTCCAAATACTCAACTTGTTTATATTTAATTGAATCTCTTTGTGCTTTAGCTGCTAGTATTTCTCTATCAGAACACCATTTAGACATATCTTCTATCTTTTTAAGATTTTCATTTGCTTTCTTATTTAAGAAATTATTTAATATTCTATGAGTTATTAAATCTGGATATCTTCTAATAGGTGAAGTAAAGTGAGAATAGTGAGTAAAGCCTAATCCGTAGTGTCCTATATTTTTAGTAGTATAAGTAGCTTTTGACATACATCTTGTAATCAAAGTTTCTATCATATTTTCCTCTGGTTTATCTTTAATGTCTTTAACCAGTTTATTTATTGATGATTTTAAGCTTTTAACATTACTATTTGTATCTAAGCTATACCCAAAGTTTTTACAAATTGAAGCTAAAGATTCTAATTTTTCTAAGTTAGGTTGATCGTGTACTCTGTAAACATTATGATATTTTGCATCTGATAATTCTTTAGCTACTAACTTATTAGCAAGAAGCATAAATTCCTCGATAAGTTTATTTGAGTCTTTTTGAGTTTTGAAGTAAACATCGACTGGTTTTTTTGTTTCTTTGTCAAGTTTGAATCTAACTTCAATACTCCCCATTTCAATAGAACCATCTTGGATTCTTTTACCTCTCATTATTTTAGCTAATTTATCTAAAGCTAATATTTCATCTTTATAATCTCCTTGTAAAGTTTCAATTACATTTTGAGCTTCTTCATAAGTAAATCTTCTATCTGAGTGAATTACAGTTTTACCAAACCATTTATCTAAAATATCTCCTTTTTTATTTAGTTTAACTACAACAGAAAAACATAATTTATCTTCATTTGGTCTTAACGAGCAAACTCCATTACTTAATCTTTCTGGTAACATAGGAATACATCTATCAACTAAGTAAACTGATGTAGCTCTTTTTATTGCTTCTTCATCTATTATACCACCTTCTTTAATATAGTGTGATACGTCTGCGATGTGTATTCCAACCTCAATTAAATCTTCATCTATTATTTCGACTGAAAGAGCATCATCAAAATCTTTAGCATCTACTGGATCAATAGTGAAAGTTGCAACACTTCTCATATCTCTTCTTTTGTCTATTTCAGATTGTGAAATTTCAAGATTTATCAATTCTGCTTCTGCTTCAACTATTAGCGGAAAATTATTTGGTAATCCATACTCATGCATAATTGAGTTCATTTCAGCATTATTTTCACCTGAACTTCCTATAACTTCTACAATTTCTGCTTTTGGAGATTTTGTTCCTGGTTCCCAGCTTAAAAGCTCTACTAATACTTTTTGTTCGTCGTTAGCATCCAAGCCACCTTTTATATAAAAATCAACGGGTATTTTATTACTATCAGGAATTACAAATGTAAATCTTTTATTTTTATGTATTTTTCCTACGAATTTAGTTCTACATCTATCAATAATGTCTATAACTTTTGCTTCAAACTTATTGTTTCTTTGTATTACTTCTACTTTAACTCTATCACCGTGAAATGCGTTTGATGTATTTTTCTTATATACGAATAAACTAGTCTCTCCTATATTTACTGATGCATTTCCACTTGTAGTGAAATCTATGATACCTTCAAATGTATCATTCTCTTTTAATTTTTTCATTATCATTTTTTTTGTTTTTAGAAATATTATCTACCCCATATTTACTAACTAATGTATTTTTCATCTTTTCTAAAACTCCTTTATTTTGGATTGGATAGTCCACTCCGTAATTTTTTCTTAATGTTTCCTTTCTTTTCTTTTCGGAACATTTTCTACAATAATAATCTCCCCATTTATTATCATATTTCAAATAGTTCTTATATATAACATCTTTTTCAATTCCACAATCATCACACTTACACTTGATTTTATAGTGAGAACCCTTTGGTAAAAGTTCTACTGGAATAATAATTTGCTCACTTATATATACATCATATCCCAAATTATCATAATAGTTGTAATTTGACTCTGTAATTTTTACATTTATTTCTCTAGAAAGGATCATAAAAAACCGCTTATTTTAGATTATTTATTAAAAAATACTTTTTTCCTTTTGATTTATTTTATCCTTTATATACAAGGATTTCCCGACTACTGTAAAAAATCCACCTTTATTTTTTTATGAATTTCCAAGGTAAATATATACTCTGAATTGTAAACTACAAAAAATAATTATTTTAGATGAAACCGGTTTTAATAGTAGAAAATTCAACTAGTTCGTTAATAAGAGAAAGTGCTGTTGGACAAAAGGAGTACGTTCTTGGGGGTACATTTACTGAGTTTGGTGTAAAGAATCGTAATGAGAGAATTTACACTGCTGAGAGATTTATTCCTGCACTAGATGAGTTAAACGAAAGAATGAGCAGCTTAGGAGCTGTTTATGGTGAGTTCGATCACCCAGATGTTTTTGATACTTCGTTATCAAGAGCATCACATATCATCACTAAAGCTCAATATATTCAAGAGAAGAATATTGTAGCAGGTGAGATAAAATTACTTAGCACTTACTGGGGTAAAGAAGCTAAGGCATTAGTTGACGATGGTTGTCCTGTTTTTGTATCATCAAGAGCGGCTGGTATCACAGAATCAGATGGTTCAGTTTCCTTGAAAAAACTTTTTACATATGATATTGTTGCGGATCCAGGATTTGCATCAGCAAGAATGAATGTTAAAGTATTGAATGAATCATTAGGTTTTTGCCCAGAAGGACAAATTGAAAAAAATAACTTTAGGATATATGAAATGTCCGATGAGTCAAAAATAAATGAACTATTCAACATGAACAAAAATGAATTCGTTACGAAAAAGCAGTTAACTGATTATTCACATTATTTAGTTAACGAGATTGCTTCTACTAAGAAAGAAGTAAAAAATGCTATTTCTAAAGGAAACTTAAGCCCTAAGAAATTAGAGCAATTACTTGAGTACTATGAAGAGTTAAACTCTACAAACTCTCAAGTTGTTAAGTATTTAGATTATTTAGCAGAGAAAATTCAAGTTGTTGTTAATGAAAACAAATCATTAAAATCTACAACTGATAAATTAGCAAAACACAATGATTACTTAGCTGAGAATTTAGAAAAAGCAATTAACTATTCTGAGTACTTAGCTGAAAACTTAGACAAAAACATCGAGTACTCTGAGTATTTAGCTGAGAATCTTGATAAAAACATTGCTTACTCTGAGTATATTGCTGAAAACTTAGACAAAAACATTACTTATTCTGAGTACTTAGCTGAAAACTTAGACAAAAATATCGAGTACTCTGAATATTTAGCTGAGAATCTTGATAAAAACATTGAATATTCAGAATATTTAGCTGAAAACTTAGACAAGAATATTGCTTACTCTGAATACATTGCTGAAAACTTAGACAAAAACATTGCTTACTCTGAATACATTGCTGAAAATGTAGATAACTCTATTGCTTATGCAGAATATTTAGCTGAACATGTTGAAGGTAACATTGCTTACTCTGAATACATTGCTGAACATTTAGATGATAACATTGCTTACTCTGAATACATTGCTGAATCATTAGATAAATCAATTTCTTACCAAGGTATGATTGTTGAAAAATTAAATGGTTCTAAAATAAATGAGTCTTACGAAGAAGGTCACAATTTCCCAACTCTACAAGATGCTGGTTTTGAAGCTAATGAAGAAGAGGAAGAAGAAACTACTCACTCTTGGGCTCATGAAGAAGAGGAAGATGCTCACAACATGGAAGCTCACGAAGAAGAAGCTCATAATATGGAAGCTCACGAAATGGGTACACATAACGAAGAAGAAGAAGAAGAAGAAGAAGAAGAAACTGCAGATTGCGGTCCTATGGCTATCACAGGAAACGACGATACTGAGTTATCTGAATCTATTAATAAATTAATTGAAGAAGCTAAAAAACGTAAAGTTTCTGAAACTACTGACATGAATTTCTTGAAATTCTTAAACAAGTCACAAGTAGATAGTTTTTATGCTTTATCCGATGAAGAACAAGAAACTGTTAAACTTCACATAAACGAAAGAAGTTACTTCACACAGAAAGAAGTTCTTACATTGATCGCTGAAGCACTATCAACTAAAAACGAAACTCTTGAAGAAAGAGTAATCAGATTGATGCCTGAAAACGTTAAGCCAATCTGGGAACAGTTAAATGAGTCTGCTAAAAAATCTATCTTATCTCAAGCTAGATTATATCCAGAAGACGTATTAAAAACTGAAAATCAAATTGAGCATTTCTGGTCAACTAGAAATCTTAAAAAGAATGAATCAGTAACTAAGAAGTTAGTTTCTCATCAAGCTTTAATACAAGAGGATAAATTATCAGATGTTGAAGCGAATGCAATCTTAGAAAGATTCAAAAATCTATAAAAAATCCATACTTGTAAAAAACGAGTAATTTAAGCGATATATATAGATATAACAAAAAAAATAAAAATAAAACTATGTCACACATTAGAATAGATAATCAAAAAGCCATGAAAAAATGGGCTCCTGTTTTAGAAAACATGGGTGTTTCAGGCGAAAGAGTTGAATGGATGTCAGAATATGCTGAGTTCCACTCAATTAACGAGAATGCGTATGTAAACGCTTCTAACGTAGCAGGTTTGGGTTCAGTTGTTGCTGCTCAACCATCAGGTTTACCTGGATCAACGATTGGTACTAACTGGTCATCAAACGGAGGAACTTTAGGTTCTGGGGATGTTGGTCAAAACTTATTACCAGTTGCAATGAAAATTGCTGCTCAAACAATCGGTTTAGATTTAGTAGCTGTTAAACCAACTTCTGGTCCAAAAATTGACTTACTTTACATCGATTTTCAATACGATGATACAAGATTAGGTGCACAAGATGAAAGACCTCAAGTATTCAAAGTTGTAGCTAATGCTGGTGTAACAACAGCTTTAACAGCGCTTTTAGCATCTAATAACATTACACAAACACAAGGTGGTTTAGCAGGTGGTAGATTATTTACATCAATAAACTCTTCTAATACATATACTGCTGAGCAAGCTTCAAAAGCTGGTCTTTTAGAGTTCTTAGGTTTCTCTCGTATCGATGGTTACCCAATGTTTAGAGCTTACAGACAAGCTAATACAGCTCATACTGCTGTTGGTTCTGCTGGTACTCTTTGGGGATTTGATACAACAAGAAACACTTTCAACCCAACTGCATCTATGATTTCTCAAATTTCATTCTTAGGTGGTACTGTTTCAACAGTAACTGATATTCAATTAGTATCTGCATTGGAAGATCACATTCCTGGTTTCTCTGCAAACTGGTATAGTGCTACTTCATCTGCTGCTGTTGGTTCATATCCAATGGAAAGAAGTTATGATGATGATACTTATGCAGGTGTTATCGGACCAAAAATCTCTTCTAAATCAGTTGCTGTTGGTACAATTGAAGTATCTTCTGCACTTAGAAGAACTGAAATCGAAGATATTAAAGCTAATACAGGTATGGATATCGTTCAAAAAATGGAATCTATCCTTGTTAATGAGTTATCTCAAACAATCTCTAAGCAAATTGTTGCTAAAATCTTTGAAATGGGTGAATTAAATAGACAATCTGCTCCTTTAGCTGGTTCTACTTACTCTACTCAAATTGCAAATCAAACAATTTTTGATTTAGATACACAATATGCTACTTCAAACGGTCCAGGTGGTGAAACTACTCACGCTGTACAAAGAAAATTGATCACTAAAATTGCTCATGCTTCTAACTACATCGCAACAGAAGGACGTGTTGGTCCAGCTCAATACTTGATCACAAACGGGGGTCTTGCAGCAGCTCTTCAAGATATCGCAGGTTACACAATTAACCCATTGAAATCTAAAATGAACTCTCAAGGTCAATTATACCCAGTAGGTTCAATCGGGGATATCGCAATTTATGTTGATCCATATATGAGATATAACGATAACAGAATCGTATTAGGTAGAAAAAATAATCCAGACCAGCCAGGAATTATATTTGTTCCGTATCTTATGGCTCAGTCAATCAGCATCATCTCCGAGGCTACATTCGCACCAAGAATGTTACTAAGATCAAGATATGCAGTAACTGAAGTTGGTTGGTACCCACAAAAACAGTTCATGACAATTAAAGTGTCTGACGTTAAAGGATTACTTAACTAATAATATTCTTTTAGTAAATATAAAAAAGACCCAATTTTGGGTCTTTTTTGTTTTATATAAATTAATATATAAATAATATGTATAGTAAACTAGGTAGAAGAATAACAAATCGAGAATTTGAATATGATGGTATTCAACATTTTCAGCCTATTGATTATTTTGGTGGTATAGATAACTATAAAAAAGTAGTATATAATGATAGTATTAAAAATGAGTGAATAGAAAAAAATAAACTTAAATTAATAAGGATTTCATATCTAGAAAATATAAATGATATATTAACTAATGAATTATTAAAAAAAGAAAATAATATATACTTTATGAAATATTTAAGAAAATTTTTTGAAGGAAAAAAAGATAAATTTCCAAATATTAAAAAAGTGGAAATTGATGGTTACTTTATCTATTTGGGTAGAGATTCTAAATCAAATGATCATTTAACATTTAATGTTGCAGAATCTGATGATATATGGATGCATGCTAAAGGAGTACCTGGTAGTCACGTAGTTATTAAGTCAAAAGATAAATTAGTAACTCCTGAGATAATTAAACAAGCTGCTTTGATTGCTAAAAATAATAGTAAAGGTAAAGATACTGAAAACTTACCTATAGTTTATTGTAAAAGAAGATTTGTTAAGAAAGAACCAGGTATGAAAGATGGTCAAGTTGCAGTAGATTATAAAAACGCACAAGAAGTCGTTTTGTAAAAATAATATATAATAAAAAATAAAAAAACCATAAATGGGAGTTTGGAATAGATACGATAATGAGGATGTACAAAAAATAGAATTTTCCGCTAGACTTAAAAGTTTACTAACTAAAATGGAAGATGACCACGATTCGTACATTGCTTATGAATTAAATTGGATGGCTGACCCTAGATCTAAAGGATTTTCTAATGATATGAATATCTCTAAGATTGATATATCGGATGCTGAGTACTTTTTTGATGCAGTAATTGGTGGAAAAAGACAATATGTTAAAATAGGAACATTTATAAGAAGTTATTTTCCTGGAATGTTTACAGAAGAAGATATTAGATTATTTTCTCAACAGATAACAGCACTTAAAAAAGGTAAAAAAATAGAGTATGATCCTGGTAAACCAGTTGAACTAAAACCATTTAGTTTTAACCCTAAAGATGTTAGATCAACATTTCTATCAATGGTTAGAATGACTTATCCGATGGGACATGAAGATGAAGTATTGGAGTTTTTACCAAAGGATTTAGAGAAAGATCAATTTGGAAACTATTATAAAATAATAGCTGGTGATGAGACAACTATGTTTACTTGTCACTTAGATACTGCTGATAGAAAACAATCTAAAGTTAATCTATTAACAAAAACAGAGAATGGCGAAGAATATATTTTTACTGATGGTTCAAGTATATTAGGAGCTGATGATAAAGCAGGTGTGACTATTTTATTATACTTATTAGCACATAATATACCAGGTATTTATTATTTCTTTGTTGGAGAAGAAAGAGGTGGTATAGGTTCAAGAAATGTTGCTTCTGTATTTAATACGGTAGAACATTTACAAAAAGTTAAAAAGTGTATTTCTTTTGATAGAAGAAAGACTGGTTCAGTTATTACATCACAATATGGTAGAGTTTGTTGCTCTAATCAATTTGGAGAAGCTCTTTGTAAGGAATTAAATAAGAGTGGATTAAATTTATCAAATGATCCTACTGGTGTTTTTACTGACTCTGCTTCATTTATGGATGACATACCAGAATGTACAAACGTTTCAGTTGGTTATAATAATGAACATACTGGAAGAGAAATACAAAATATGACTTATTTAGAAAAGTTATGTAAAGCTGTTCTAAAAGTAAATTGGAAGGAATTACCAGTTGTTAGAAAAATTGGTATGAATGAAGAGTTAGTTAAAAAACATAGAGGTTTAATTAATTTAGTTAAATCATCTGCTTTTGAATTAGATGTTAAAGTAGTAGGTATTCAAGATAGAATTTATATTAAAGCTGACTTAGATATGGCAGATTCTCAAATAGCTTTTGATACCTTATCTGACTTACAAACATTACTATATCAACATAAAATATTTGATCCATATGTGTATTTTGATGATACATGTATTAAAATAGAATTAAAATAATATGATAAATAAATACAAAAAATTCTTAGAAAGAATAGATGATGATGCTTGGAGTCCATCAGAATTTGACTTAAATAATGATGATATTCCATCAGAACATAATTTTAGAGATTATGAGTCTTCTAATTTATATGAGTTTGATCCTTATGATACATTTGATAATTATGATGATGATTATTATGGAGGTAGACACGCTTATAGAAAGCCACAAGATGAAGATGATGATATTGAACCATCTGTTGAGGATGATGATATGGAAAATCTAAAATATCTTTTAAGAAAAATGTTTAGAAATAGAGGAATCAAAAACGTTACTATTGTAAATGATGATTTAGATTTAACTATTAGATGTAATTTATCATATAGAGAAAGATTAAGTGACTTAATAGCTTTATTTGATGTAGTTAACAAATTAAAAACAGATATATTAGCACAGTATGATACTGAATTTGATACTTGGGAAAACCAAACAGGACAAACATTTGAGTTTGGATTCTATTACGGTGATGGTTTAAGTGACGATACTGATGAGGATTTTGGTGAAGATGATCAAGTTCCTTTCTAAAATATAAAAGAGTGTTTTTTAACACTCTTTTTTTATTAAATTTTTTTTATATATTTGCAAAATAATATATAATATATGGATATAAGACAAACATTTTTAGATTTAACAGAATATACTATTCCTTATCGAAAAGATAATAGATATGAAAAAACATTAGAAAAATATTTACCAAAAGGATATAAAACAGACTCAGTAGGTAACTATTATGTAGAAGTTGGTACTTCTGAGACTTTATTTACAACACACTTAGATACATATTGTAAAGAATATGAAAAAGTAAATCACGTTATAGAAGGTGATATTATCAAAACTGATGGTACTACTATTTTAGGAGGAGATAATAAATTAGGTATGACTATTTTGCTTTATATGATTGAGCAAGGTATTCCTGGTACTTATTACTTTTTCTTAGGAGAAGAGCCTATTATTAGTGGTGGTCTTTGGGGTTCTCAAAATGCTTTATCGTCTAATACTGAATTCTTTAAGAAATTTAAGAGAGCGGTTGCTTTTGATAGAAAACAAACCGGTTCTGTTGTTACTCGCCAAAAAGCAAGACCTTGTTGCTCTAATGAGTTTGCACAAGCTTTATGTGATGAATTAACAAGTAATGGTGTTGAGTCTAAACCAGATCCAAATGCTTATTACACTGATACTGCTACATTCTTAGATATTATTCCAGAGTGTACAAATATTAGTGCAGGTGGTTGGAATGAGCATTATAAAACAGAATATGTAGATATTTCTTATGCTGAGAAAGTAGCAAAAGCTGCTTGTAAAGTTGATTGGGAGAATTTACCAACTGAAAGAAAAGCTGTTTATTTTACACCAAAATATAGAATTGCTCCTGCTCACAGATTTATCACTAAATCTGCAGTTACTAAAATTAAGCATATTCTTAACAAATATGACTTATTACATACAAATAAATTAGAGTTTGAAACATATCATACAGATACTTTAGTATTTAATACTTGGTTCCAAGATGTAGATGTTAGAATAACAGTAAAAGATGATATTCTTGTACAAATTGAAGGAATGGATGACGCAAGGTTTGCTCTAAAAGATGTAGATAAGTTAAATATTTACTTTGGTAATATAATTGGTATTGATATAACACCAGATGATTATAATATGCAAGTATTTAATGATGGTTCTATTAGCATCTTAGGGATGCTATTTAAGAGCTTTTCTGAGTATGTTAAGTACTTTGATTCAATTAATAATGATGATACGTCATATGTCATTAAAAAAGGTAAAGAGCAATATACAGAATACTATGGTGACGTAATTCCAAAAGAATTAGTTATAAAATGGTTTAACGATAATGTTTTGCCAAATTATAAATAAGAGTATCATGATGTTGCATAAAAAATAAAATAAAAAGAAATGAGAATTAGAAGATTTAATGAAACCCAACAAAATGGCTATAAAGTAGGAGATGTTGTTATAATTAAGCAAAATCTAGATAATATTATTGGTGTTTCAGGTATGTATTTAACCAAAGGTCCAATACATCCTCTTTATAAGATTCAGGGCGATAATGGAACGATGAATGAGTTTTTAGGTAAAGAGGCTAAGATTACCTATGTTGTAAGTCCTGATGATAAATCAAATGATAAAAATGAATTTAGATTTTATAGATATTTAATAGATCTTGATAATGGAGATCATTGGTGGGTTGATGAATGTTTTGAAAAAAATTAAACTTTTTTGAGTTTTTAATTATAATATATATAATAAAATTGGGGGTGTATTTTAGCATTGATTCTGGGTCAATTGTTAATTATGCAGGTATCGGGTCGTCATTTGACCGATTAATAAATTAGATGTACATTTTTCAAACGGCAACGTTAACCAAGTAGCAACTCGTGAAGATTTAGTAGCGGCGCTAACAAACAATTTAATCCAAACTGAGCTAGCAGTAGCTTAATAGTTAGGATTAGCAAAACAAAAATTCTACAGCTGCACGCCACACAGTTAAAATAGTGGAACCTTTTTTCTGATAGGTGAGATTCAAAAATCAGATATTTTGTAAGTTAAAGAAAAACTTTCTAAACCTGTGAACGAATAGTTAGTAATAACTGGGAAGACACGTTGGGCAGTTCAACGTCACCTCCACAAATAAAATCCCACCTTAGGTGGGATTTTTAATTTTTAATATTTATCTTTTTTTATATCTCTGTTTATTTTACTACAGAGTGGTTGCAAATTTTTATAGTGATTTAATCTTATTATATCTTCTTCTGTTTCAGCAGAAGCTAAAGGTATAATATGATCTATATCCCAACCATAATTAAATTCTCCATTATATAAACCTTTATTTTCCCAAGTCATCCAAGGCTCAAATTTACTCTCTAAATATAGTTTTAATTCTTCAAAAGAACATCCTAATATCTCACTCGTTTTAGATGTTTTATTAAATCCTTTATTCTTAAACATAATTCTTATATTATTTCTTATATTCAATGATAATTTATATAAAATATCTTCTTGTTTCTTTTTCTTGTGGTACTTTGATCTTTTTTCTTTATTGTTTATTCTATAATTCCTCTCATATTCTTTTTTAATCTCAATATTGTTTACTCGATAATCCTTTTGATAGTCTAAGATTCTATCTCTATTCTCTTTATAATATTTTTTATGATATTCTCTAGATCTTTCACTTATTCTATCCTTATTATTATCTAAGTAACTTTTTACCTTTTCCTTATTTTCTATATAGTATTTTTTCCTTTTATCTTTATTTTTTATGAATATGCATTCCTTACATTGATTCAAAAAACCATCTTTCATTTTTTTATTTTTATAAAAAAATGTAAAATCTTTTTCTTTTTTACAATCTGAGCAAACTTTCATGTATTTTTAATATATTTATTTTATATATTAAAAAATAACCTTCTCCTTATGGATAAATATAAAGAAAGTAATAAAAAGTCAAAAAAAAATTATAATTTTGATAAGACTTTTGTACAAATAAAAAAAGAAACACATATTAAGCTAAAAGCTTATTGTGATAAAAATAATCTAAAAATCAAAGATTTTTTGGAAAAAATAATAATAGAAAATATATGATAACAAGATTTGATGGTAGATATGCATTTTTATCTAATTTTTATCCATGTAGAATAGAGTATCAAGGTATAGTTTATAAAAGTGTTGAAGCCTTTTATGTAGCTATGAAAGTAAACAACGATCAGATGATCGATGGTCGCTATTATACTGTTGGAGACTTTAGAGAGTTAATATCTAAAATTGATAGTCCCGGTAAAGTAAAAAGAATTGGTAAAGCAATAAAAGTTCGCTCTGATTGGGATCAAAAAAGATTGGAATTTATGAACTGGGGAGTTCGAGAAAAATTCAAAGATGAGCAATTAAAAGAAATGTTATTATCTACCGGAAATGCAGATATAATCGAAGGTAATTATTGGCACGATAATTTTTTTGGCCAATGCTCTTGTGAAAAATGTGCTGGTAAAGGTAAAAATAATTTAGGAAAAATTCTGATGCAAATTCGCAATGAACTTAGTGGTAATATAAAACCAAACTTATATGATGTTTTATTCAAAAAATAAAGGCTTAGATTTCTCTAAGCCTTTATATTAATTATATGTATCATAACTTCCAGTAGTAGATCTCAAATATAAACATCCATCTTTAATTTTATTTATAGATAGATAGCAATTAGCAAGATCATTATCATTATATTTACAATACATGAAAGTATCTAAGTAAGGAAATTCTTCAATTCCAGTTAAATCTATATTTACTTTATAATCATCATCCTCATTGATAGATGATTGCATAATGTAGCCATTTTCTTGAGCAATTTCAGCAAATTTATTATAAACCCAGTCAAAGCTAACATATTGCTTATCTAAGATTTGTTTACCACACTCAGTAGTCCAAAGTAAAGCACGTCCAATAACTTTATCAAATGTTTTTACACAAATCATTTTTACAGATTTTGGATTCTGTGTATAGATTTTAAGAAAGCTTAACTTATCAGACATACAAGAACCTGCAAGATTACAACTACTAATAGTGTGATAATTATTTTTTGTATAAGCATATAAAATATCTTCCCCTGATAAAGTTACCACTCTTAGATCATCCCCATTCTGAAGAGATAAATAGTCATTATGAAGCTTTTCTACTTTAGTATTATCAAATTTAACTTCATACATACTTCCTTTTAACTGATTTAGAAAGCTATTTACGAATCTACCAAATTTAATTTCAACTTGTTTATTTTTGAAATTAGTTAATTTTATTAAACCTTTATTTTCGGACACATCAAATCCTTTATAATCACTTGCTATATGCTTATAGCTTAGTGCATGTGCTGGTAAGCTAATAACTTTTAAGAAGTTAGATAATTTTTGTGATATTTCAAATTCTTCTTTTACTGGCATGTCATATATAGCAATGATGCTGACCTCATCACTTAAGTCAGTATCACTATCTTTATAAAATACCCAAGAATAGTAATAACCATGTTTATCTGGTGATTCAGAACCAATACAATCATCATTATTATGACAGATATAAAATCTACTGTCACGTTTATCATTGTGAATACATGCATCTTCAATTAAAATACCTTTAATTGTTGCTATTACTTTAGTTCCTGATTTGACGTTATCAATATTGTACACCATATGCTTATTTTTATTATGATGCAAATATATAAAAAAAATTATAATTATAAAATTTTTTATGAAAATTATCAAATTGCTTTGGAGGAAAATTGTTTAGTTTTATATATAGTATATGAGAAAATTAAAAGAATTAACAAAAGAGCAAGAATTAGAAATTCTTAGAAGAAGAAATTCTGGTGAGAAAAGAAAAGATTTAATTAAAGAATATGGTATCTCCGATAGACATTATCAAAAAGTAATTATTGAAAATGGTGGTAAATTAAATGAGAGAACTCAAAAGTTTAACTTTAATGAGGATTACTTTGAAAATATAGATACAGAAGATAAAGCTTACTTCTTAGGACTTATAGTTGCTGATGGTAATATAAATAGTAAAACTAATAATATTAAAATTATACAAAAAGAAACAGATATATTATATAAATTTAAAGAATGTGTCAATTTTGAAGGTAATATTTTTACTAGAAAAGATGGTAAAATATCAAATATAGGACTTTCTTCTAAAAAAATGAAGGATGATTTATTTAACTTAGGTATCATAGGTAATAAAACTATGATAGTTAAATATCCTGAAATATCTAGAAACCTGGAAAATCATTTTATGAGAGGTCTATTTGATGGTGATGGATGTATATCGATACATAAAAAAAGAGAGGGATCTAGAGATACCAGTGATAGAGGCCAAGTAAATATATGTTCTGGTAGTAAAGATTTTATAGAGATATATGTTGATAAATTAGTAGATTATTGTGGAATAACAAGAAATAAAATTAGGTGTCCTAAAGGAACCTATTATGTAATAGATTGGGGATCATTCAGTGATATAGAACGTTTTTATGAATTTTTTTATAAAGATGCAACGATTTATTTAAAAAGAAAAAAGGAAACTTTTGATAAAGCAATGTCTATAACTAAAACAAAGATAAAATATAGAAAATCTTAAAAAATAATAAAAAATATGAGCGTCATAAGTTATTTCGGTGGCAAGGCAAACTTCCAATCCTTTATAACACCAAACATTCCTAAAGATTGTAAAACATATATAGAGCCATTTTCTGGTTCATTTGCAATTTATTTAGATTCTAAATTAGAATTTAATCAAGTTGTCTTTAACGATCGCAATAGACATCAAACAAATTTAATGCAATGTTGTGCAGATCCACAAAACTTTCTACCTGAATTAAAATCTTTATTAGCACCAGGTGGTTTACTTTACACTGAAAAAACAGATCTTAATGAAAAATGGGATTTTTATAAAGCTATTTATCGTCAATATATTACAAATGACTTTTTAGATGATATGAACTTTGAGTTAGGTGACTTTAAGGTAGCTGCAATTTATGCTTTCTTAATTACATCAAGCTTTAGCTCTGTTTATCCAAGAGGTGGTGGTTTTACTGGTTTCAAGAAAAAAACTAATAAATTAAACCTACAAATATTAATCAATAAACTAGAGAAAAATAAATATACAGAAAGATTACAAAAGATTACTAATTTTCATAATTTAGATTTTGAAGAGGTAATTAGAATGTATGATTCAGAAGATACTTATATCTATTTAGACCCACCTTACGCTCGTTTTAACGACATTAAAAATGACGATGATGGTAGAAGACTATTCTGGTATGGATGTGATACAGAAAATACTTTTGGTGTTTCTTCACACAGAAGATTATTAGAATTGTTAAAACAAACAAAAAGTAGATGGTCTCTTTCATATTACTATTTTCCTTTATTAGAAGAGTTATTGCCAAGAGGTGAGTATTTTTGGACCTCAAAAGAATTTCATAGACCTTCTGCTGTTATTAAAACAGCAGGTGTTGAGAAAGAAAAAGGTGTTGAATTATTAATTATGAATTATGATCCTGCCACAGGTGAAAAGTTAAAAGCAAAAAAAGAGAGTTAAAAACTCTCTTTTTTAATTTTCTATAACTTCGATATATTTAGGTGCTATACTATCAAATGTATAAAAACCGCCTTTGAATCTAACATCTTTATATAAAGATAACCCATCATAATTTTTTATTTTAAGAAAAACATATTCTGCTGGTTTATCAGTATTTAATTGACCTTTGATAGAATTCATATATTTTAAACTTGGTGATAAATAAACTCTTTCTGGATAAAAACTTCTAGTATTTTTACTTTTAGGTATTAAACCAATTGATAATATTTTATTTAAGTTTTTCTTATCTGTTGTGTGATATAAATATTCACCATCAAAATCTACTTTTGTATCAAAAGTTGGTTCAATAGAAATTGTAAGATCTGTATTATTTAATACGTAATCATTTATCTTACTCTTATCCTTTATTTTATTTTCAAATGAACCTGCTGTTGCTATAAAATAACCAGAGCTTTCTATTAGATTAAGAAGCTCTTTTGATAGTTCTTTATTACCACCTCTAACCCAAATCATTATATCTCCTTTTTTGTGATTATCTAAGGCTTTTTGATAGTAATCAATCATATGCTCTTTAGAATATCCTTTTTTAGCCATAGCCTTAACTAAATCACTAGTTCCTTGTTTATATTCGTCTTGTTGTCTTTTAATCATATCTCGATCACTAACTATTGTATAATATGGATCATCTGAATTGCCAGTACCTAATTCTTTTTTAGGTAAGCTATATTTAGAAAATAATTTTTTTAATTTATTTACAACTATATCTATATCATAGGAGTTAAGGGTTTCGTTTATAAATTCGTTATATCTTAATATCATTACTTATTTTTTAATTTTCTATCTAATAATTTAGCGATTTCTGAACCAATTAAGAAGTGTATATTTTTAATCGTATCTGACTCTACTGTTTCGATTTCATCCATAAATCTAAATTGTAGTTTATATCTATCTACCGATTCTTCGTCTTCTTCATCTCTATCAATTTTGTGTATAGAAACTTCGACATCATAACTATTATTTATATTGATCTTGAAATCAAATGTAGTTTTTTCACAAGCTGCAATCTTAAACTTAGGTTCATATTCTACATCAAAAACAGAATATTCTGTAATTTTAGCTCTTTTCATATAGTAATTGATAAACATAGCAGGAGCTTCAATAAAGTCTGATAAGATTTGTATATCAACACCAAAATTATTAGATTCAATAATATCTTCG